AAAGAAATCAAGATGAATAAGAGAAAACAAGCTCAGCTTCTTGGTATCTTGTTTGCAGAATATCAGATCTTAACTACCGAGCAAGCTAGTATGATTAGATCTGAAATGAATAAACCTACACATGTATTTGAAGACTCAAGTAGTTTGTGGGCTTTCTATAATTATGTAACTGGTGCACTACAAGCATCACATCCTAAGACTTGGATGGAAGATCAACGTGTCTTACATTATTTTATATCAAGTGTTAATAACTTTAGCACACCGCAGGTTGGACCTCAAGTTCAAACAGTTGTAGAAGCTACAGTAGATCCATTAACTACAAATTATGGTCAACCAGAGAATCAGCTTAATATTTTGACAGAAATTGAGAAAACAGAAGCTGAGGAAACTTCATTAGAATTAGAAGCTAAGGAAGATTTAGATGTACTTAAGGAAGATTTAGACATTAAAGATTCTAATTTAGACTCATACCTTGAGACCCTTGAGACCCTTGATGAAACATCTAATGAAGTTATAGAAGAGACAGTAAGTTATACTGATCCTATGGGTAATACATTTGAAGCACCAGTCCTTTTTGATACTGTAGAACTCAACAAAGAAACTAAAATGGCTGTAGTAATTAGCCCATGTGCTGCACATGATTTAGAAGATGATTCTTTTATGGATGCTGTTGATGAAACAGTAGAAGAGCCATCTGTTACAATACAAACTGAGGAAAATGAGGATGTCTTTGCTAGTGAAGACAATTTTGATTTTGATTTCAGTGACGATTCTGAGGAAGATCCGGATTCAGTTCCTGATTTTTTTTAGTAAATGAATAATTATCAATTAAGGGGGTAGCTTAGGCTATCCCCTTTTTTTTACCTTTGAGATATGAAAAAACAGATAGAAGCAGTAGAAAAATTCCATAATGCATTTGGACAAGAAAATGGTAAATGGCCACAACCTTTAAGTGAGCATGAGTTTAATCTCAGACACTCTCTTATGAAAGAAGAGAACGATGAATATCTTGAAGCATGCTTTAAAAATTCATTAGTAGAAATAGCTGATGCACTTGGTGATCAGTTATATATTCTATGTGGCACAATTCTTAAACATGGTATGCAACATATTATAGAAGATGTATTTGATGAAATACAAGCAAGTAATATGAGTAAGTTAGGAGATGATGGTAAACCTGTTCTCCGTGAAGATGGTAAAATTTTGAAAGGACCTGGTTATTTTAGACCAGATCTTAGTAAATTTATAGAAATCAAGTAGTTATGTTTAACATTAATCCAAACCAAAGCAAAAGATTCTTTGTAGTAGATGACTTCTATGAAGATCCTATGGCTGTAAGAGAGCATGCATTATCTCAAGTATACTTTCCAGGGGAAGGAGCTGTGGGTGAAAGGACCCGTCAGCAATTTTTATTTGAAGGTCTCAAGGAAAGATTTGAAGAAATCATGCAGATTAAAATTGCAGACCATACTGATGATGGTTATGGATGGTATGATGTAGGCATTAATGGTAGATATCAATCCTGTATAGCAGGAGTACCACAAGTATTCCATTGTGATGCACAACAATGGGCTGCTGTTATATTTCTAACACCGGATGCACCTCCTCAGTCAGGAACTAGTTTTTATAGAAACAAGAAATCTAAAGTGTTTCATAACTCTCAGATAGATTGGTCAGTAGGAGAAAATGGTAATGCATTTTCTAAAGATACATTTCTAGACCCAACTCCATTTGAGAGACAAGACACTGTAGGTAATGTATTTAATAGACTAGTTATTTTTGATGGTGGTTTAATCCACTCAGGTAATGATTATTTTGGTCACAACAGAGAGACAGGAAGACTGTTTCAAATATTCTTTTTCAATGAATTAAAAAAAGAAGGGGAGAATTAACTCCCCTTTTTTTATCCTCCTGATTTAGATTGGTTCTTAATCATATTTTCAAACTGAGTAACAGGATCACCTGTAGATCCACTGAAACCAAAAGTTTTACCAAGTTTGCTCCAAATTTTTAACGATCCTTTTTCTTTCCAAGAATATGGACCAGTATCTCGTTTATATCTATCCATCTCAGAGAATGTTAAAAAGTCTAATACATCTCCAAATATATCAATGTAAAGCACAACTGTATTATACCAAGCACTTGTTGTTTGGGTCATCATCTTAACATAGTCATCTGCACCAAAGTTTACTCCTTTTACTTGTGGTAGTGGAATAAATGCAGATGTCTCACCTTGTACACCCATCATTAACAATAACATATGGTTAGATAAGAATCCGTATGTGTTAAATGTATCCTGATTAATTGCTCCTGATTTTGCTCTGAGTTTTTTCCATTTTTCATCATCATCCGGATCAAATCCAAATACCATTAGACCCAATAATGCAAAACCTATTGCAAAGAATGCTTCTGAAGATGCTTTTCTTACAGCAGTTTTTTCTGAATCTGTTAAATAGTTATAGTCTCTGAATCCAGATTTTAAAACTTTTAACATTGTCTGGAATGCTGTGATATAGAAACCTTTACCATATGATGTTGTGGCCCAATCATATCTTTCACCACCTCTTGTCCATGTAATAGTTTTAGAATCAAATCCAAATCTGTTCATAAACATAGGAGTAAACCATTTTCTCATAAAGAAGAACATTCTATACAGTAATAACTTATTACCTTCAGGTTGTCCCATCTCATCATATGCACCAAATAGTTTTCTTGATGTACCTTGGATTCTATTCTTAAGCATCATGAATAGCTCTGACTTAGCAATAACTAGTTCTTGACCATCTTCCAACTGCACTTCTGACTTAATTCTATTTTTAGCTTTAAGTTCTTCTACAGTAATATGATATTTCTTAGCAATTGACTCAAGGCTTTCACCTTTAACATATTCGTGGTATACTGGGAGATTACTCCAACCTGGGTGTATCCCTGCTTTTAGTCTAATGATACCATCAGCATCTTTTTCCCATGCTTCAACATATCTCATTGACTTTTTAGTACCATCACTAAGAATTTGATCAACCTTTTGACCATACATAAATGCACCAAACAATGAAACAGCAACTTGCATCTCACCAAATTTTCTGTGCATATACATCCATTCCATATTGACAAGATCCTTAACTAAAGATCTCTCAACTTCTCTACCAAATTCATCTTTTGATTTAAAGACAGGGTCAAAGATTTGGATTAGCTGTGTTGATACTGCTCCAGGACCAGTTGAATAAATACCTTTAGTGCTCCATTCTAACATAGACTTTTCTGCCCATGGTCTTGCTAATGCAATATCTTTAAGATTGATAAACTCAGCTCCGGCACCTTCAATAATTAACTGTACATATGCACCATATTTGTTTTTCAAATCTGATGGAATGTTTATAGCCAAGGATCCTCTAGCTGATAGACCTTGTAAAGTTTGCACCCACTTACCAAATCCTGGGTGAGTTTCCTCAATACCTTCTACCATTTTACCATGGTATTCTCTTTCAATCAATGACTTAACTTGTCCTGCACGGTTATTAGTTGCAAACTTTTTGTTAGCCATTTTTAGAATACCCTTGACATTATAGATATTCTTATCAAATTTCTCTAAGTCTTTTGGTGCATTCTCTGGATCTTCAAGAGTATCTAAGATTGAGTTTACAAGTGGTAAACTTTCTAATAGTTTACCTTGTGTACGTACAGACAAAGCATATCTAAATAAACCTTGGAAGATGTCAGCATCCTGTAAATTGATATCAAGATTGTATATACCTGATACAGGAATATAAGTTATCTGATCTCCATTTAGATCTGTATTTACAAGGTTGTTTTCCGGGTCATAGTTCAAATCATTCTCAGCATCTACTACAGACTTACCAAGTGCTTGTCTATACCATTCTTTAATGTTAGCACCTAGTTCAGAGAATCTCTGACCATAAGCACCTTTTTGAATAGCTTGATATATGTCTCCTTTTTTAAGAGCATATCTTGGCATGTCAAGATATAACTTACTATAGTTACTCTGACCTTTCTGATTTTCTAAATGATATTCTTTAATTGCTTCTAGTAACTGAAACTCATTACTATTAGCAGCTTTCATTTGAAAGTATCTATCATTTATAAATCTAGAATCTTTGGCACTGTATTTATCATTGTTATCAAACATCCTAGGTAACCATTGATTTTTATTATCAATAAATTTACCTACGTAATCTTCTTTAGATGCTCCAAATGGTATTGTTCTATACTTGTCTTTTACTTCATATCTAGAATGTCTTGCATTAGGAGTACCTAATAACAATACTTCATTACCTTCCCTGTCTAAGATCTTAGTATACTTTACATAACTCTCATCTTTTGGAACTGCAACAGAGTTTGCTTTGGTTCTTTTATATTTAGTTACGTATGATTTAGACTTCTTATCATAAGCTTCAATAGTGTAGTGGTTTAAATTAAACCATTCTTTAAATGCTTCATCTGCATCTAAGATATCCTGGAACTCTTCACCATTGATATACTCATCAAGCTCATCTTCATCTACCTCTTTAATATTTTGCTTAGATAAATTATAGTTTAATGCCTCTATGTAATGTCTAGTAGGTATACTTTGAGTTAATTCAGAGAGTTCACTAAAAATTTCTTGGATTCTTGCAGCATCTTCAGGTGTAATACCTTCTTGAGCTTGTCTATCAAGTAATTCAAAATATCTTTTAGACTCTGGAGAACCAGCTTTTAACAAACCTTTACTTGCCTTGTACTGTAAGTCTCTCAATTCATCAGCATCATCTCTTGATAAACCTGACTTTGAATCAAACTCATACTTATAATCTGCAATAGCTTGTTCTAACTCTTTGATTTTTTGTAGTCTTGTTTTACCCATGATAGAACTATCAGGTTCCCCTTGTTCATCACGGTAGCTATAGATCAAATCATTTATTGTTTGGAATGCTTCAGAAATATTGAATCTAGCATTTACTGCTTTATTCATTTTTTCCTGTAACTCCTTTAACTCAGTAATAAGTTTAATTCTAGAATCCCAATATGATTGATCATATTCTATTCTAAGATTTTGTTTTCTCCATTTTTCTATCTCTCTATTGAAATCAGCAGATCCAGGGAAAATTTGTTTTGTACCAAGCAAATCTACAAACTCATTGTAGGCACTTTGCAACATACCTTCAATAGGTCTCCATTCATAGAAGTCTTTAGTAGCAGCTCTATGTTCTAGTAGTAACTGAGCAATACTTAAATCATATACTCCCTTTTCTGGGTCATCAACTTTAGATGTACCATCTTCATAAGTAAGAGAATACAACTGTTGAAACTCTCTGAATGCAGCTTGAATAGTAGAGTATTTTTCTAATCTTTCAAGTTCATTCTCCATACTATTAACTAAGTTATTATAAGCTTGTAGCTTTTGTTTCCTTACATAGTATGCTAATTTACCTATCTCAGATTTTTTAAATATATCATCTTTTTCATAGAACTCAGGAACAAACTCTTGCCACATGTAATCTCTCTTAAATTCATCAAACTCCATCTGAGCTTGAGCAATTTGTGCAGGATCTTGTGTTTTTTTAGCTTCTTCTAAATTCCACTCTAATAAATCATAATGATATCTGTAGTCTTTAAAAGCACCTAGGTAACTCCAGACTTCTTTTTCAACTGGTTTACCGGTCTCTTTATCGTACCACATAATCTTATCCTTGAACCCAACCTTTTCTCTCATAGCAATAGAATTCAATTTACTGAATCCTACTTTAGGTAAAAGCTTTTCAAGTTTACTTCTAAATTTCATAGACTGTTCCCAGACTAAGTTCTGTACTTGGGTCTTCTCATTCTGGATAAACATAGCTAATGGTCCTACTATAACATCATTACTAGAGCTATAGCTTTCTAACCATCTGTTAAACCAAGTAACATCATGAGCCCCACCAGTAAGTGCAGCTTTGATTTTATCTTCATCAACAACTAAGTCTTTATATTCTTTTAAGAATCCTTTCAGGATATCCGCGGGAACACCTTTTTGTACAAGAGCATCTATGTCAGCATCAGTAAGGGTCTGTTGAACAACTTTATTGTATAAGTTATCTACTTCTCTTTCTAACTCTTGATCATTAAACGTTCTACGTAAAGCAACACCAAGGTTACTTTTTAATCTATCCTGTACATACTTAGACATAAACCCTGTCATCTCTACATAGAACTGTACATTGTTATTCTTAAGTATGTTTGCGATATTAGTATTGATACGGGTAATGTTTAATACAATTTCATTCAATGTTTTATAGAATGGATTATTAGTATCAATCATATCACCTTCTAATGAAAGCACCTGGTCAATTTCTTGTACCATCTTTAACCATGCTTTAGAGTTTGATTTGTAAAGCATGAGTAAAGCAATAGTACTCCTGTTGTTAATGTTTGATGCTCCAATCTTTGAGATATCACCCAACATGTTTTTGGTCATGCTGTTGATATTATCCAAACTATTTACCAATGCTGTTGCTCTTTGAAGATCTACATCTAGTTCTTTTTTAGCAGCATCTAATGCATTCTGAATAATTTCATTCTCAGATAAACCTTCTGTGTCTGTATTTAGGTTGTCTTTCAATGTACGTACCACATCTTTTAGATATCTGTTGGTACCTTTTTCAAACAAAGATTCTCTCAAGAATTGTCTTGCAACCTTGTCACCCTTGAAGTTTTCAGCTTCATTAAGAATAGCTCTACTTGCTTCATAAGTTGTCCGAAGAGCTTTATTTAGTGTTTCTTTATTGGAGAATCTATCTAGTTCTTTTGCTCTTTCAAGTACTTCTCTGGAGAACATTGCAAGATCATCTTCAGTTACCAGGTCAGTTTTAAACTCAAACTGTTTGTCCAAAAGCATATCTGCTAATTCCCCTAACGTAGTGTCCACATCCAACTTGGCAACATTTACTTTAGGACCAAAGAGTTTTCTAAGTAATTGCTTAAGTGCAGCGAAGAGTTTATTCATAAAACTTTGGTACCCTTCTGTCTCAATCTCATTGTTAATTCTGTTGAGTGCCTTTAACTGCATTGCATAAGCAAGTACTTCTTCTTTGAATAGGTCTGAACTATCCTCTAATTCCGGATAGTTGGTTTTTACATAGTAGTAAATACCTTGGCCTTCTTCTGTAGCTAGTGCTTGGTTGTATAGGTTTTGGAATAAGATGTTGTTAGTCTTTCTCAGTGCGTTTAATACCGGGTGAGAGAACTCATGTAATACAGTTCTCACGTTAACATTTTCCCCTACCGTATAGACCGTTCCTGCATAGTAAAATGCTGGTTCTCCATTGTATTGAACAGGTCTGTTCTTTAAGATATCTGCGGCCTCTTCTTTGGTGATGTTTTGGTATTGTGTGTTTGTACCGAGAGCAAGTCTTTGTGCTAGTATCTCTGCTATCTCTCTTGATCTTTCATTTTGTAGTTCGTCAATATTGACATCCATGAAAACTACTCCATTGATTTCTTGAAAAGGATTTTCTACAACTTCAATTGGTAAATCCCTCATCATCATAGGTTCATCAGACTTTGCGTTGTATAGCTCTTGAAGTCTTTCAAATAGCTGCTCATTAGGGACTGCTCTGTATACTTTATACTTAGCATCTCTGTAGTAAGTTGATCTACTTGGATCAACATGTTCAGACATGTTAACACTGAATAGTTTACCTCCGTTTGTTTTTAAACCGTATTTAGTTTCAGCCAATAAAGTAAGCTGATCATTAAGTTTATCAAACTTATCTTGATCAATGATTCTTCTTACATCATCAGTAGCACCGTATTTTTCAAGATGCTTGATTGAATTTAATTTTACCTGGCAAACCATATTACGAGCATTTAAATGGATCTTCCTCCAATTCTAATTGTGTTAATATTTCTTCATCTGTAATTCCTTGAGATACACCTACCATATCACGAATCTCATTGTATTTTGTTGATCCTGGATTGATGTATTGGAACTCTTCAAAAAGTCTCTTACTTAAATATACAAATAATTCTTGTGGCATTGTTTTTGGATCCCCAAAACCGTATGATGGGAATGCAATTTTACCACCTTTTTCTTGAAGTTGTTTAATCAGATGAATTCTTTTTTCCCAAATGTTTTTAAGTGTTTGGTATTGTTCTGGATTGAGCATAACTCTTTGACCATTTACAACACTTGTAAACAAGTTTGTAGGAATATTTACTGACATATCAGGTACCTCAGTCATAAAGTATGATGAACCTCCTAGATTTCTACCAGCTTCTTTTTGTTCTGGCTTAATTTCATAGATACTTGTATTATGTATAAATACTATATCCGGGTTATTCTTACCAAGATTTAAATAGTAATATGCATTTTTTGCATTAGTATCATTGTACATAAATACATTAGGATCATCTGTAGATTTAAGACCTAATCTTACTGGTTCTTCAACTATATCTATGTTGGTAGAGTCAATAATTGCTTCTTCTGTTTCAGCATTTCTATCTTTCTTTTTAGTAGGATTTTCTACCGGAACAATTCTCTCTACATTTTCATAATCAATATCTGATAGATAGTCTTTGAATCTGTTTTTGTTTTCGTTAGTTGCAAGATTTTGTCTGATAAATACATCATAGAAGTTATCTAATAAAGTCATTCCTTTTTTATCCAATGCATCCGTAAACTTATCAGCCTCACTTTCTACAATAGTTAAGAAGTCAGTAAAGTCAGCAATGTTTGTAAAGTTTAACTTCGTCTTATTCAATCCGGTCTGTAAGAATGCATAAGTATTCAAGTGTTTAAACATTGCACTTATTCTAGCATTTTCTGCGGGATCATCTACCTTACTAACTGATGGGTCAGCAAGTTTCTTTAAGTCATTAGTGTATAGGTTAGACTTATCTGTATCGTAATCCTTATCTGCTATGTATAAGTTAAATGCATTCTCATCTTTATTAGAATCTAATTTCAATTTACCCAATACTGGGAAATCTCTCTTAAGTTCCGGATAGTTTTGAATCAACTTGCTGACTCTGATAGCAAATGCATTTTCATTATCCTGGAACATGTTAAAGAAGTTATATGAGTTATCTAGAGCTTGAATTGCTAAAAGTTTCTCATATGTATATCTTACAGCCTTTTCATTAGATAAGTCTTCAAATAATTCTTTAGTGTTTTTAAGTTCTTCTTTGAATGCAAATGAATTAGTTAGCTCTACAGTTAAAGGAGTAATAGACCTTAAATATTCTCTTTGGGATACAAATTTTACATACTCATTGAAGTTAACTTCAGAGTTGTTCATAAATGTAGATGGGTGTAAAGGAAACAAACCTCTATCTTCATAACTATTTGTAGCATCAGAGTTTGCAATCCAAGCATCAGAATTAAATTCTCTCTTGAGCTGCTTCATGTCCATGTACAAAGTACCATCTTTTACAAAAGCACCTCTCTTGAGTTCTTTTGCCATTGAAGTTGGTATTGTAGTCTCCATATTCAAAGACATGAATCCGTCCTCTTTCTTGTATTTTCTGATGGCATTCTGTAAAATAAAACTTACGATGTCATTTCTGAATACATTGCTAAACATCTCAATGTTTTGACCAGGGAAAGTTACTTCAAGATCTTTTCTGATTTGATCTTTTCTAGCAATTAAGTAATCACTAACTTCTTTGTGGTATCTTAATTTAAACAAAGGTCTACTTACAGCTAAAGCTAATGGACCATTAAAGAATGATTTTAGAATTGAATCATCCATCATAGACTCAACAATATCCCTAGGTACTCTTGAATCAAAGAATAGATCCTCTATGTTAGCTTCAGTTTGTTCTACATCTGATAGAGTAGACTTAGTAGCTGTATCAGGGTTAGAAGACATTTTAAGTGCAGTATAACCAGCAATCTGTTGTTCTAACTCTAGATAGTGCAAGAACATAGATTTTGCAAGATCACTTGAAGTATCATTACTCTTAATAAGAGATCTCATTTCATCCTTAGTAAAAGTCTTTTGTTTTTTATCTTTAAAGTAATCATCTAAAAGTTCCTGAGCTTTTTCATATCTCTCATCATTTTTAGAGTTTTTCTTAAGCTCATCTTTTGAAAAATGTTTTGCAATTACATTAGATGCTGCTTGGTATTTAGCAAGACCTGGACTCTTAGGTTTTTTATTAAGTACATCTGCAAATGTAGACTTAGCTAAACGTTGTTCATCTACATACTCTCTAACTAATGGGTTAGATACAAAGTAAATTGCTTCTTCTACAGGTACACCAGCTTTAATAAGATATAATAATGTTGGAGCCACTTCATAGTTACCCTGAATAAAGAAGATCCATGCATCTTTTTCAACGTCCACCCATCCGTTAATCATTTGAGAAATAACATCTGAAATTTTATTGGTGCCATCAACATCATAAAGATCTGACATAGAGATAACCTCTTTACCATTTTTATTCATTTTGTTATGTCTCAATCTCATGTTACTTTTTCTAAGCATTTTATTGATGGTGTATTCATCAGGCATATATGCTCCTAAAGTATTCATGATTACATTGAAGGTATTCTCAATTGCACCAAGACCTAAAGTTTTCTTACCTACAATATTAGACTCGTGTTTGTATACATTATACAATGCTTCTAATACTCTTGTAGGACTGATCTCTCCAGTTTCCTCAGTCATTTTATTCTTCTTAGGGTTGTACTCCATAACATCTTGAGACAAGTCTTCAGATATTTCTTTAAGAATAAATGTACCGTTAGGCATAATTAAAGATGCATAGTTTTCTGGAAGCTCAAGAATGTTTTTGATATCATCTATGAGTTCATTTTCTAAAGCAGCTTTTTGAATTTTAACAGCTGCTGCAAATTCATCAGACCCTCTAAGATCCTTTATAGAATTATTGTCTTTATATTTTCTAGAAACAACTTTACCATTTTCATCTAATGTGTTCATGAAAATTGTAAGTTTATCAATATCAAAGTCACCACCTGACTTAGCAACGATCTCTGCTGGAGGAATAATAATGTTACCAGCTTGTGGTGGTAAGAATTCAAATACCTCAGCAAACTCCATAGAGTTAAGACCTTGTACAGGAATACGTACCCCAACCAAAGTTATTGCCTTTCTGTTAGCACCATCATTAGAATCTAACCAAGCATCATCTTTAATTTTCTCGTTAAGTCTTTCTAATGACTTATCCATGTCTAGTTTACCATTTTCTAAATAAACACCTATAGTCTCACCATTATCATACTCTAGATTGAATAGATTATAGTAAGTTCCCTGCATTGCAATCATAACTTTTGCAGCAGCAGTATATCCATTAGATTTTCTATGATATGTAGGTAATAAATATGTAGTAGAAGCCCATTTCTTGATTTCATCTTTTGTTGCTTTTCTTAAATCAGGCTTAGCAAATTGATTTGCAGTTAAACCAACAGACATTTGTACCAATGGTTCACCGGTAACTTTCTGTTTGATGATTCTCTTATTAATCATAGAGAGTAATAACTTCTCTATTTTACCGGCCTCAGGATGGAATGATAAGTCATGTTGTAACTGATCAGAATTATCAAAGACATCAATAAAGTCAATAAGGTCATCACTTAGAACATCTTCTCTTTCAAGATTTGTTCTAATCATATTTAAAAGCTTAGCAGTACTAGATTTATCTTTTGCTTTGTAAACTCCTGGGCTAGTTTCTTCATAACCCATTTCTTCTAAAAGCTCAAGTTTTAATAAATTAGTATACTCCTCAACGTGGTCTATGTATTTTTTTACTCTTTCATTAGTGATCTCTGCATACTTAGTAGACTTAATCTTACCTTGTTCATAAAGACCTTCAAGGATTAATTTTCTCAACTGTGTAGAGAATATTGATTTTCCTTTATAACTTGGATTAACCTCTGTCTGATTCTTTAAGAACTCAGCATATACTGTGTTTACAGTAAATGTACTATCATTATTAAAAGAACCATCGGGATTTAATATAACGTCCCCATTTCCAATATGTGCAACTTTAGATCCAGATTCAAAAAGAACATAGTCCATTTGGTCTTTCATCATTTTTTGATGTAGATCATAAATTGGTGTACCTTCTTTCCATACTCCTGGAATAATTGGAGCAAGTGAAAACTTATGGAATGAATTAACAGGAAGACCTTCAGCTTTTATATTACCAAAGTATTGTAATTTATATGGAGGGAAAAACTCTACTATATCTTCTGCAGTTACATTTTCCCCTAGAGATACTTTTCTATACAACAACTCTTGTGGATCACTCCAGTTACCTTCTGCTTTCTTAAGAATTCTATATGATTCAAAGCTAATTAAACCTTGACCATCAGCAATCTTCATCTGTGCTTTATCAGCTGAGAAGTATTCAGATGCAGCTTTGTCAGCAATTTCTTTTGCTTTTGTTCTATCTTTAGTTCTTTCATATGCAGCATCTTCAATCTGATCTCTGTATTCTTTATACATAACAGAGTTGAATTGCATTTCTTTAATGATAGCAGTTCTAAGAGTACCGTCATAATTTCTTACTGTATATCCAAATCTTTCAGCATAATAGTTCTTTAATGAACTTAAGTATATCTGTGCTCTTTGATCAGCACGGAATCCTCTACCTCCAGAACCTAGACCAGCATTTCTTTTATGGAACTCTTCCTTAGCATGGTTATATTGAGCTAGATCACCATATGCTAAAATTACAGTCTCCATCTTATGGATGAAAGAGTTATATGTATAAGCCTTCATTAATGAAAGTTCTACATCTTCATCTGTAAGTTGATCATTAGAAATCTTAATTCTATCAATTAATCCCTGGTCAACATACTTAGCTTTTTGTAATCTTTCTAAGTTACTTTGAGCATCTAAATCAAAGTACTTAATTACATCCTTTCTTATTTCGTCTCTAAGGTTTGGATTGTTATTTAGTATATCAGTAAAATTAAAGTCTTCATTTTTAGATACAGCATCCAGAATATCATATATTTTTTGCTGAACATTTTGAGACAAGACATCATCAAATGCTGTAAATGCTTGACCAGCCATTACAGGAGTTTTTCTGTTGTCTTTTCTTTTTACTTTTCTATTATATCCCGCGTAGTTTTTAAATTTGTCTATATCTTGTTGGAATCTAACAATTCTATTTGCCTCAGCAGTAATGTAACCTTCAACGATATCATATCCTTTAAGTTCTCCATCAGAGTAAGGTAAGAATGATTCAACATCAATGTAAAGTTTAGTAGCCTTTTTACCATTGTAAGTTTTTATTTCACCATCAAGAGACATACCCATTGCAGTATTCTTAGATGCGTGTCTCATAAACTCTTCAACACCACTTAATAACATTGTATGGAACTCTTGAAGAAACTTACTTGTAGCATCCATTGATGCTGTAGAAGTACCACCTTCATTTCTTTTACTAACTAACTGAGTACCAGCTACATTCTGTAATGTAATTTTAGTATCAGTAATTTTATCTCCATAATTTGGAGACATTGGATCAAGATCAAAAATTGAATTAAGAAGTTTTGAGAAAGGACTAAATGTATTGTTAGCTTCATTTAACCATCTCATATGTTTAAATCTTCCAGCAGGATCAGCTTCATCAGTTGTTAACTCTTGCCAGTTCTCTGCATAGTTAATTGCAGCAACAATTCTTGTTATTGTATTGTCAACCATGTGTTCCCAAACTCTATTTCCTTCTGGAGTTTGTACACTAAAGTTTGAGTAACCATCTGAAAAAGCATTTTGAATTTCAGCAAGAGCTCTAATTCTACCTCTTACATCATCACTTTCTTCTTCACTATCTCTTAGACTTGTAGGAAGACCACCCATTAAATACGTAAGTGGATCTCTTTTAAATAAGAATGCATCAGAAGAAGTGCTTTTGTTTACCTTCTTGATTACCTCATACATTCTATCAACACCAAATGTTGTACTAAATGGTTCAGCAGTACTATTAATGATAGAGTTAATTGCAGTACTAGATTGATCTAATACAATACCAATTGCTCTTAAGAACTCATTAGCTTTTTTGTAATTAAAGTTCCCGTTAACACCAAACTCTTTTACAATCTTAGCAGTATTCAGAATGTTTCTGTCATACTTATCCTTTGTAATATAAGGATTGATGGTTGAATCTGCAGTTGTAAAATTAGATTTCCAATCCTGGATTACCTGATATACATCAAAGTTTGCTTTTGCAACACGAGCTTCAAAAGACTTTACTGTTACAGTTGTCTCACCTTCTTCTTTAGTAATTGTTTTATTCAGGTTAAGCTGAATATAAGGAATCCTAGGTTTTTTAAAGTCTTGCCAGAAATTTGTCTCTGAATCAAATTCCATTGGTGAGTATTCACCTCTAGCAGTTTTATCATTAAAGAATGGATTTGGTAAAAGAGTTTGTAACTGTTGTAGTTCTGGATAGTTTTCTGACTGATCAAAAATTCTAGAATACATATCCATTTCATCAAACGAACCTTCTAAGATTTTAGCAAGTCTGTTCCACGTAATGTCAATGTCTTGTAACTCAGGAAGACCAAAAAGACCCTCTCTATTGTATACAATTTCTCCATTCTTTCTAGTTGCTTTAAAAATACTAGCTAATAGCATCATAGTATCTTCACTAGCAAGTTCTTTAGATGATACAGTATTACCGTCATTTAACTTAAACAAGTTACTCTTCTCAAGATTTGTAGGATCTTCGATTTCAACATACTGATCTCTAAGTACTCGGTACCTTGATTTTTCTGTATGATATGCAATTACACTGTTCTTCTCTTTACCATCAAGTGAATCAGTAAGATTACCAAAATTCTCAATGATTTTAGTTAACAACTCATACTCTGATACAAACTTTGGATCAACTAGTAAGTCATCATTATTCTCAAGTTCTTCTGTGTATGCAATTCTTAATCTTTCAAATCTGTCATACATGTCTCTATAAAGATCTTTTTTATTTTCTGGATCTTTAAGGAGTTTTAAGGCTGCAGCTGTAGTGTTAAAGTCTCTGTTATAGTTTTGGAATATAACAGACATCATACTATCCATTACATTTGCAACTTGTTTTGATTCTTCTAATGTAAAATTATCATTGATGATTTTGCTTCTGTTTAGTTTCCCAAACATAACGTTATCCATAGAAGGTTTTAGATTAGATAGAATCTCCGGATTTTCAGAAGCTCTATATAATTTGTCAAATAATTCTTTGACAGTTTCAATATCTTGGAGATTAGTAGCAACTTCTTTTTTAGTTACTTTACCAAAAATCTTTTGTAAGAATTGATAAATCTTATCAAAAATCTTACCTAAGATACCACGTTTTGCTTTCTTACCTTTAGACTTAGCATAGTCTCTAAATTCTTCAGCAAGATCTTCTTCTATATCAAAGAAAGTTTTGTCTTTATATTTTGGAAGTTTTTGAAGCTCCTCATAAAGTTTTACTTTTTCATCCTTAGTTAATAGTAACTGAGAGAATCCATGCCATGCTTCATGGTATAAATCTACAGAAGTACCACCGTCAGCTTCATATAATGTAATACCATATCCTGACCAGGTTGCAAATGCATCAGAGTTAACTATTTCAGTAATTCTCTCAAGTGAAATAAATTTACTTAAAGGTGAATTATTCCACCATCTGGTTGCAGCCTCTCTATCAGACTTAGATGTAAATACTTTATCAAGATATTTGCTACGAAGTTTATCTCTATTAAGACCTTTCTTTTTGTATAGTGCAGGGTTTGATGCACCATTAATTATGTCATCAAATAAACTAACTCTAGTAGCTGGATTATTATCAATGTTTGTTTGTTTAGCTTCAGCTTCTGTTAAAGGTACTGGTTTGATATCTGTTTTAACATCAGGAGTAGCAGCTAATGCATTAGCTCTAAACTCAGTTATCTGTTCTTCAGATAGACCAACTGTTTCAGCTAACTCAGCTACTTTTAAACCAGATTGATACTTTTCAAATTTCCCACCAGCATCTTTGATCTGTTGTTTCATTGAAATAGTATACGGAGTCTCTTGTCTTGGTGCACCTGCAGCAACTGGTTTAGTTTTTGCTTGTTTCTTAGGAACAGGTTTAGATTCCTCCTTGTCTTTTTTAGTTTTAACCTCAGGTTTTGATTGAACAGGTTTAGGTCTTCCAATTGGAATCACACCATCATATTCAATTGTACCTTCAGGAATAACATAATTTAGATAAGCATTAAGACCTTCTTCATATGCTAAAGTATCATCTGTGTAAGTTACTTTAACATAAGGTTTAATCATATCAAAGTAATTTTTTGAAGTCTCAATAACCTTACCATTCTCTACAGTGTAATCAGTAAATGTAGTATTTCTGTATTTATTATTATACTGAACATTTGCTGGCCAGTATCCTCCAGAACCTTCTTCTTGTCCGGCTTTTACTTTTTTAGGTCTTGCTGCAAGTAAGTGATCTAGAATAAGTTTTTTACCTTCAGGAGTGTAAAGTACTTCTTGTGGAATAGCTGCACCGTTGATCTCAACTACTAATATCTTTTGATTATTAATAGTAAGATTTTTTGCTTGTATCCTATCACGGTTTGTGTTAGAACCTTCAGCTCTTGCATTATTAATAAAGATTTCAAAATATGCTTTTCTTTCTTCAGGAGTAAGTTGTCTTCCTTTAAAATCTGCTGTTGTAGTTAATACTGTTGCAATCTTATCAGCTAGTTCTGGATCAATATCAGATCTTTGTAAAAATATTTGTTGGTCAACTGTAAGTCCACCTGCTTTTGTTTTTTGTACAATGATATATTGACTACCTTTTAATTTACCTGTAGTAATTGGTTTGTAATTTTTAAGATCTTTTTCAGTAATACCGGCTTCTTGCAAAGTTACCTCCTTAACAGATTTACCAGGTATACCTAAAGTACCACCAGTGATTGGCAGTATAACTTGTAAATTACCTTCACCAGATTCAATTAACTTTCGTAACTGATACAGATCATTCATTTCTTTTTCTTGACGATCTCTAATATCTTTTACAAGTTGATTGTATTGTTCTTTAGTAACTTTTACTTTACCCTTACTCTCTTCTTCAATCTTATTTTTTTGTCTCGTAGCAAGTACTTCTGGTTCAACAAGATTATACTTTCTACTGGCCCGGTTACTAAGTAGTAACTTACCATCTACTAAGTTTACTTTTCTTAAGTATTGATATACTATTCTACCTTCTTCCGGGTTATCCGTTAACCTACCATCTTCTTTAAAATATAAGAAGTTACCTTTAGCATCAGTTAAAACACCAAGAATGCCATTATTGTTAGGATTTTTTTCTAAAAAAGCTCTGTCATCTGCAGTAAGTAACTCTAATGGTATAGATCTTGTCAACTGTGCTGATAAAGCAATAGTTGAACCATCGTATTCTAGTTCTTCAGTTCCAACTCTATCTCTCGATCTTTGAGCAATAGACTTAATTACTTCTGAGAACAGTTTCTTTTCTAAGTCAATCTTGTTTCTATCTTCTTCAGATACTTCTTCTGGGTTCTCAGCATAAGCAACTTGTAAGGATGTAGTCCAAGCACTTGTAACTTTAGCACCATTGTTCTCATTGTATGACCAAAGAATTTCTGTGTCAACATCAATGTTAGGAGCAAAGTCTTTTTTAGTCTTGTTAGTATTCTTGATTTCAGAATCTATCTCCTGCTTACTCTTTTTTTTAGTTGCAATATCTTTTCCTACCTCAGCAAGATCAGCATATCTTTTTCTCATTCTTGCAAGACCTGTAAAGTCAAAATTATTATCAACTAGATAATCATTTACTTCATCATCTTGAGTAACCAAATGAAATACATCAGGAATAGCTTGGGCATAAAACATTGCTTTAACTTGATCTCCTGAACCTTGTTTTACAACATCATAGGTTTCTTTAATCAATTGATTGATGTCAATAGAGGGTAGTTTAGAATCATTTATTCTATCTATTATCTCACCATAAATTACTTCATAAAGGTCTAATACCTGTTCTCTATTTAAACTACATGCCATTTTAACAAAGTTTTGAGTTGTCTCCTAATTTACCCCATCTTTTACTTCTGTCATTTGCTTTAGCTTTTTCTTTAGCTTCAGCAATTGCAGTTTCATCATTCTGAATCTCTTTGATTGTGTCTTTTGATTCTTTTGAATCTTCAACATCTACTGGAGTTAATTCTACTTCTGGTGTTGGTTGTGTTGCTTCCATAGTTGTTTTTTCAAAGTTTTCTGTGAGTTCGTTTTCATTAAAAGTTCTAGTTTCATCAGTCTTAATGTTTTTTAAAGTAACTGACTTACCAGTTTTTTTAACTACAATTACGATTTCTCCAGAGAGATCAGTAAAGATAGGATTTTTACTTATAAGATACTCATTTACTCCGACATTTGCAATAGAGGTAATTGTTTGTAATTCAACAATTCTATTTACATAAGCATCTCTAATTGGAGCAAGACTTTCTCCATTTTTCATTGCCTCTAAAAATAGTCTTTCTCTGACAAGTTCAATTGTATCTAATGTAGCATTATTTATTTCATCTATTGCATTACTTACTTCTTCAAACTCTACAGGTTCTTCAAATACATCATCTAAGACTTCTTCTCTTGCTTGTTTGACAAGTTCTTTAAGTTCCTCTCTTGTAGCTGGTCCAAGAACTCTTTCTGCTGGTTTTCTGGTAACCCCTTCATTCTGAGGTACACTAGTCCCTTCCTGTACTTCTTGTTCTCCGAAGACTTTTGCAACTTGCTTGTAGTTTTTGATTTTTCCATCTTTGGTAAGTTTAATTAATTGTAAGTTATTACTTAATTCATTTAACGCATTGATCTGATTGGTAATATCATCAACAAGATCTCCACGATTAATAACAGTATAACCTAATTGATTTAATTTTTCAATAGAATCTTCAACCCATAATTGAATGTTCAATAAGTCTTTTGAATTTACTGATTTAGTATCTCCATCAAGTAATCTGTCTAATGCATCTGGATATTGAGCAGACAATATTTCTGTAATTGTATCTGCTAAAGTTCTGCTAATTGAAAGATTACTGATTGACTTAAGATCTTGAGTTTCTTGTGCAGCAGTTGCATCCTTAGTAAGTCTTTGGAAGTTATTAGGAAGTCTGTTTAAAGCAAAGATATAGTTATTGGCATTTTCACCATATACATATAATTTTTTGTTTGAATCAAACAATGACTTTCTTTTACCGGCAAGTTCACGAACTTGAGTTTGTAACTGAGCAATTCTAGTAATTATTGCATCTCTACTGTTAACATCAGCATCAGCTAACTTAACACGTAGATTACCAATCTTTTGAGATGTCTCACCAATTTGTTTGTCAAGTTGACTAATCATCTCATCATTAACCATATAGCTTAAAGCTGTGATGTTACCACTACTATCACGGAGTACATTATATTTAACTCCATTGATACTTGCAATACTTTCATCTTTGTTAGAGAAAGATGCATTTATAACTTCATTGTTAATAGTAGATAGTTGACCAACACCTTCAATTGGAATTACTAACTGAAGACCTGCTTTATCTAACGTAAGAGTACCATCACTTACATTCTCAGCACCACTTTGTAATGGGAAAATTTCTGTAAGACCTTTTGTAGAATCAATTGCATTTGAGATTTTTTTAATATTATCCTCAAGTTCTTTTATTGTTTCTTCTGTACCATACTCTTTTTCAATATCTAAGTTAGCTTGTAATGCATCTAATGTGAGTTGTAAAGTGGTTATATCAGAGTTTACTGTAACCTCTACAGCAAAATTACCATCAGATGTTCTTACAAGTCTTCCAGTACGACCATTATAAATAACAGCTTTATCTAGATTATCTTCTAACTTATTTTTTGTAGGATCTGATTCTGGTAAACCTTCACCCATTTTTTGTTCAGTACCTTTTTCTTTTCTAACAGGAGCTTTAATCTCTGGTTGTATTTTAACAATACCAAAGTTTTCAATCTCTGGTAAGTACTCTAGGTCATATGTATCTTGATTATCTGGTACAATATCAGCTAGATCAATGTCTTCAATGTATCCTACTTTCTCTTTACTAAGTTCCATATCAAATGGTAACAGTTTAAGATCCGGTGTTATACCTGTACTATTGAATAACTGATAACCGTATATAGATTGTTGAGCTCTAAAGTAAATTGAACTTTCATATTTAGCATCTGGATTACCAAAGTCTTTCCATCCACTAACAAGTTTACCTTTTCTTTCTTTAAGTGATTTTGTTTTAATGTCCACAATAGCTACTGATCCATCCTCTCTTACAAGTAATAAATCCACTTCACCTGTAACACCTTTACCATCTCTTAAAGATTTGTCAAATACTTTTACGTTCTCAGAAAGAATTGTGTATGATCCATCAACTACTCCTAATCTAAATTTAGTAACAATACCACCTGTACTTGAAGGTGTAACTGGTGCAAACAATTTATCAAAAGCTTTTCTTGACATTATATCTGAAATCTTAATGTCTCGACCTTTTAACTGAACTGTAGAATTGTATGAGAACTCACTAAATTTAGATTCTGTAGCAGCATTAGGTGTTAAGAATATTCTGATTAAACCATCAATATAATCTCCGGCATCAGATGATTCTTTAAATGCATACTTTTGAATTGTGTTTTTTAAATCTTCATAAGTACCTACAGTCTTTAAAGAATTTTCAATAGCATCCAATTTCTCTTGGTATCTAAATTCTTTCCAGTTACTGAATGCTTGTCTTTTGAATGCATCCATAAATAGTCTTATTCTATCTTCAGGAGCAACTTCAGGATCATTGAAGAATTGATTATACATGTTCTCAACACGAGACGGCAATGTATTTCCTTCTTCATCCACTACTGGTTTAATAGGACTATATGTAAATGAATCTTTATTCTTTACACTGTTCTCAACTTCTTCAGCAACTTTTGTAGTACGATCTGGAACAGGATCACCAGGACCTCTATCTCTAAATGTTCTACCAATTACATTACCATTCTCATCAGTTAAATCAACTAGTTCATCCTGTTTATTGATAACATATTCTTGTAGAATATTTATTGTCTCTTCAGCAATATTTCTTGGTTGAGCAGCAGTAACTCTTGCATTAAGATATCCATTTAATGCTTCTATGTCAGAGTTAATATTTGCAATATCTTCTGGAGTTAATTGTATTTTTTCCTTAACATTTTTAGGATTTGGATATTCTCCTTCTTTTAGATATTTCTTAAATGCTTCAATCAACTTAGAAATAGACTGAGTACTATTTTGTGCAGTTATCTGTAGATCAATAAACTTTAATTGTGGTGGTTCAGCAAGTTTTCTAGCTTTTTCTAAAGCATTTTGTTTTGCTTCTTCATTGAACCTATCAATCATTTCAGTTTGTCTCTCTAGCCAATTAGCACGGAGTCTTTCATACTCTAGTGGATTCTTAGTTTTGATATCAATTGACTCAAGTAAAACATCAACCAAGTATTTATCGAACTCTTGAGTTATCTCATCTTGGAATTGACTATCAAAGTCTTGAAACTCTGTTTTAGTAGTATACTGATCCGGTGTATTTTCATCAATACCTTTTTCCTTAAACTCATCTTTTACTTCAGCAATCAAGGCATCATACTTATCATTGATAGATTGAACAGCTTCTTGATATGCAAGATATTCTCTAGAATTCTCAATATCAATAGTTGGGGTTGCTGGTACCTTATTTAACTCTTCTTCAATTTGAGCTAATCTTGATGTTGCAAACTGACCAAAGATTTGAGAGTTCAATGCTGCAGATACTTTTGTATCAATTGCTTCTTGTGCATCATCAATATCTGAAGTATCATATGTTTGAGCTAATTCAAATATTACTTTCTTTTTCTCAGGATCATTTTTATATATCTCAGTTTGCTCTTCAAAATATTGTTGTGGGTTCTCTCCTTGATTAGCAAATATTTCAGATACTATTTCTGCTGCAGCTAATACTTCAACATAATTATCAGACTGAAGTCTATCAATTGCTTTTGTAAGAACAGTTTTTTCTTTTTCAAGAGCTTCTCTTTCTTCTGAACTAAGTTCATTTTCCGCTACTCTTGCTGCTTCTTGCTCCCGGTATTCTTGTTCAGTCATACCATATCTTGCAAGAAACTCATTCTCATATTTTTCTTTCTCAGTATCAAGAGCTTTACCCCTGTCTTCTTCAAGACTTGCAATTCTTTTATCTAAGATTTGTTTTTGAGTAAGGGGGTCACCAGCAGGTTTTTTTTCTGCAAGTTGTGCAGCTCTATAGAATATACCAATTAAATCCTCATAGAGTACAGAACCTTTATTAATAATTCTGTTATTAGTAACATCAATAAACTGTTCTGGTAAATAATTTTTATTCTCAACCCATTTTGCAAACTCATCAAGATCAATATAAATACCTTGATCAGCCAATGTATTAAGTAAAGTATTATTTTCAATAGCTTCTATTTCTTTATTAACAATATCTTTTACAAGTTCTTCTCTATTGTTATAGAGATCTTTCATGAACTTAAAGTTTCTCATCAAGTGCTCATAAAACTCTCTTGGATTAGCAAGGAGATTTACATATTCAATTAACTTAGCATTCTCATTTTTTAAAATATGAGTATCAAGTAGTTTATCAAATAAACCATCAATACCACCGCTCATATTTTGAAGCTCTTGTTCTAGCTTCATTCTATTCTCATTACTACCAGCTAAAGAATATAATAAGTTGCTAAATGCATCTTTGTATTCTGAAAATTCAGATGATTCTCCTTTATCATATTGCTCAACTATTTTATTAATAGCTTTTACAGATGCTTGATTATCAGTAAGTTCTGGATCTTCTTTTAAGATTTCATTCTTAATATTATCTAAGAATGTTTTATTTACAAACAACTCAACAAGATTTTCTTGTTTCTCTTGGAAGTTTGTATATGTCTCAATAAGTTCTCTCTTTCTTGCTGCTTCTTCAAATGCTTCAGGACTACCAAAACTTTGTAGATTTTCTACTTCAGTTTTAAGCATTTCAATTTCTTTTGTCAATCTATTAGGATCAGTAAATCCTACAAAATCAGCAAAGTTTGAATTCTTTATGGCAGATAAAGATGACAAGTCACCATAAATAGATGTAAGTCTCTTAGCGTTATCATCAAAAGAATTGTGTAAGAAAACATAGTTATATAGTGACTGATTATATGCTTTGTTATAAATTTCAGCCAATCTGTATTCTTCAGAATCTTTTTCATAGTCATCAAGGTTAGCCATGAACTTCATTTTGTCTTTAGCTTCAGTCCATCTGTCACGGATTTTTTCTGCATTTTCTAATGCTTTATCAAATCTTTCTAGTGCTTTTTCTCCTTGTCCTGGTGCTAAGTTCCATGCTTGTTCAATATCTTGTGGGGAAGCTTGTTTATATCCTTGGTAATGTTTCAAGAACATATCAAAGGTTCCATTTTGAAGTGAACTTAATACAGCAGATTGAAATGCAGCAAACTCTGCATCTCTAATTTCTTTTGTAGTATGTTCATCTGGATTATCTACAACATTTGCAACCAATGCTTGGTTTGCATAGTTGTTAATTCTTGGGTCTAAAAAGAATTGACCATTTTTATACATGGTATTCAACTCATTTACCACATCATCAGCAAGCTGTTCTCTATTTTCAATGTATTGTTTGTAGCTAGGATCTTTTTTGAAGTAATCGTTAAAACCAATTGTAGCATACTTCTTCATCATTCCTGGTGCTTGAAGTATAGTTCCCATTAAGAAACCTGATAAGAATGTTTCAAGACCTTGCTTATTCCATTGTTTTGAAATTGCATCTCCAACTAATCCAGTACCATATCTAAAGTTTCTGGCATCAGGATTTTTAAATGATTGTACATAATAGTTTTGAGTGGCTTCTTGTAATACATCTTGTGCTACCTCTTGGATACCTTCTACAACATTTGCTTTAAAATAGTTAAGACCTACTTTACCATATGTTGCTGGTTTAGCTAATGATTTGATTGCATTTCCTAAACTTATTCTTTGTTTTGCAAATGCACCTTCTAAAGCTTTTTTACCAGGATTAAATACTATTTGAAATTCTTTTCCAACATTAGTAATTGTTGTTCCAAAATTAAACTTAGGAACACCCTTTAAGAAACTAGCATTTGTAATAGATGGAAAAACAAGTTTATTACTATAATAGATAAGAGCTGTATTATTAAGAGTATTCCAGAAAGCACCTTTAGATGCTTGTCTCATCATAGACTCTTGCTCATCCAATGTAGGTGGTTTACCGGTTTTCTTAAAGTGATCATTATATAATCTATCATAGGTTTGATATCTTGTAAATCCTCCTTCAAGTTTACCTTCTGATAATGCCATGTTCATTGCCATCATATCATGCCACAATGCACCAGCAGTTACAGAGTTTCTTGCAAGGTTGGTTAAGTTATCAGTATTCTTTAGTTCATTATATGCAGTAAGTGTATTATGTAAAGGATTTACAAAGTTCCCAAAATGGGATCCTGCTGATTTAAATAATTCTTTTGCTTTTGATAAGTTAGAATAGTTTTTTACACTAGAAAGTAATTTAGCTGTTCCTTTACCTGCATCAACAAGTGCTCTTGGTAAACTACCAAGTTTACTTGCAAATGTTCCTGCACCTTCTACAGCTCCTGTAGCAGCATTACCACCACCAAAAGTTGCACCAATCAATGTACCTTCAACAGCACCTTCTAATAAGATACCCATTGAGTATGATGCAGAGTTTAAAAGGTTAAGTGCAAATCCACCTGCACCACCTTTTGTTGAAGCTCCAATAGCATTATAGTATTCATAGTCTCTTGCACTTTGTGGATCTGCATCAAAAAGACCATTACCATCCATCATACTTTTATATGATCTAATAGGATCCATAAATCCTTTAGATAACATTGGCCATGCAGCATGTGTTGCCCATCTACTTAGGTCATCACCAAAAGTTGTATTTTGATTAAACCAAGTTTCATTATCCATAAGTGGATGAAAACCAACTTTATTAAATGTATCTTGACCATATGCTTTGTATCTTTCTCTAAAGGTTCCTTTAGGAGATGCATCATATGCATAAGGTTCAGCATAAGACCCCATGTCAGAAGTACCATTGATCTTTGCCATACCACCATTTAGTACAGCATCAAAACTACTTACACTTGATCCATTTACTCTTGCTGATCTTACATCAGATGGTGCAAAATGAGGAGTTACTCCAGCTGTATTATCTTTAATATAATTAGTTGGGTTAGCGAAGTTATCTTGCCAATTAACCTTTGGAGCTAATGGTTGTTCTACTCTTGCTGGATTTAAAAAATCACTCTTTGCTAGTAATTCATCAAATGCTGATGGTTGACTATCTAAGTTTTCTGCACTGTTGATTGATTGTTCAGCCATTGTAATTATTTATTATAATTCCAGAAAGGATTTGTAGGACTAATACCAAAATTTTCTTGAGCTTTTTGAATTGCTTTTTGATCACCAGATTGATGGATCTTTCTATACATATCAAAGTTTAATTGACGTAAACTTTGTATCATATTAAATGATTCCATTTCTTTTTGATCAATAGTTTTACCACTTCTGACATTAACATCCCAATATCTTTCATGTTGTTTTTTAGAACCATCTGGTAACATTTCATATGCTACTACAGAACCAATATAGTCACTTCCTCCTGGAGTTCTTTGAATAGTATATTTACCTGTACCTGCAGGATCAGTAAAGTTAATAGGGCCTTGTCTTAATAAAGCTTCTGTTGCAGTTGGGAACTGATTACCATATAGTTTATTTGATGACCAAGTATTTGATGGTGCAATAAATGTAATACCATTTTGATAGATGTGATCTATTTTTGCTTTAACATCACTTTCTTTAGCATCTGCACCCACCATACCTTTAATTACTTTCTCAATGATTTCTCTTGGTGCCATAAGTTTCATGGAACCTTGATTTTGATTTTCCATTGATATAGTAGTTGCACCAATATAGAAAGGATTAAGATCTTTATTTGTATTTAATTGTGCTTGTAACTCAGCAACAATTGCAAGAGCTTCATTTTTATTGACACCTGTGTTTTCCCATTCTTCTTCTGAACCAGGAAGTATATTACCTCCAGTAGTAATTCTGTATTTATTTCTGTCTTGATTCCAATTGGTAGCTAAGATAGTTGTAAACATAGAACTTGCTGACTGATTTCCTGGATCCCATTGCACACCTGGTGCAACTTTCATCATACCAGTTTCAGTAGCTAACCCATATTCATTACCTGATCCACGTTTTTGAACAGTAGATGGGAAGTATGATTGTAACCCACCTTTTTCTGGAGGAAGATTTGTAAGCTCGTCAAATGAATTATCAAATACATCTGCTACCCATGATGCTCCAGCTTCAACATCTTCTCTACCATTTATCATTCCTGGTATATTAGTTAAAGGGAATACATAGTTGTACCAACTTTTTTCTTTAGGTTGATTTGTTTTTTTACCAATATTAAATCCAAGAATAGCTGAAATTTGATCATCAACTTGTGCAGCAATTTTATTAAACTCTTCTGTATGACCTTTACCATCTAAGACATATCTGTTCATCACAAGATTAACAGCTTGATCAATTTTATCTTGAGTTACATTAGCATATTTTCCAGGATCTTTAGATTTAACTTCTTTTACAATATAATTAAGATCTTGTCTAAATTTATTTCTAATGTTATCATAATTTTGATTACGAACCATATTTAGAGCATCATCAACTCTTGACATTTGTTGTAATTGCAAAATAGATTTATCACCAAAATAAGATTGAGCTAATGTACTTGCAGAGTGTTGGGATGCCCATGCTTGTAAACTTGCATTTAAGTTATAGATCTGACCCGATTCTGTAGTTCTTCTTGTAAAAGAAGTTGGATCATTTGAGTATGATTCCCATACATTAGACCATACTTTTAAAATTGCAGCTTTGTTTTTTGCATTACTTCCTTCTTTAAGGATTCTTTTTGCTGTAGGGTCACTAGGATTTAATTTAACAACCATAGCAGCTAATTGAGCTGCAGTAAATGAATCACTGTTAACACCATTTTGAATAGTTTTCATTAAATGATCAACACCATCTGTAGCATTTTGATCAATCATTTTTTCTCTACTCATTTTTTGAAGTTCATCAAAAGTAAATTTACCTTCTGTATTAGAACCCGGTGATGGCATTAAGAAATTTAAATTAAACCCATTTACTTGAGGATTAGTATTTAATGTACCGTCTGCATTAAATGACCAATAGTTTTTTGAAACATTGTAATCAACAGCTTTTTGAAACATTTTTGCTTCATTCTGTTTATCAATTTCTGCTAATCTATCATTATGTGCTTGAGTTTGTCTTGCTCTTGCATTCTTATCTCTTAAAAATTCTAACCCAACTGCATTAGGTTTATATTCTACACTTGCATCAGTACTAGCATAATTATTAGCAGCCTTCATGATGTCTTGTTCTGCTCTAACAGATGCAAAACCAGCATCAACTTTAAGTCTGGCCAATTCCATGTCACTTAAAATATCTTCATCATAACCTTTTACAGTAGATGTTGATTGTTTATCATTGATTTGATTATTTAAGTTTGATGCAGTTTGTGCTACAGCAGAGTTTACAGCAAACATTTCTTCTAATGATTTACCGTAGTTATTTTGTTGAGGATTTACATTTCCGGCTTTAATATCTTTTTCAAGATTACCCATTAAATTCTCTGTAGTATTTAACTCATCTTTAGCTTTTGTATTTTGGTCAGATGCATAGTTCTTTAACCAGTCATACTTTGTTCTTATATAATCTTTTTCTGCTTCTAATGTGCTACCAAATTTTTCTTTGTTTTGATATGCATAGTTCATTCTTTCTACAAAAGCAGCTTCTCTATACATATCTTGAATATCTGGTCTATTAGAGTATTCAGCTAAGAACATGTTCTGAAGAGTAGGTAATATCAACTCACCATTCTTTTTTCTTACAAGATATAATCCAGATTGATCAGGCAATTGCTCTACCTTACTAATATTATACTTCTTAGCAAGATCCATATACTCTTGAGTTGCATTAACAAAAGGAGTATATTTTGCATTACCCATGTTTAAAGTTTCATCTAATGTTGCATCTTTAAACATTTGTCTTCTTAACTCAAGACCTTGAATACCTTCTGACCACCATTGTTTTCTTTGTTTATCATCTTGTGATGTCTTCAAAGCATTTGCAGATTCATATGTATTCATCCAATTTTTAGTCCAAGCCATATCTTTCATCAAGTACTTATCCTCATAGAAAGGTCTAAATACTTGCATAGCTTGATCTACATTCTGTTCTAAAGAAAGATCTAATCCGGAAACCCTTTTTAAATTAAAGTCAATTTGCTTTAACAACTCATCTTTTTTCTTAACATTTAAGTCATGAGTTAAATCAGAATTATACAACTGACCATATACATTATTCAGTTGTTTCCAGTTAGTATCATACTGTGTTTGTTTTGCCTGAAGTAGATTAGAATAGAAATTAAAGTCAGGCTGAAACGGCTGATAATCTGGTATATAATCTGTGACTCCTTGTAAGTACGTTGCCATAATTTATCTTTACGTAAAACTATTAAAATTTTTTAAGTTTAATAAACTTGTTAAGTTTACATGATGAATGGTGTCCATGTATCAATATAAATAAAACCACCATCTGCATATACAGGTCCACCATCTTTACTCATCCCAGGATACATTGTATTTACCATACTTCCTTGAGCTTGTGCTGTAGTTGTATTACCAGATAACTTAGCAGCATTGATAGCATTTCTTGCACACTCATCTGGATTTGATGCACCAGATGCTTTACATTTTTCTCTTTGTGCAAAGTAATCACTTTGTGTTCCTGTGGTTGTACCAGTAACAGTTTTTTCAGTAGGTCTAAAATCCATTCTACCACCTACTCCTGGAGCAACTGCATAGTTAGGGAACATCTGATTTAGTGCATCAGTCTTCCATCTATTAGTAATAGCATTAGTATAGTAGTTTCTAACATTGTTTCTCATTGCTAACTTAGCATTATCAAACTGTTGGTTAGCAACTGTATTTTGATCATATACTCTTTGTGCTGTTGCTTGTTTCAACATACTCTCTTGGTTTCTAATATCATTTGCTTTCATTTCAAATTGATTAGCAATGTTGACATTAGCATTGTTATATCTACCTAATATGTCTGCAGCATTTTTAGCAGCTTGACCTTGAATACTTGCTGATCTTGAAGACAATGCTTGAGGACCTGCAAACTGTGCCATACCTTGAGTTTGTATATTTGCTTGTTCTGCATTAGCAGCAAGTTCTCTGGTAGGGTCAATAAAGGTAGGTCTTGGTACTCCAAGTTCAACAGGAGCTGCCCATGGCATTCTTTTCTTAAGACCCATTAGATCTCCAAATGCACCAGTAGTTTTAATAGTATCTTGTAACCACCATTCAGAAGGAGGACCTGGTATATCAATACTACTATCTTCTTTACATGGAGGACAGTTACCGTTTTGATCAGCAGTCATTTCTATTACTGTACCATCTGATTTTTGACAAGGACATTTTTTAGGTTCAGTTGGTTCACATGTACAATTTCCTTGAGCATCTTTTGGTTTATAATTAGGTTTACTTTGATCTTCACATTGACACGGTTCTTCACCAGGGACATCTTCAAATTTCAATCCATGATGAGCTTGTTTTTCATCTTGTGTTGTATTTGTATAGTATGCATCAATAGGAGAGATGTTAGTAATTGCTTGACCCGTTTCATCATTATATCCAGTTTGTTTACCATAAGGATTAAATCCAGCAAAACTTGTAATACCTAGTAATGCTAATTGTGTGTCTTCATCATATTTACCAGGATTAGCATCAAGATCTTTCATTAATCTATCTGCAGCAATAAATCCAGCTTGTTGGATATATGCTTCTTCATCATAAGGACTAGCAGCTCTACCACTTCCTGTAGCTCTTTTCATTGGTAAACCCATATCATCAGAAACTTTTTCTAATGATGTGTATCCGCTACTTTTAATTTTATTATACATTGCCTGTATATCGGCATCAGAAAGATTTGGATTAGCATCTTTTACAACATCTTTAAAACCTCTTCTATCTCCTTTTGCATCACCAGAACTATCAAAATTTCTTAAGTCACCATTACCATCTTTATACATCCAAGATCCAAATGCAGGAATACCTAACTTATCTTTATAAGTTGTAGTCTTTAAATTCCTTTCTTGCATTCTTAGATAATTTTTTACAATTTCATCGTCTGTAAGTGTAGAAGGATCTTTACCAAATTGAGCTTGATATGTAGTAGAATATTTACCACTTTTACCTTTATATGCTTGTTGATCTGCTAAAGTTGCTCTTACTTGATTTGCAAATGCAGCTTTAGCTTTTGGATCATTAAAGGTTTGTGACATTGCTTCAAATGTTGCAGCAGCTACCACATTACCGTTCCATTTATCTAGATCAGTACCTGAGTATTTATCATGACCTGTAGCAGTAACTTTTTGTTCTACCTTTTTACCATCAGGTTGGATTACATATATTTTTTGTTTACCTCTTCCTGATTGCACATAAGCTCTTCTTAATGCATTTTGATATTCTTCTTCAGTTTTATAGTCTGCACGTTTAACTATAATACCATCATCTGCTTTAACTAATGGGAACATAGGACTAGATGCCGGAATTCTTTTTGTTCTACCTTGATAGTTATTAGAATTAGCACCCATTGCCATACCATATTCTGCTTCTGGTAAGTCATAGAAAGGCATATCATAACCACCCATAGACATACCATATTGTGCCATAGGAGGTGCAGGTTGTTCCTGACCACCTTGTGCTTGACCCATTGCTTGTTGTACTAATCCAGCAGCCTCTTCTTGAGATGCACCTAGTTGTGTAAAGATTTGTACAATAGCTTCTGGAGGTAATCCATTCTGCAACAGACTCATTACAACTTCTTGTGGTTGTGCACCATTCTGTAATGCTCCTTGAACTTCTTGAATGATTTCCATCATTTGATCTTGACCACCAGCTTGTGGTTGACCTTGTTGTTGCATCATTGCCATTTCTTCAGGAGATGGTTGTTGCATACCTTCTTGAGCTCTTCTTAATCTTCTCATACCACCACCATACATCATCATTTCTTCCATGCTTGGTTGTTGAGATGGTTGTGCAACAGGTTGTCCTTGGTTCATATCTACAGCTTGTTGAAGCTGATCATCACCACCACCTTGTTGTTCTTCCATTTGTTTCTTAAGTTGATCATTAAGAACTTTAATTTCTTTACTTGGAAGTATATCTTCTTCTGTCAATCCTCTTGCTTCCATACATGGTTTAGCAACAACAGGAATTCCTTGTGGGAATCCCTTTTTAGATTCTTGAGCTAATGCAAGACAACCTAACTTAACAACATATTTTTTAATCATTAACTCAGCAGTCTTTCTATCAATCTCATCTGTCTCAGGATCTTCTAGAATTTTTCTGTATTTCTGAATGTCATATTGTTTTGCAAGTTCAGCAGGAGTATAAGATTTACCTGCACTTTTTCCAAACATAGCAAGTAACTCAGGATCTTTTATTTTCATACCTCTAGTATCACTGAAAATAAAAGTATCTTCTGGAAGACTTAATGGAACTCCACCTTGTGCATGTCTTGGTCCTTTGATAATTTGATGTTCTGGCATCCCATCACCATTGATGTCTCCATATACTGTTTCTCCACCTTCTGCTTCTAAGTTAGCTTCATCTCTTGGAACAGCAGTAATATATCTACTTTCTCTAAGTTTAGGTTGACCAATGTATGCATTGTAATCTGCACCACCCATTGCTGGTACATCATTTACTAAAGCACCTTGTACTTGATACCCTGTTCTAGCTTTAGGAATTTTTTTAATTCTAACTTTTATCATTGGTTCCGTTATAAATATTCAACTTGTCCTCCGGCTGCTAAGAATTGTTGTAATTCTTCAGGAGTCATATATACTTCTTCATCTTCTTCATATGGTGCAGTAAACCCTCCGGCTTGCATATAACCACCATATCTACCGATAGCGTAGTTACCATAGGTAGCTCTACTACTTCTATCTTGACCTTGCTCAGGAGTTCTATATCCTATATAACTTCCATAATCTACTTGATCTCCTCTATCTTTTTCAGTAGATGAACCCATTAAATTATATACATCTGCTGTATCTAAAAGGAAGTTTTTTTCTTTTTTAGCATTTCGGAATCTATCAATACCACCCAAGATACCTCTTGCTCCTGCATTAAATACATTTACACCAGCTTCAGGATCAATAGATCTCATTTTTTTCCTTTTATTTTCTACACCTACATATTGATTTGGTGTAGGTGGTTCTTTTTCAGGAATAATCTCTTGACCTTGTGCTCCTAAAGTATGTCCGGTATTTGCTGTTTCTGTATATGATCCAGTACCTGTTGCATTAATATAAGCAAAAGGATTTTGATCTTGATTGATTGAAGACCCTCTTGGTGATCCAAACAAAGTATTTTCAAATTGAGCATCAGCAGAATGTGGTCCAAATGCAGACATGTCTTGTCCTATACCATTACTAAAACCTGTACCTAATTCAAATGGATTAACTCCACCATAACGGTATTCCATTTGAGGGCCACCATATTGCTTTTGATCTTTTACACGTTTTGTAGATTTATCTTCATAGTATCTAGAACCCTGTGCCCCAAATCTTACCTTATCTCTGAAACGTCTTGCATCTTCATTTTCAAAAGCATATGTAGTTCTAGCATGTCTTTTTTCTGCATTAGATAATTCATCCCAATGTTTCTTATTCCATGCATCTTCTTGAAGCTTTGAATCTATATATTCATTTCTACTTACTCTATCAGGTTTTTCTGAACGTTGTCTTCTTTCTTTTTCAGGATCTACCATCCCTTTAAGTTGAGCAACATCAATAGGATTGTCTCCTGCAACTTTATAAATGTCTAACCATTCTTTTTCTTTACCAAGTAAACCTTTTTTAGTAACATATCTTGCAGCAACTTCTGGTGGTAATTGACCCATAAAAGCATTCTTAGTACCTAAGTAATAAGGTTTACCCATTGGTTGTGCATATGATCCCATGTTAGCCATAATAGGATTCCAAGGTAAGAGTGTATTTGCAATTGAACCTTGACCTCTTACTATTCTAGGAACATAGTTCACCTGTGCTACTGGAATACAAGCTTTATATTTTTCATTCCAAATAGTACCCGGACCACATTTTGTTTTAGCAGGAGTTTGTAAAAATGGATTATCTACAGGTTTACCATAGTTCATATACTCATCAAGACTTTTATTATAAAAATCTTCATACTGTTTGTACTCTGCTTCTCTTTTAGATTTATTATCTTCAGAAGTAAAGTCACTATACCAGGTATCATAATCTCCTTCTGGATTTGCAGCTTCATAATCTTCTTGATTTGTTTCACCTGCTAACCAATCTTCATATCCTAATTTATCTCCTACTACTCTTTTTTCACCAGCTTGGTTCATAATATTGATACCATATTGTGCTTCAGGTAAACCATAAGGTTCATAGTATTCAGATTCATTACCACCATAAATAAATCTAGTGAGTGGATTTTTAGAATCCATGTCAACAAAACCACCAATTTCTGCTTGTGGTTGCATTGACATATCATCAGCTAAGTTTTCTTTATAACCATTTTGCATCAAAAGATTCATGATCTGTGGGTTATACTTAGCATTATCATAGATTTCTCCAGTAAGAGCTTTATTAGAATTATTTTTAAGAGTATTCTTAAACATATTCTTTTTATTCTCAATAGTGTTAGTTAAGTCATCTGTTCTTTTACCTTTACCAATAGTTTGTTCTTGACCACCTTCTTGAAATCTTGCTGTTACAGCTTTAATAAAGTTAGATTTAGATGTACCACCAAATTTAAAATCATCTGCGGGCATCACAATGTTAACATTAGGATTGTTAACACTAGAGTCTTTATATCTATAATAGTTATATGTTGATGGATAAATTCCTTTTTGAATTAGGAATTGCATACTATCTGGATAAGTTAAGTCTCTTTGATCAATTTGTTTATTAAACTCAACTCCTGTAGGATCTAGTGTTCTAATAGGTCCTACATCAGTACCACATGGACAGTTGCCATATTTATCTTTTGGTTGATAATTATTACCAGATGGGTCTTCACATTGACATTGATTATACAATGAATCCCATGTTTTATAACCAGCATATCCCAGAGCTCCTGCACCAAGTAAAGTATTACGACCTATTCTATACTTATAGTTTAATGCATTATTGATATCATTTGCATATGAACCTTCAGCAGCAGGATTAATTACATTAGGACCTAATGCTGGATTTACATATCCAAATGTAGGTAATTCAACATTTTGAATATTTTTAGCTTTAGTTCTAAATAACTGATTTAAACCTGTAGTAGCATAAGTTTCTAAACCTCTACCAACTTTACCTCTATTACTTAATTGTGCATAAGGTGTAGGTGGTTGTTCAGTAATATATGAATATAAACCTTTTAAAGGAGTATTTTTGGGAATATTTAAACCTCCTGCAAATGGAAACTCTGTTGTGTGAGGAAATGGTGTTACCTGATCTCTTAAAAGTAAATCACCAAAATTCTGTTTTATACCAGAAAGAGCTGGTGGAGTAACAATACTTTTTGATTTTACACCTTGTGAAAGAGGATTACCCATTTGGTCAAATACCATTGGGGCACCTGTTTCAGGATCAATATTATAATAGAATCTATTTTTAAATGTAAGTTCTTTTGCTTTAGATGATGTAGACCCAAATGGTAATTTTTGATTAGGTCCAAACTTATGTGTTATCTCAAAAAATTTATTTCCAGAATCATCTGTACCACCAATAATTTTAGAGTCAAGTGGATAAACCCCACCAAGTAAACCATCTGTTTCAGCTACTGTATTTAAGTCAGATAATTTAAATGATGATGCACCTCTGTCCAATTGATTAATAATCTTAAATACATCATCTTGGTATAATTGCAGTCTATCTACACCTAAACTTCCATCACCACCACCGGTAATACTACCATTATAACTAAAGACTCCTGGTTTAGGAGTAACATCCCCATGTAAAACTTTCCAAAGCTCATCTCTGTTTTGAGTAAAAGTTGTCTTTAACTGAGGTGTAAGTTTAGCTCCAACATAAGGTAACTTAGTCATTGCTTGACCTGTCATTGTTGCTAACGGTACCATCTTACGAATAGTACTCAAGTTAGTCATAGGTGTCAATGCTTTGGTATAACCAGGACCCTGAGTTAATAAGGGATACTGTTTTAATAATCTTGCAAGTACACCACCATCTTGTGCTTGTGGTAAATATTGCTGTGGTTGAAATGAATCAGATACTGGTCTATAGTCTCCAATGTAATATGAAAGATCAGGAAATGCTTCTTGATTTTGCATACCTGGAGTAATAGCCATCAAGTCTTCTAGTGAAAATGGTTTTTTATTTTTAAGATTTCCTGCTGTTCCATACTGATCTATTACATTTTTTTGAGTACTGTCAGCTTGATCATTTATAAATTCTTCATTTTCACCACCATCTTCCATGTAACCACCGTATCTACCAAATGCTTGTTCTTGTTCATCTTGTTCTGTTTCTAGATGACTAGTATCATTATTGGCAGCTTCTTCTTGATCATAATAACCCTCACTTGAATTTGCTAATTCTTCATCTTCAGCATCATCAGAAGCTCTTTGTTCTTCTTCATCAATTTGTTGTTGAGTTTGAGGATTGTTATTAGGAGCTTGTTCTTCTTGTTTTTGTACTGCTGATGGATCAAAATAACCTTCTTCAGAAAGTTGAGTAATAGCAGATTGAATAATACTCAATGCTGTTGTTTGATCTAATGCATATGATGTAATCAGTTCATTATAAACTAGATCCGGAGTAATTGAGTTCTTTAAAGAAAGATATGCGTTCTCATATATCTTATTTAATCTTGCAGGATCTTTACTTACAGAACCAACTTCCATACCCATCTGAGCTTTCTTTAGAAACTTGGCTGTATTATTATAGTATCCTGGTGTTTCTCCTGGACCTGCTTTTCTTATTCTAACTGATTTCTTCATAACGTATGTTATATACTAAATATACTAAATTTTAATTTAATCAATAAACTTATAAAGTTTATTCATCCTCAACTATATAACCATCTTTAACATACTGGTCTATTTCTTTTTGAGTAAGTTCTAATGCTACTCCTCCATTTTTATGAAGCATATAGAAATGTTTATGTAACTGTGTAGCATGTCCTTTTTTAGTCAGATCATCCCATCTCTTTCGTCCTTCTTGAGTATGCATTCCACTTGAAACTAATGGATTTAAACCTACTTGCTGTAATGAATTTGTTATAGCTTTATTAAACTCACCTGATACTCCAGTACCCATTAGGTTAAATCTATCAGATAAACCAAATGGATAATCTCTTTCTTTCATAAATATGAGTTGATCTTCTAATGTAGGAATACCATGTTGTCCTTTATCAAATCTTGTTATACCAATATCTCCCGTCAAATTATTACCAACATAAGTAGACATATCTAATCTAAGTAACGGGTTTCCTGATAAATCAAATGAAGATTCTGTTACAGGATTAATTTTAACTTTTAATTGATCGTCAATTTTTTTAATACCTAATCCTTTAGCAAGGTTTTCATTAACTAAAGACTCAAACTCTGGAACAGTAACTCTAAGTCCTGGAGATTCCATTAAGTAAATGGCTGGTTTTGCAGCCTTAGTAAGTTTAGTTCCTGCTTTAACAATTTGTCCAAGACTAGCCTTTTGTAATATTCCACCTTTTTCTTTTATTTGAGTAGAATTTTTTTGCCAAGGATTAGTTAATAATTCCTCAGCTTTACTGTAAACTTTTTTAACAGGTTCTTCAACATATTCATCAAGATACTCTTGAGGTGCGGTCATACCCATACCAGCAAGAGCAGCAGCATAAGCAGCAGCATATCCATATCTTTCTAAAAGACTTTGAAGATTACCCCCCATGGTTGCAGGATCAAATTGATCATTTCTAAGGGCTTCCATATTAACAGGAATATACCTATTAGAAAATGGCAGTCTTCTGTGAAAAGATAAACCAGGATCTGATATAGGAATGCTAGGTTTTATACCACCTTGATTATCAGTAATTAAAACTCCATTTCTTTTTGATAAACTTCTATAACCTAAATTAGTTCCCGGAGCCTTAGTATCTAAACGTACCCCAAATACTCCCGGATAACTTTCATTTGGATTACCTGGTTCTGCCCAATTTCCTTCTTTTTTAATTTGAGATTTACCCATTCTTAATAAAGGGCCATGTGAAGGATCTAATTGACCAGTTAATTTTACATAATCTAAACTATCTCCAAATTTTCTAAATGCAGTATTATCTACATACTCAGATAAATCTTTACCATAGAAAGGAAGATAATTTAAAGGACTTCCTATAAATGGTCCTAATCCATCATACCCAGCTCCAAAAGTTAAAATTTTTATAGGGTTCATCATTACAGGAGCTAATGTTTTTGCTAAACTATTAGCTGTTCCAATAGTTCCAACATTTGCTATTCTTCCTAGATTTTTACCAGTTTTAACAATTTGTCCAAGATTAGCTTTTGGTAAAGTACCACCTTTACTATATCCTAACAACTTTCTTGCATCAAGTGCATTTTGAGTTTGTTGAGTTGGCATAGTAAAATCTGAAAAGTTTGTATAATTTGTAGGGACAGATTTTATACCTTTTGCAAATCTATATGCTGGAAGTGCACTAAGACCTGCCATTGATGCATCCCAGGCTGCTTCCCCATAATTACCTTTATTAAAAGATTCTTTTGCATCAGCAAGATTTTGATCTAATCCTAGTAATACACTTGCATCAACAAATGGATTGCCCAACATATTTGAAACAACTGGTTTAACAAATCCAGTACCTTTTCCAATAGCATTGAGTCCTTTTATTCCTCCATAAGTAGTACCAATATCCCAAAGTTCATTTCCAAGTGCTTCTGTAAACTTTCCTTCATTATACCCTTCTCTTAAATTCATTCCAATTTTAAATGGATTAAATGCATTTAGAGTTTGATCTAAAACACCTGTAGGTGTCAATTTTGACATAGTTCCTAAATCAGTACCAAATTTATCTTCAGCTTTTAATCTATCATCATAGCTTCTATTCCAATCACCCCACATTTCTTCTCTTGGGTTTAATGCATAATATGCAGAATGAAATGGATGTTTTAATACATCTTTTACTTTATCTTCTGTAGTTAGTTCTCTATTTGGATCACCTTGTTTTATCTGTTGACCACTGTGTATAATAGCAGCATTGTATATGTCTCCTTGTTGTTCCTGTAATAAATCTTGGTAAGTTTTTTTTGAACCAGAAACCTTTTTTCCTAAAATTGATTGAACAGCTGCATTAGGATCAGTTTGATATAAGTTGATAAAAGAAGATTTTTCTTTATCATTTAATTCTGAAATAGCTTTTTTAAGAACATCTCTTTGAGCTGGTACAACTAAATTACCTAGGTATTCTGAAACAGCTTTGTTATAATCTTGGTTTTCTGCTGAAGTTCTTTTAGCTTCTGCATCACGTAGAATAACTGCATCCCTAGACAATTGATTGGCATTTCTTTGCATTGCCATTTGATCATCTTGAGAATATCTTATATCAGAATTATCAATATCACCATACTTATCCATCCATTCATTAAATGCTTTTTGACCACGTTCAATTTTATCAGAATGGTATTTTAAATCTGTTTCTGCAGGGTGATATCTTTTTTCCCAAGCAGCTTGAGGATCATTTGAAAAGAATACATCTTGATCTTTAGCAAGTTTAGAGTTATCAGTTTGCATACTATCTAAACCTTGAGTAATATTACCCAATGCATCGTTTAATATCTTTTGAGTAGGTTGTATAAATTTTTTTAACTCAGTTTGATTACCTAAAGAACTAGGTAAAGATTTTACAACTTCTGCCGGAGACTTTCCTTCTTCAAGAGCTTTGGTAATAATTTTATTTGTCACCGTAGCATCATACTGTTCTTTTGCAGCATCCATTAAAGAACCTAGTTGTTCTTTAACTTGTTTAGGATCCAGCCCCCAATAGTTTTTAAATTGATCTGCTTGATAACCATTATTAACAATCCTATTATATGCAAGATCTAAAGGATATAGTTGTGCAAATCCTGTTTCTGAATTTTTATTAATTAAAAATGTTTTTTTTAATTCTTCTTCAGTATCTTTAGTTAAATTAGATAAAGGTATAACATCAAATGGTTCAATTTTATCAGACTTCTTTGAAGCATCAAATGTTTTATAATATCCACTAACTTTATTATCATAATTTCTTCTCTGTTCTTCTAATAATTTTTGTTGCCCTTCTTCCCGTATACTTTGCATCTTTTGTTCATGTGCAAGTTTTCTATCAGACATTTGTTTTTCAAAACCCTTTTGTTCTTCAGCCCATGCAGCACGTAACTCAGATTCAGTTAAACATTGACCATTATAATCATACTTACCTGGAGGACATTGTTTACCTGTCATTACAGGAGATTGCATCTCATTCCAATATGAAGGTTGTGCTACATTCTCTACTTCAACCATTGGCTGTTCTTGATCAGTAGAAGACTCATTGTCTTTTCTACCTTTCATTATTTTTGTAGTCTTATTAAATACACCACCATATCTAGCTTGTGGTATGCTTGTAATTCTATACTTTGCCATGGTTAGATTTTTTCAAATGTATATCCAAGTTTTTCTAATTCTCTCATAGTAGCTTCATCTACTTCATCTCCTAAAGTATAATCAACATTACCACCTTCTTCCCAGCTATCTAATGTTTTATATGTTTTAGGATCTACAACAAAGTTGTTTTCAATTAAGAATGGTTTACCACCAACTAATTTTAAAGCTTCTACGTTCTGCAATGGTTTAAAAAATGAACTTGCTGCAATTTGTTTTGCTGCATCTGTTGGATTTAAATAGGCATGTCCTCTTTTTTCCCAAGGATTAAGATCCCAAATATCATTTGTTGTAAATTGTAAACCTTGTGGATGATCATTTATATCCCATCCAAATCCACCCATTACACCAAACTGATCATTATCCCAAACTTTACCTGTTGAAACACCTGAGAATGGTTGTAAATCATTTAATTTTGCATGTCTTGATCTTACCCATGGATTCCATCCAGCAATTCTCATTGCATCTTGTTGTCTCATCCAATCATCAAGCTCTTGTTCATTTCCATAATTTGCTTGTCTTTTTATTCTATAATGCTCTCTAGTTAAATCTTCTAAAGGATTATGTCCAAAAGATAAACCCTGTTCATATCCTGATGCTCTTAAATCATTATACAAATCATTAAAGTAATCCGGACTATATGCAGTATTTAACATGCGGAACTTATTATCTCCAATTTGTTCTAATGTACCATATTCTTGTGGTAATCCTAAACCAACTGCCCAAGCATCTAATCTTCTTTGACCAATATCATTTAATTTACTTAAAGTAGACTGATCAAAAACTTGCATTCTATCTTTATCAGACATTTTTTTAAACTCCTCTAATGGAATTCTTTTTATTTTTAATAATGTTTCAAGATGTGGTTGATGTCCATACTTTAAAGACATTCCTACTCTAAACGGTCTAGTTTCATTACTAACAGTATTTTTATATAACTCAGTAGGTAATGCTTTTACTTTATCTAAAATAGCATACCCAGCTGGATTTATTGATTTATATAATCCAGCTCTTCCTAACTTTCCTAATTCTGATAAACCTACCGGTAATCCATTTGCAGCTTTAGGTAAAAAACCACCATTAGCATATTGTCTTGTTAATCTATAATTTGGTACTTGTATTTCTTTTAAAGAGCTTCCTGGCACATTAAAGACTCTAGCTTGTTCTGTCATTCCTTTTTGCAATAACATATCATTAAGTCTTTTGACCATTTCATCAGCAGTTTCTTGTTTTAATGATCTACCCGTACGAATACCTCTAGGAACTTCTAATCCTTCAAATAAGTTATGATTTACAGACATATAATTTAAAGGTATATGATTTTCATAAGTCATTTGCCAATCAGGTCTTTTACCCATATTAAGCAACATATTATATGAATCTAAACTTAAACTATATGGTTCTAGAATAGATGGGTTAGGTTTTGTAAATGCTTGATTCATTAACTGAAATGCTCTTCCAGCTTCAATTGAATTTGGCATCTTAGCAAGGAAATGAAAAGTATTATCATCTACACCTTTAACTTTTGGATTTGGATACAATGTTAAATAACCTGATTGATCTTTATTATAAATATCAAGAGGAAATGTTACATTAGCTGGAAAATCTGCAGGAATACTTCCTAAAGTTAATTTAGTTGGAGGTACTCTAGGTATTATTGAAGTTGTTCCTCGTACCCAACCTGATGGTGAAGGTACTTTAGATACTTTTGAAAGTGCATTACCAGCTTTAGTTATCATTCCATAACTAGCTTTAGTAAGTTCAGGAACAGATATATCTTCAATAATGTAACCACCTTTAGCATATTCTTGAATCTCTTCTGGTGTAAGGTCTGCTTCAATATAATCTTCTTCAGTTGGTTTACCTTTTAAATAGTTACGGATGTCTTTAGCAGCAGCTCTCATTTCAGGAGAGTCATACTTTCTTTCTATTCTATAATCTTTTCTACCCTTTGAAAACATACCAATACTACCTGGAGCAAGTTGTGCTCTTAACTGACCATCTATATAATTTTCATCAAATCTATCTCTACTTTGAGTGCTACCATTTTTTACTTGTCCTTCATACTCCCAAGTCATATCCTCACCTCTTGCATCTCTTACAGCTTTTTCAAAGTTTTGTAAAAGAGGTTGGTAGTTTGGATCATCCCGCATACCATGCATCATATCTAAGAATACATCTCCTCTATTAGCACCTCTTGGATTATATAAAGCAAGATACGTATTTGGTGATGGATTTGGATAAATATATTCAGGACCATTTTCTTCGATAAGATTATCATATCTTATTTCAGGATTACCTTCTGGAAATTGAAATTCTATATCTCCGTAACCCACACTTCTAGCATCATAGTTAGGGTCTTTTACAATACTTAAATTCTCCCCTTCTGCACCATAGACACCCTGCATACCAGGATATCTTTTCATTAATCTTTTCTTGAACTTATCACCTGATTCACCACCATCTTGAAAATACTGAGAGTTAGGATCATAAATTTTATTTTTTCTAGATTTAGGTTGTGCAAAAAATGGATGCTCAGCAAGTAATCTATTTGTTGCTTCTAAACTTCTAGAGTATGCACGGGCATTTTTCTTTTTAGGTAACTTAGGAATACTACCACCTTTTTTAAAGTCTTCTGGTTTTTCTAAATCCGGAATACCTGATAGGTTATAATTAGAAGTAAGTTCCTCATTTGGTTTTATATCTCGTGTTGCAACCATAACAATATGGTCACCATTATCAACCTCTCTTACATTTGGTTCTTCACTATGATTATAATAACCTAATACAGTAGATGGGAATGGTGCTTGATATAATTCTCCATTTCTATTAAATACTTTTCTAATATGTGATATTCCAATAGGTTCTCCTGCTCTTATAGGTTCATTTGTAAACAAACCTTTACCTTGAATCTTAGATGGTTTTACACTTACTTGTTTGTAAATAGGAGTATCAACTCCTTCTTTAGCACTAACAAATTCTTTTGGTGATTCACCACCTTCTTTTTTAACAACTCCTCCATCTTTATTTCTTGCACCAGATCTATTCATAAGTTGATTATATGCATCAGATCCAGAAAGTTTATTTGATGTTTCTTTTTGCCATCTTTCTAATGCAGAATTACGCAGTTTAATAATAACTTGTTTTCTCCAAGCTTCTAATTGTTCTGGTGTAGCATTATTAATATCATCAAGTTTTAGTCCAAGTTGACCACGAAATTCACTAGCAATAAGTTTAGGGTCTCCTGTATACAACGGACTGTTAATATCATATGTATCAATATACTCTTTATATGTTCTTGGTAATGTATCTTCTCCTTTTGTTAAACTACTTAAAGAAGATTTATTAAGCATTTTTTTATTTGTAAAAGTTGGATTGTATAAGCCTTTATTAATTAATGCTTCAGTTTGCTCTGGTGAAAGTATCTTACTTCTAAAGTTTGGCATATAAACTCCAGGAAATAAATTAGAAAATAATTCATCTCTACTTGTATCTTGATTAAATGCGTTCCACATAGTCGTAGCTGGGTCTTCTGGATACATTTTATCAAATTGATTCCGAGCATTACGGTAATCAATTTCTTTTTGAAAAAGATTTATAATTTCTTTATCTGTAAAAAAATCTTCTTTTGACGGCATCCATTGAGGACCTGCTAGTTGGTGTAGAGCATTTTGAGATACTTGCCAACCAGGACTAAAATTTTTAAATTCATAATCTTTACCTTTAATTAAATTGGGATCATATCCATCAAGTTTACCAGAACCGTATAATGAAGAATATGCATTTTTTAATCCTTCTTGTCTCCAATTAGGGTCTGTTTCTAATTGCTGAGTTGCTTCATTTAATATATTATAATCTTGTGGATCAATATAATATGCTTCTAATCCTGCAGGTAAATAAGGATCTCCACCAAATCGTATTGGAAAGTAACTATCAATTGCAGGATTAGTTAATAAATTTTTAGTATCTTGAGTCATTATAGGAAACTTAGCAACAACTTTGGGTGCGGTATTTCCTAGTGTTGACATAATGGGTGGTAATCCCATCATTTTACCGGCTGATCCTGAAAATCTAGTAAGACCTCCCATTGATTTTTTAACCAATGATTTGTTATTTGTTGGAAATTCATCAACATAATCAGCATCTGGAAAATGATAATCTTGACCAGGATACATCATCCGTGGTTGACCAACATTTGGTTTTGCCATTACAGGATATGGTACTCCCTGCATGGTAATTGTATTAGAAGGGATACGAGTTATTTCTCCTGGATGTGCCCACTGACCATTAGGATCTACAATAATATCTTTCTTAGCAGTTGGAGCTTTTGCATTACCAAGTTTTCTAAGAGCATCAATAAGTACTTTTTTATTATGCATTATCTAGGGGAATACTGATTTTTACTATTGTTCATTTTAAGAATCATGTTTACATTATCACATTGTTTCTTTCTTAATGATACAAAATTAAGGTAGTGTCTGAATTTTTTTCTTTGCATTTCAGGCTTACCATAATTCATATTATTAGGATTCAAAATTCTTGTGAATCCATCAGCTGCAGTAATCCATGTATTCTCACTAGAATAATTACCAAGAAGAACAGTAGTTCCTGGAACCAATGGTCCTGTAGGAGGATAGTCTGATCCAATAGGAAACTCATCTCTATTTCTTGTTATATCCCAGAATTGATTAAATCTATATTTATTTTCTTCTTTAGAGAAAAGTATATCATATGAAAACTGATTAGTACCAAGCTTTGGATACTGCAGTGATAAATTAACATCATTCTTTGGATAAAGATTTAAGTTAAGATATCCAGATACTTGTTCTGAGTTATACACTACAGCTTCATCAAAGTTGTAATCAAGAACTTGGTGTTGATCAATACAACTATTTCCATTTCTTCTATAACATTCAAGGATATATTCCATTGATCTAGTAGTCATTACTGACTGTCCAGTCATAATTGGAAACTCTATTTCCCATCCTCTTTGTATACCATAGAAGTTACAGAATCCATCACAGATATAATTATGTTTCCAAAGCGTATTATTCTTAGTACTTAAGAAAATATCTTTAGTAGGAATAAGTAAATCCGGATGCCAGTCATGGAAACTTAACCAGTATTGATTTTTAGGGTCATAACTAATTGTCCATGATGCATCATCAAATAAGAATGGATCACCTAACATATAAATGTTATTCTGATTATTATCTAGTATAAAATAATCACCTGACCCATCAGAATTGATTCCTATATATTTTACTCTACCTTTATACTCATCTTTTAGATAATAGTCTTTTTTAGCAAAATACAATATAGTACTTGAGCTATCATATGTAGCTTGACATCCAATACCCGAAACCGGATTATCTTGATATGGGTAATTAGGGAAATCATCTGTCAGCCTGTATGGTAAGTATAAGATAAACCACCATTTCATACCAGCTTGAGAAATTTCCTGTAATCCATCTCCATAAGTAAAGATACGTCCTTGATTTTGAGACATATAGAAAATACCTACAGGTGTTGAAATAACAGCTAATCTATTTTGTGATGAACCAAACTCATATGATTTGTCTGCATTTGATACAGCTTGTTGTGGCTGTGAAAACAATCCACCATCTCCAATAGTAATCTTAGTATTTAAATCTGTCTCAAGTGTATCTACACCTTGGAACATTAAAGGACTTTCATTTTTAAACGTAATGAATATACCTGATTTATTAATTGACTTTACACCAGATATTTGACCTTTAAACTCCTTATAGTTATTTACAAGATAAATAAACCAACTATCTTTTGTTGCTTCAAATTGTTGCGGTAATGAATAGATGATCCTATCAGGATAATACGTATAACATAACTTAGCAATTTCAGGATTGTAATATCTTGACTGAATACTTCCTGAAGAAAAATATTGATTGAATAGTTTAGAAACACTTAATGAATAGTCATAGATATATTCACTCAATCTTCCCATTACATTAGGATTCATATCAAACATAGCAGGTAGATCTGTATATCTATATGGATCATAGTGTTTACCACCTTCTCGTGTGCTTTGTTTTCTAAAGTCAATAAGAACTTCAGACTCTACAAAGAAATCTCTAACACCAGAATTAGCTAAATAAAAGTACGCATCTCTTACAGAAAACATACCTTCATAAGCTTTACTAAGATTTCCTGTACCAATACCTATACCCTCTTTTTGATCAGTAGCGTAGTTATAATATCTTTGAGTAATATTATTATTATTATAGTCTACATAATAATCTAGATTATAGAATGCACCTGGTAAAGCTCCTGATCCAGGAACAGAAGGGCTACTTATACTTACAGCTTCTGATAAAAATGTTACATCATATAAAATGCTATTTACATTAAATCTACTTTGAGGTATCATGTTATGTAAATAGTAATTGTATTCAAAGCCGTCCGGTTGACCATATAACCAATCATAGTAGAACATCATGTTGTTCTTCTCTGTATAACGGTTAATATAGGTATCTCCACCAAATAAAATAGGACTTCTTTGTATTACTGTAAAGTAATAAGTTTTACCATCTTTTGGACATGTCCATGAAAGTGGTGGATTAGGTATGTTATAGTTAGCTAGTTGTTGCTCACATGGAGTAATTACAATTTGACTTTCACTTCCTAATTGACCATACTGATTTCTTACTCTACCTTTTAATCCACCATAGTGACTTGCAATAGTTAAGCTAAAAGGTTTTGTTTTTTCATTTTCTTTAAAGACGGGTAAGTCTGTATTTAAAAATGCTGGGTCAGATGTATTTTGTGCAATTGTACCTAAGGTAACCAATGACTTATCCTGAACTCCAGAAGTAATTAAATTAGGTCCAATATTTACTCCATCAGAATATATAGGATTATAGTATGGTCCTGACTTTGTTCTTACTGTAACTGCATCAGATCTTTTTAAGTTATTGATACTATAAGAATGATAGTTACCTAAATAGTCTTGATACTTTGTTACTTCTTGAAGATTGTCTCTTATGTAAAAACTATCTTCAATTCTAAATCTATTAAGATAAGTATTAGATAGTTTAGTCATATTACTATAGTACCCATGACTTATTTGCTGTAATGCATACTGTCTATAAGGTGTAATAGTATAAAATAACTTAATTGCAATATCTGCACCTTCAGAAAAGTAATATGAAATTTGATTAAATGCACCTAGTGTTCTAGATACAGGATCTAAATATGCAAATGAAGGTAATTCAATAGTCCCTCCAAGAGTTAACTTTGGTATTCCAGCATTATTTGCATTTGTATTTACTGTAGTAATTAAACTATCAACAGCACCAGCATATGCTGTACCCCCATAACCATTGGCTAACATTGCAAAAACATCTGCAGCGGCAGTACCTGAACTATAATAAGTATCTAAAAAACTATTAAAAGTACTAACTGCTGCACCAATACGACCTGGAGCACTACTTAATGCAAGATTTTGTGCACTTGAGTCTTCAATAGTACCACTACCAGAAGCAAATACAATTGGACCTGTACCACCAGGACCTCTATACTGTTCAGTATATGATTGTATTGTTGGTTGATTAATGATTCTTTTACCAATCATTGAAATAACTGCTTCAGCAAGTCCAGCAACAATAGCAGGTAAAACAGCAAGATTATTTAATAGTTTAAATTTAGGATGTCCGTTTGGTTCTTGAAATGCTAAGTCAGCATAACCATTCAATGTACCATATACTTTAAACTCTGTAGTTGACAAATACGGAGTTCTAAACATTGTATCCGGAGAATGGAATGTAAAAATATCATTTGGTATTGATTGATTAATTACATTATCATCTTTGTCTACATTTTTAATATACGGATCGTTATATAAATAATTATGATCTGAAGAAGTATTTGAATACCCAATTGGTTTAATTGTGTTGTATGGATAGTTAGCATAAAGTCCTGTTCTATTTTGAGCTAATGATCCTCTCAATTGAAAAGTTCTAAAGTTATTAACCATACCTTTTGCAATAATGGTCTTATTACCTTCTCTTGAACCTCTTAAGATTTCATAACCTACAATGCCGGGAATATCATTACCATCTTGATCTTTAGGTGCAACAATGTTATCAAAGAACACACCCATCAATCTTATGTTATACTGATTACCTGAAGTTGCCGTATTAGTAGTAGGTCTAAAATGTAAAGCATCTGTGCTATTACTATTAGCAATAAAATTTTCTGGAAACTTATGATGTCTAATATGTTGCCCACAAAGATCATGTGGACCTATTGTTTGACCAACAGGAATTTGAGCACCAGGACCAGTCCAACAATACGTGCTTGAATTCCATATATCGGGTCTATCATCAGGATAACTTTCTGTAGATTCCCAATAACCCATTTCTCCAATAGCCAATAAAACTCCACCATCATCTAATACCCACTTACCAGCATTATTTAATGTTGCTCCAGGTATTGGTGTTAATGTTGGATACATAAGTTGAGTTGCTGTGTTATAAACTTCAAATACTTTATCATCTGTAGATAAAGAATTTTTATCATTTATATCATCTGCTTCAAATACCGGTGTTCCATTTGGAAGAATAAAAGTTTTAGGTGCTCTTCCTGGAATATGATACGATGATGATTTATCTCCTGTATTATAAACCCATCTAATAAAAAAAGTATAAACTTCATCTCTTAGATAGTTTGTTTTGTTACCACCTTTCATGTAGTAATCAGCAGGATATTCAACACTTGCCCATCTTGTTTGAATAAGATTTGCTAATGGTTGATAGTTAAAATCAAATTTAGATCTTGGACCTACTCTAAGTAAATAACTATTTACTTCTGTTATTTGATCTGATGTTTCAAATACAGGAGTTGTAATAGGAAGCTGCTCAAGAGGAATTTTAACAAGACTTGGATTAATCTGATCAATAGCAATTTTTGTAGTCTTAGTTGAATAAAATCCTATTTGATTTGCAACAGTCTGTTGATTTACAGCCTGGACAATAACTAATACAAACTCATCAAAGTTTACTGAATCAGCACTAACATCTAATGTTAATGAACCTTCTAAATCATTAGCTGAATATACAAACTGATAGTTACTTTGTGAAAAGTAATCTGTTACTTTTTGTCCTTTTATTGTATAAGCAATAAGTGCAAAGTATGTACCATTAGCTAGAGTACCTCCGGATTGTCCTAATGTTAAATTAAGACAAGGTGTTTCCATTAATCTTGCTAATCTTGTTGCTTCACAATTTAATGAATTAATAAATTCTACAGTACTACATAAAACCTGATTTGGTTTTTCATTCCATACTACACCAGGCCACAATAAATTTGTAATTGTTCCGTTACTATAATAGTTCATAGTAGACGGTCCTCCACCTATCCATGTATAATCTAAACTTGGCCAAGTATTTGGATCACCAATATTAATATATCTATCAGGATTAAATCCATCTGCCCAATATACTTGCCAAGAACAATCTTCTTTTTCTCTTGCTGAACCAGAAATAAGATATCTTTTATCAAAGTTTAAACAAGGATCCTGAACTATTTCTCTATATCTACAAACATCTTCTTCTAATAAACCTATCTCAGATGTAATTCGTTTACCCAAAGAGTTATGTCCTGCAGTAAAGATTAGCCATTTATCTGAATATAAATAAATAGCACCAATAATATATTTTTGTGTAACAGTAGAAGGCATAGTAGCTCCTGCAGTACCACATAAAATATTTGATGTTTCATTTGACAATGTACCAACATCTCCTTCAATGGTGTTATTTACAACATTGATTGCATGAGTCCACATTCCTTCAGATACGAATGAAGGATCGGAGTCTTTATTTAATCCTTTTGTAAAAGAATTAGTAATAGTCTGAGAAGTATCTTGCGGAGATTGTTTCTTTGCCATAATCTTAAATAACTCTATTACCCATACTTCCTCTATAGTATGGGTTATTTGGTGAATGACTTTCAAACATATAGTAGTACTTACCGTACTGTGCTTTTCTATTTGCCCACCAAAGTTGTTCCATCTCTTTAAAGTTTGGAGTATTAACCAAACTTAATGCATTGTTTCTTGCAGCCTTTAATCTTTGTTCAAGTAACTGCATTCTTTGAGCAACATCTTCACCATTGAGATAAAGATTTTCCATTATCCTTGATTTCAATGCATATTCATAATACTCATTGAGTAAGTCATGATCTGGAACAAGTAAGTTATCATCATCATCAACAAGTTCACCTTGGTAGTTTAAATATACTTTACCAGTATCAAATGTTGTAAACAAGAAGCCACCTTTTATCCAACCTTGATTTGGTGTATTATAATAAAGATTAGGGCAGTCACATTCTATTTCTTGACTAGCCTTCATTCTTAATGGAGTTAAGACAGAATAAGTTCTTGTTACTCCAGTATTTAATACTTGAATAAGTTCCCACTTTTCTCCTTTACAATTAACAAATACTCTTGGCTTAATACAAGTATCACCATAGGGTGCTAAAGGATCATATGCATCAGGAATAACCGTTGGTGTACAAGTTGTAGGGCAGGTGTGATCTGGACATGCTGCAGTATGATTACATGGGTTAGCATTACATACTCTGCAGTTAACTGTTTCCGGTGCACATATATCTACAGTACTAGGTACTTCGGAATATGGTACTTCTTGAATATTGGTTCCAGATGCATAACCATCATAACCAACACTTTCTGTATAGTGACCACATATAAAAGCGTAGTTAAATGTATAGAAATCATCTGGTAGTTTTACTTTACCATGACAAACATCTAATACAACTTCCTTTGTTTGATTGATTCTTAAACCTAAATCATAGTTAATTTTTTTTACTAACTTAATTAACTGTTGAGGTTCAATCATGTTCTCTAAAGCAAAAGTATTTAGATCAACAGTAACATCTTCCAATAACTGGTCAAACGTTCTATATTTTAAAGTATAATTAAAGTCCATTATCTAACTACATTTTGACTATCATCAGGACCATCTGTAGGAACTTGCATAGCCATGGTTAATTCTTTTACAACAAACTGCTCTATTTCAGAAAACAAATACTCTGGAAAAGCTAAAGGTTGATCTTGCCTAACTAAACAATCATCAGTTGAACATGTATCAGCTTGTCCTTCAAAAATAGCTTCCATTCTTACAGCCTCCCAATCAATATTTGGAGAATATAAGTAACCGTTAAGATACCAGAAGTATTTTCTTTTATTGTATTTAAATGTTGTAGTTTTAGTCATAGAGACCCAAGTACCTGGATCTGTACGGAACATTTCAATAGAACCATCTATTGAAGATACTGTACGTATAATAGGACCCATTGCTCCATCAAAAATAGTTGGAAGCTTTTCTTTTGATCTTTTAAAGTAACAGCCAGAGTATACACCTACACATCCAGCCTCTACTTTATCTACATCAATAAGTTCAATATAGGGAAGCACTTGAAAGATTGAACTAATCTTCATTAACCTAAATTGATTATCCTCTCTCTTTAAAAGAGTTTGGCCATATTTAGTTATAGAATAATAAATAGTTCTGTCTGTAAGAAATGCATCTTCCTTTACAGCTTTAAGGGTATTTCTTACTCTTGATATAGCTTCTCCTATTGTTGTCATATATCAAATTCATTATAGCTTTTCAAAGCATTGTTACTAACTTTTGTAAGGTAATCTTTATAAACAGCACTATTATAAACTTTATCAATTTTTGCCTTTGATACTACTTGTAAATACATATTCCAGTTTTCTGGATAAGATTTAGCAACAGCTCTTTTAAATTCCCTACATGCAGTAAACCCCCAAAATTCTCTATTCTTCATCTTATGTTTTGGAGCATAGTTTGTAAAAAATATTTTGGCTAACTTACCATCTGTTTCCCAATTTTTATTTGTTACTTTTACTCCATACTTTTTAGACTTGGCATAATCAATATTGTCTTTCTTACTTTGTTGACAAGTACCAATGAATAACCAACCTATTTGTTCAGGCAATTGAACACCATCTCTTGTATCAATAACTTTATGATATAACACTTGATTGAATCTCTTTACTATCTTTCTAAGCATTTTATCTTCTAAGTGTTTATACTTAGGATGTGTTTTTTTAAAATTATCAAAGAACTCTTTGTTTAAAATAGTGCTAACCTCTGGTCTATACCTAGAAGCTTTTATGTCAGGTTTATTAAATTCCTTCATATTAATATACTAAAAATATATGACTTAAACAAATGTAATCAAAAAACAAAACCCCGCAAGTGCGGGGCTTTGTCTTTGTTGTCACAGAAACCAACAAACTGTAACTTCTTATAATTGACAAAAATATGCTGCTAAAGCTTGTAGAGCATCATTGATATTAGTATTAGTAGGTACAATTACATTTTGACCACACATAATATCTGGTCCAGTATAAATTGTACACTGTGAATCAGTAACTGTATAACACGGTTCAGGAGTTGGACATCCTGCTGGTGTAGGACATGGTGCAGGACTAGTTAAAAAACTATCCTCACACCCACAATTTGAACATTTTGTTGTTGACATGACTTATATTATTAAGAACAAGTTGTTGAAAAACCTGTTTCAGTATTACATGGATCTAAGTATGCAATCATACCATCTAGACTAAATTCAAATCCACCAATTTGATCAGCTTGTGAAGCATCACAACTAAAATCCCATGTAGCTGCAAAAGCATCTGATACTAATGGAAAGTTAGCACTTGATGGAGCATTTTGAATGTCTGATGCTGCTGCAATATAATTTGGTAAGTTTTCACCTATTCTAGTATTTGAAGTTAAAAATCTAAATGGACTATTACCAAATAAAGTAGTTGGTGCATTACCGTCTTCAATATCATCTACTGTTTGAAGTTCTAATTGTTTATTTGCAGTAATAAAAATATTCACTACACTAGATAGTGCTGTACCATAACTTCCTTTTACAGTAAGTTGTCTTGCAATTACTTGTAAACCAGATCTATATAGTGCATCAAAATTACCAGTTGTTATAGAAGAAGGAACTACAGAAGCTCCATTATTAAATTGTATTCCACCTGCACCAATAATAGTGCAACCACCGGTACCACTCCATGTTGTACAACCTTGTATTCCATTGTATGCATTTTGTGAAGTAAGAGGCACCACACTTCCGGGAGATGCTGGATTTTCAAGAGGAATATATACATTACCTCTAAAATGAACTTGATTACCAATTCTTCTACATTGCGGTTTAGTTACTCCAGAGTAATAAGCAAAACCATCAAGATCAACCCAACCACTATCTGTAATGTTTGCAGTAATTACATTTGCAGTTTCAGTTAAATTTACAGTAGATGTATTTTGTACAGAAACTGAAGATGTTTTTGAATAGTTATAAATATCACAAATTGCAATCCATAAATTATTAATAGTATCAGCAACTGTAACTGGACTATCTTGCCATGTTCCAAATCCTGTATAAGGACCATATGCTGAACTAAAAGTTTGACCTGTATTTGCTAATGAAGAATCTGAACCTACAATACATTGTGTTGCAACAGCTGCTAGTAAATCAGCAGGTAAATCAGTTGCACCTACTAATGCACAATAACCTATTGTGGCATTATTAAGTAATGTATTTAAAACTAAATCAATTGTAGCTGAACTAGCAGAAGACATATATGATGCCAAACAACCAGTACTAATACTTGGTAAAGTAAATGATGGTGCTGGAGCTGATTCTAATGCTGTTACTCTTATATCTAAATTGGTAAGGTTGTTATTAATAACTGAAATTTGTGAAATAAGAGAACATACTTTTTCTCCAATTGCTTGAGCATATTCTGATACAGTCATTACTGTTACACCTCCTACTACAAAACAAGAAGCTACTGTTACTAGCTGATCACTTTTTGTAGTATTAACAACAGGGCTTGTTGCTGGATCAGATACATTAGTTATTTCTGTTTGTAATGCACAGATTCTATCAATTAAAAATTGTATAAGTGCTTGAAAATCATTTGGTCCACAAGCAGTTAGATTGAAACATGTAAGATCATAGTTAGTTACATTTAATGTATCTAACACAGTACACAATTCTGTTGCTAGTTTAAAAACAACATCTGAAATTGTATCACCTGTACATAGTTTAATGCAAGGAATGTCTGGTCCTTGCCAAATCACACAATTAGATGAGATTGGGCTACAAGGTGAGTTATCATAATTTAGTGGCTTCATATTTCTTCTATTACTATAATATACAAAAATTAATTAAGACTGGCAAGTTCTACCGGTACTGCTGCAACCACAATCACCACCACATGATCCACTACAACCACATCCTGTATTACATCCACATGATGGAGTAGCACACACATAGTCTGGATTAACAAGAGCTTGTAAGTCTATTAGTTCTTTTTTAATAATGTACTGTTGGTCTTCTTCAGGGCAACAGTTAGTGATTCCATATCTAAGTTCAAGAACTTGTTTATAAAGTGCTTCTGCTGCTTTACAAGATATTTCTTCATATTTCCAAGTACTGCAATGTGGAGTATTATATCCTGGTTTTAATGATCTTTTTGGATATACAGGAGGAGGACATACTCCATCAACACAATTACCAAAATATTCTACATAGTCTGTATCAAATGAAGTTAACCAATGAGTTAAACAGATTCTATCTGATCTTTCACCAGCTCCTATTGTAATTAACTGTACTTCTCCTGTACAATCTACATATCTATACTCATGTGATACATCATCATGATTTTTAATTCTTGAACATACACATGGAAAACTTGTAAGACATTCTAAACAAGTTTCAAACTGACCAGATATATTTCCAATGTTTCCAGAATTAATACTTGTTGATGCTACTTCAACTTTCCAACAAGTTGTTGGACACCAATCTAAAGTTATTACTAAATTAAGATATGTAGAAAGATCAGTATTTGTAATTGCTACATTACTAGAGTTTGTACAATCAGTGAGTACATAGTAAATTGATTTACAAGCTTCACAATCATCAAAAGCTTCTGTAATTACAACAGGTGTGTCAGATGGAATATCTCCATTTACTTCTTCTATAATCCAGCATCCAGGACAGTCCGGTTCTCTTTGAATCACTTGTCCTACATAATCACTAAGATCTGATGATGTATAAACAATGGTTCCTAAATCATCACAGTTAGTAAGTTTATAGTTTGGATTTGGATGACATGTTTCACAACTATCATATGCTTGTAATACTACAACATCAATAGCACAGTCACATGAAACAACATTAGAAACTGTCCAACAGTTTGCATATCCTTCAATAATTATTGTTTGTCCTAAAGTTGCATATGGTGAAAGTGAATCTGCTGTTGTATAAATATTCTCTCTTATACCATCACAGTCAATAAGTTCATAACATTCAGAAGGACACTGACCATCTATACAGTCACCTTGTGATGTAATAATAAGATTAGGACCGGCTCCTGGACTTGTAAAAGGATATACTTGTGAACATCCTTTCCAGTAACCATCAACCATTGTATTAACTTCATTACCATCACAATCAATATAACTAAGTTTAGCTGTACCAATAATTTCATAGCATGTACAATCACATGAACATGGTATATCACCATCTACTACAACTTCAACTGCATTATTACAATCATTTGCTTCTACTATATAAAAACAGAAAAATCCAAAATCTGCATCTACTTCTATTTGAGCAAATCCATTAACATATGCTGAAAGATCTGTTGATGTAGTAATAGGAGGATATTGTCCTGTACAAGAATAAATTGTATAACACTGAGGTGTACATGATGGACATGTAATTACCTCACTACCACATGGAGTTTCTGCATTAGTTGTAGAATCCCATGTATAGTTGTTTGTTGTATTTGTAGGAACTATTTGTAAATTACCATAATTAGTTCCATTAATACCACTTGGGTCTCCAGCTACTCCTCTAAATATTCTATAACATTGATTTGTTAAAGGTGTATAACTATCAGTTAATGGATCATAACCAATTGCAGCCGGACCTTCATATATATTAATACCTTCATTAGGAGCTACTGTAGTTCCATCAAATTTAAAGTATAAAATATTTCCACCACAGCATGGTTCAAAACCAAAATAGGTTAATGAAAATGGTGGTGGTGGAGGAGGTGGTGGCGGTGGATATGACATTACTTAGTTATTTATATCTATCTTTTCCCCAAACTGTATTTGTTTGAGTTGGTGCTATTACAGTTTTTGTTTGTTTTAATTTAGCCTCATAAGAGGTTTGACATTTTGTACATACTGACTTTCCATCTGATGCTGTTCTTTTCTGACATCCACATGAAAGGTTTGATTTGCAATTTGAACACATTGCCATAATTAGTTGGTTTTTAAGGGTTTAACAATTAATACAATCCATTTTATTAAGTAACTTCCAAGCATAATTATAGAGAGTCATTCCTTTCTGAGGCTCATGACAAAACTCTACTTTAGACTTAGCAGCTTCTAAATACATTTTGATAAGATTAAGTTGCTCAAGTTTTTGTTTAATCTTAAATGGCGGATCACAATCTGCCACATCTAATCTACAAAGAATATTGTAGTATCTGTTTAATGCTTTAGTAATTCTCATATGATTGTATTCTACATACACGACATCATTAGGAGAAACACTGTATTTAATAATATAAATTCCATCTGGAATATCTACATACTCTGTACCACAGTTTTCTGTTTGGAGATTAAGATCACAAGCTGTGATATTCATAATGAATCCAGCAGATACATCCATTTGTACTGAATACTGGAATCCCGGTACTGTGACATTTAATGTCTCACATACCACAGGAATAAGATCAGTATAAACACTAGTATCCATAACTGTAAGGATACAAGGATTCATTACTGTAGGTACTTCTAAACTTAATACGTGATTAGCCATAGGAATTTAATAAAAAAAGGGAAGAGGAGTCTAAGCTCTCTCTCCCCTTTCTAGTTATTACTTTTTAAATAATTAGTCCGCTGAAATTGGAACAAGTGGTACACAGTTAGTTAATCCTTCATAAGGATCCGCTGTAACATTACAATCTGATGCACATGCTGCTAACCAATCAGCAAGATAACCAAATAAGTTATTTGCAATTGTATTACCACCTGCAGTTTGATCAGAATAGAATACTAACAAATATTGATCGTTATCAAATACACCAGTTGGGTTATTGAAACGTGGAACATTGTGTTGTAAGTAAACTGCATTGTACAAGTGAGTTCTATCAATTACATCCAAGATTTGGTTACCTTGAGTAATTTCACGAATACGTAGGTCAGTAGCAAAGAATGATTGTCTGTAAGATTCTGACAAGATCATTTCACGTACAACTGATTCACCAAGACCATTTGGTTGAAGACCCAAACACTCATTAACTACACAGATACCTGTAAATGTACATGGATCACCGTTAAGGTCAACTTCAGATGCGTAAATTCTTACTGGCTCTTTTTCATAGAAGTCAGAAACTTGGAATGTACAATCACCAAATTTAGTATCTACATAAGCACCATTAAGCACAAGACCTGCACATTCACCATCTGTGTGTCCTGGAGATACATAGTCATCCCAAGTACCACCAATTGTATATCCTGCAGGAGCAACATAACCAGTTGTATCAGTTCCTGGAGCATACCACAAAGACAAGTCTTCAGCTACAACTACTGGAAGGATAAATGGAGAGATGATAGGTGAATTAACAATACCTTCAGCCCACTTGATCATTACTTCAGTTGAGTCAACTGCTACAGGAGCAATTGAACCTTCTGGACAACAACCAGTGTAAGCATCAACAGTAAGGTATGCATTGTGATCTAACAATCTCAAAGCAGGTGAACCTTTAACATCAATACGTAAGTAGTATGTTTCACCACATAAAAATTCTTTACAACAATTTGCAGAAGCTTCAGCTACAGTATATGGAGTAGAACCTACGTTTACTACCATTGCTTGTGGAGCATTAGCAATTACTTCATAAAGATTAGAAACATACTTTGCATTGATTTCTTTAGACTTGTTTGATTCAAGGTAACCTCCGTGGAATTTACCAATTTTATCATTTTGATAAAGTGAACCATTAGCAATTACAATGTTGCAGCAGTTGTCTGCAAGATCTCCCCAAGCAATACCTTGCCAAGTTTTTGCATTAAATACTGCTAACTCTCCAACAGTTAATGGAGCAGTAATTGGATTTAGTTGACCACTATAATTAGTTAGTGTGTCAACATAGAAGCTTTTTTGAAAAGCATGATTAAAATAAGCCATTTTTTCTAAGTTTTAATTTATAAATATATACTATAATATACTAAAAGTTTTTGAATAAACAAAATTATTTCAAGAACTTTAGTTTGTACTTAGCAGAGTTAAGTGTAGACTTAACTGTATCAAGATCATTTACAATTTCTGAATAAGGCATTTTTGCTTGTAATGCATTTACCATATTTGTAAGATCTCTAAGATATACTAATGCATCTTCTACTGTATCTAATGTTCTTGCACCTACTTCAGAGTATGTAAGTAATTTTTCTGATGCACCTTGATATCCTTCTGCAAGATCATCTGCATGTCCAGGCATTGCATCATACAATTCATTCAATGCTTTGTGTGCAGCATAAGATCCAATACCTGTAATCTTAAGATGTAGTTTGTGAAAACTTGTTCCTGCATTCATTAACTCTGATACACAAGCAGCTGTCATTGTATCACAGTTTGCTGATGATCCAGCTGTTGCATAACTTGCAACAGGTCCAGCATCTCTTTTTAACATTCTTTTTGTTTCCATTTTTTATTAGTTGTTACGTTCAGCTGTTTCTGTACCTCTAGAGAATTGGTTTCCTGATTCAATATCTCCGGCAAGAATACTTACTGCCTCATCAATTATTACTTCTATAATATCATCTTTAAACTCACACTCTACATTTTGAGTAGAAGTAATTCCTGTATATGGATCAGAACAACCTTCTATTTGTATTTTAACTGGTTGTCTGTAATAAGTTAACTCAGCTTCTGTAATCTCAAATTGATTGTTTGTATAAATATGTACATTGTTATTTATCAATGTTGCAAATGTTTCTGCCCACTCAAAGTTTGGTTGTTTAGCTTTATCTCTTAAAAGTTGATTAAGGTTTCCTTCTTCACCAAGATATACTGTCATTCTTCTTTTATCACAACAGTCTTGTTTAGCATATACATCTACACGTTTCCATTGTAAATAATTTTCTGGAATATTACCTTGATAATAAAGATCTTTCTTTACAGTACTAAGAGGAACTTTAATCATTAATTTCTGTAAATCATCTTTACGTCTATTGGATTGTTCATCCCCTTCTTTTAATACATTAATACTATGAAGTTGTCTTCTAGCCCATTCTACCTGAGCTTTATTAAAAGACTCAACTATTTGCCAGCAAGTTATGTTGTCATAATCTTGACTGTCAAGTTTATTAAGTCTTTGCTTAATCTTTATGGTAATTGTACTATTTAACATTTGTTATTTTTTTCTTTTAACAGCTCCACCTTTTTTATATATACCCATGGCTTTTAATTGTTCAGGTGTAAATTCCATGTTTTGCCCTCCAACAACTCCTTTAACAGTTTTTGGAATACTTGATGGACCAGGATAAGTTAAAGAATCTCTATATGCTTTGTTGATTGCTTGAGCTCTACCGTTATCTTTTATATTTGCCATAGGAGGTAAAGAAGGTAGAGAACTTAAAGATGATAATTGTGTAGGTCTTGTTTTATTCAATGCATCCATATTTGCAATACGTACATTATTAGCATTTTCAGTAAGCATTTTTGTAGTATCAGATAACCACCATTTTTCTGGTGTTTTTTTATAACCACCAGTAGATCCAGATTTATTAATTAAATCATCATTCATTTCAATACCATCCTGAGCTTTTTTAATAGATGCTCTGATATTCTTCTGTCTAGTCTCATTAGCTTTTCTAAAAAAACTTAATGCATTTTCTTTATTAGTTTTTTTCATGGTTATCTTTTTTTAGCCATTGCTTTAAAAGTACGTGCTAGAGCTTTTCTCTTTGGGGTACAAGTAGGTTTTGACATTGGAGTACAGTATCCTTTATGTTTAGGATTAACTGCTTTTTGTATCCATTTTTTATCTGTAGTAGATCCACCTTTTTTCATCACTTTAGTAGTAACTTTTTTTACAGTCTCGTCTACAGTTTTTTTAATTTCATTTTTTGCTTTTCTTTTTTCAGCAATATTTTTTCCAAGTCTAGTACCAATAGCACTAACACCTGCACCAATTATTCCAGCACCAATTTTAGCACTAGTTGAACTAAAAGGACCTGGTTTTTTAGCTTGTGGTACACATGTACCATTATTACACCAATATCCTGGAGGACAGTCATCCCCATAATTACAACTCTGATTTGCTTTTTTAACTGCCATGATTACTTACTTTTTCTTTTATTCATTTTAGCACCAGCAATTCTATCTGCAGCAGTTTTTCCTGGATTTTTGTCAATACCAGCTTTTACTGAAAGCATACCAAATGCTGAACCACCACTTTTAAATTTAGGTCTTTCCATCACACATTTTCCATCTGCTCCTCTTACCATACCTTTTTTACAAGATGCTTTTACTGGAGTAGATGCACCAAATTTAGCTGTACCAATTGCACCACCTTTTTTGTAGTCATAAGTTCCAGTTCTATTTGGGCCTGTAGGACCAGCATTAGGAACACCATAAATACCATCTTTAGTATTTGATCCACCCATTTGTGCTTTTGCAAAACCTTTAGGAGCATTTAATTTATTTGTAGTAGATCCACCTTTAGCATATTTCATGCTACCTCCACATTTCATACATTTCTTAGTTGCCATTATATATAAGTTTTAACATTTCCATTTTCTCAAAGACTTATTGATCCTTGAGTTAGGATCTTTAGCAGTCTTAGCACTTGTTAGTTTTTTCTTCATACCTTCCATGCGTGCACAGAAAGATTTCTTTCTAGGCCCACCACCTGGTTGAGGTGGTTTAATGTCATGACCAGCAGCTTTTAAAGATGCTCTTCCCTTTGCATTAAGACCACCACTTGGGGACTTACCTTCTTTTCTTTGCCATGCTGGGGTCTTTGCCATAACTATTTCTTTTTAGAAGTTGCTCTTATTTTCTTTTCCTGCTTAAGCATTTCTTTAGTAGGTTTCTTTCCAGAACCTTTATTATCACGGATGTTATCCCAGAGACCTCTCTGGGAATAACTACCGTCTTTTCTTTTAAGTAATTGCTTACCCATTATCTGCTAGGTTCAGCACCTTTTGGTGCTTTACTAATTCCACCTACTCTTCCTTTAGCAACTGTTTGTACTGTAGCTGCAGGATTAAGTCCTACAAATACTCCCTTACTACCAGGAACTTTTTGAACTTGTACGCTTGGATTTGGGTTATTAATTTTCCCAGTTGTGTATTGTGCCATTATATTTAATTTTTAGGATTTGCAGATTTAGGAGCTTTACTAATACCACCTACTTTACCTTTTGGTTTTTTAACCACAGATTTAGGTTCAGCAGATTTAGTTGGTCTACCTTTAGAAACTTTAGTAACTGAAACAGAAGCATTTGGATTTACCATTCCACCTGTTTTGTATTTCATTTTTTTCATTTTATCTTAAATTAAGAATTCCAATACTTCTCACAGGCTTGGTTTAGATCTTTCAAAATATCCTCATTTAAAGGATTCTTCAAGTGCTCTACTACATCTGACACATTTCTTCCAAGCATTGACCCGGATTTTGTGTGGTAGATATAACCATCTGCCTTATTAACAATATACTTAAAAAATACGGAATCACGAACAATTGATTTAATTTTTAGTGTTTCCATATCCATGCTTACAGTTTCCATAAAGGATTTTGCAGCTCTTTCTTTGTTACTTTCTCCACCTAAACCATTGATGTAATTATCCATGTTCTCATAAATAACATCATTTGGTGTAGACTTCTTATACTGTGTACTATTGATATCTACAACTTTTGCAATGTAGAATAACTTAGTACTGTTTTTGTCAAATAGTTTCTGAAGTTCAGAAAGTGCTTTGTTACGCAACTTCTTGTATTCAGTTCTTGCCATAACTGTTTCCTCTGTTTTATCTAAGTAAAACTTAGGAGCAACTGGTCTTGATCTGGCATCATCAAAACTTTTTGCAACAATTGCAAAACCTCCTGCTTCAATAGCATGAAGTTTAATTCTATCATATGGATCTTTTGGATCCAAGAATAGAGGTTCATTACCACAAGCAATACTTATTCTATTCCAGAACTCAGCATTATCTGGTCTAAGTAACTTTACCTTATTCCAGAATTGTGGGTCATCAATTTCAATTACATTAGCAGCCAATTCTTTTTCTAATTCAGATACTGCTAATCTAATTTCTTTTATTCTTGCTTCTTTATCATCTCCGTTTAGAAGTCTTACATCTGGAGCAAACTCATTAAGTCCTGTAAGGTATCTTACTACTCCATTGTTTTCTAAACATGCCAATTGTTCATGGTGAACTACACCATCAAAAAGTGACATACCATAATCTTCTAAACCCATGTTAGAAGCATTTGCATCAAAAAAAGGTCTAACTGCAATTGCAGTTTGTTTAACGGTGCCTTTGCCCGTTTCTACCATTGTGAAATTTTCCATTGTTTTGTTGGTTTTATTTTTGTTGGTTAAATTTAATTAAAAAAGGGAGGAGTTTCCCCCTCCCTTAGTTTGTCTATGATTAGAATGATCCACCAGTGATTGGGTTTCTCATAACAATTTTCAACACTTTAGTTGGGTCTTTAACCCAGATTGCTGGCATTGTTTGAGACATCATTACACGGTAACCATTGAATTGTCCAGAAGACTGGAAGCCTTGTGTACGACCCATATAGTCCATAGTACCATTTTGATACCACCATTTCAATTGATTATCCCAAGACAATTTCAACAAGAAGATGTTGTCATTTGTATTGTCAGTGATATCAAAGATAATGAATGAGTAAGAAGATAATGGGAAACCATCAATGATTGGGTTCTCAATATCATTTGTATGAACATTGTCAAATGCTGGGTTAAGAACAAACTTAACATTTGCCAAGAATGGGATTACATATGAAGTATATGCAAATCCAAAGTTCAAGTCCATACCTTTACCAGTGATTGCACCGATATCAGCAGCCTGGATAAGAAGACCAGAAGAGATTGCTTCTTGCTTAATAGCCTCATTAACCATTCTCATACCACCCATACCAGTTTGTACAATCAAGCTACGTTTTGGATCTGGACCTTGGAACTCAACCTTACCATTGAAGAAGTTGTAGATCTCAGAACGGAACAAGTCAAGTGTGAAGTTATTTTTGTTGTATATTCTTTTGAAAGAGTTATCCAACTGTTTCCAAAGACCCACAGACAATCTAAGATCATCTGGACCATCCTGACGTACTCTACCACCTTGACCCCACATGAGGTAAGTTTCAATGTCAGTTGCAATTTTAGACAAGTGAGCAGCTTCCATTGATGTCAAGAATGTTCTTGATAAGTCACCATTGTCAAATGCTTTTTTCACTTTGTCTTTACCCATAACTTTTACCATGTCTTCCAAAGAAGTGATAGATGGGTCATTAGTAGCACCGAAGTTTCTCCAGATCTCAGTTACAGGAACTGTACCATCTGCATTCATACCACCTTTGATCATCAAGTCAGCACGGCTAGAGATAGAATAGTGTACGTGAGCTTCTGCACCTCCTACAAAGTTGTAGAATTCACGGAAACCAGTTCTTGTAGTGATGTCAGAGAATCTTTCACCATACTCTCCACGAGCAGAACCTTTACGGAATACTTTAGTACCATTAGCCAAATACTTGTTGTCAAGATATTTGAAGTTGTCATTGTTTACCAACTGTACTGTATAGATGAAACCATCACCAATAGGAAGAATATCTTCTGCAGTAATGTACATCTCAACACCGTTATATTTGTCATAAGTGATGATATCACCATGTCCAAACTCACGTCTGTTTAATTTGATACGGAAAGTAGTACCTTCAATACCTTTGAAATCATTAGATGGTTCAATGTCCTCTACAATGTAAGGAAGGTCAGTAGAAACCGGAGTTTGCCACTTGTACTCTCCACGAGCATTGTCAACCATGATTACATTTTTTCCACCAAATGATGACATTTGATAAAGAGGCATTTCTACCTTTTGAGCCATAGCCCATAGATCCACTGGACCAAGATCCATTGGTTCAGCATCTTTCAGCATGTTCACCAAGTGGTAAGAATCCACATGGGAACTTGCGTTGTAAGCGGTATCCCTAAGGAATATACCATTGTTTAAAACTGGAGTTGCCATTTTGTATATATTAATTTAAATTGTTACTAATTAAAATCTTCTAAACATATTATTTTTAGAAAGCTTTCTTTGTTCAGGTCTAGAAGCTGTTGGTCTTCTAGGCTCATCATCATAATTATCATTTACAGATGAAGTCAGTTTTCTTGACTCTTCTGTTTTTAATTTTCTTACTGTTTCTTCTACTGCTTTTTTAGATCCTTGATCTCTTACTTTACCTTTATAACCTTCTGGGTCTGCAAGTAACCAAAGTGCTTCTGCAATCAAATCATGTCTTGGTTCTACAAACTGATACTTTTCAAGTAAGTGTCCAAGTAAGTTTGTAGGTTTACCTGAGATTGAAGGATAGTTTGGTTGTACTAAACCTGAGAATAATAAACCTTGAACTTTCTTATCAAGTTTTAAACCACCAATTGTACCAGATGCTAAAGTAGTATAAACATTTTCTTGATATGCTTTTGCTTGTTCTGCTTGTTGTTGTTTCTTATACTCTTGTTCTGCAAGTTGTCTTGAAACAATTTCTTCTTGCATTGCATCTAGTTTTGGTTTAAACTGATTTGCTTTTTGTTCAAGTCTGTTTAAATCTCTCCAGTCTTGAATTTCAGATTCAATTTCTTCTGGAGTTCCAAAACCTGTTGCATATAGATATTGTCTTGCAATTTCTGCTTGATCATATTCATCAGATGGATCAAGTTGTCTCATTTCCTCTACTTGTGCTAGAGTTCTAAAAAGACCTTTAAGATCTTGTCCACCATCAGCTACATATTTAGCAGCAACTTGAAGTTCTTCTGGTAATGCTTGGAAAAATTCTCTTGGAGTATCTTGTCTAATTTTTTCTTCTCTTTCTTGGAAGTTAGCTTCAAATAACTCACGGAAATCTTTGGTAGTATATTCTTCTAATGGTTTATCATCATCAAAAGGAATAAGTGTACCTTCCTCAATCATTTTAGAAGCTAACTCAGCAAGACCAGATTTATCAACCTTTGGTCTTCCTTTATTACCAGCATCTTCTTCTTGAGAAATCAGATTGTCTAGTTCATTGATAGTTTCTTCAACTTCAAGTTGTTTTTCTTGTGCTTCCTTTTTTTCTTCAGGTGTAGCAGTAGGATTGTCAAAGAACGATGTGTCAGTTGTTTCATTATGAAACATTGACTTTGGTTTAGAATCTTTACCATCTTCAGGAAGCATTACACTTTCTGCACCTGGCATTCCAAAGATCTCATCAATATTTACATCTACTTGATCTACCGTTGTAGTATCTAGTACCTGATCCTCTTCAGGATTTTTTGTTGGTTCACTCATCTTGTTGGTTTTTGTTTATACTTTAATATACTAAATAAACTTGAAAAATTTAAATTAGTTGGAAAAAAAACTGGAATATATAGCTAACTACTTATTCTTATTATTAGATTTTTGATCAAACTTATTTTTATTTTCCTGTGCTATTTGTAATTGTCTATCTGCAATCTCTTTTTGAGTCTGCATTTTTTCTCTTTCTAGTTGACTTTTTTGAGATTCAATAGTCATTCTATTTGCTTCTTTCTCTCTTTGAAGAGAAGTTTGTTCTTGATATTGTTCTGTATCTCTGATGTCTTTCATAGCATCTTGATAGTCAGACATCATGTTTTGGTTAACATCTGACATAGAACCATAACCAGCAGCTCTGATTTCAGCAACTAAGATATCTCTTTGTCTATCTTTTTCTTTCTCAGCAGCAGTAGAATCAATCTTCATTTGTTCAATCTCTTGTTGTTTTTGAAGTTGTTCCTGTTGCATTTGCTGTTGTTGCTGCATTTCTTGTTGTTTTTGTTGCTCTTGTTTTTGTTCAGATTCTTTAAGAACAGTATTAAGTGCAGCAATTGAATCAGATTGTACAACTTTACCTAAGTCATAGATGGATGCACCAGTTGTATTATTTTGTACAGCCATTTGTTTTAACTGCTCAAGAATAGCTCTATGGTTAGCATTTGTACTAATAGCAATATTAAGATCTCTAAGTAAAAGATCTGTACCATTAATTTCAAAATTTACTTTCTCATCAGCAGATGTCATATACGTTAATCTTGCAGATGGTTTTGTAGAATTATAGTACTGTGCTAGATCAGTTCTCATTTGGTGTACTCTTGGCATCAAATAATCACAGTGTTGGATAAAGTATATCTCCGTCTGTGCATAAGATGCTGCCATAGCTTGTTCTACTCCGGTAGCAGTTTGTTGTGATAACTGTTGTCCCATCCTTTGTGGATTGACACCAATTACCTCATATGCTTGTTGTTTAAAGTAGTTAGCAAGTTGAATTCTAGACATTAACCTATTAGTTTGTTCAAGGTCAAGTTTTTGGAAATGGTTAAAGTTTAATGCATTCTCTGTATTTGTAATTGAAGTATCCAATGGTAACATCTGGAAGTTCTTCATTGCTACATATGCTTTAGCCAAATTACCTTTACCCCAATCTTCTCCTAATGAGTGTCTAGGTAAAGAGTTTTGATCTAACATAATTACAGTACCAAGTTCATCTACTAGAATGTCGGCAATCTGATTGTTTACAATATTGTATCCAATCTGATATGGTTTCATTAAATCAAGCAATGCTGTTGACTTAGTATTTCTATCAGAGAATACAGATCCTTCTACTGGAAGTTTACAACCATACAAGGAATTGTCTCCTTTAAATTGGAACTTAAGTGGGCTAATATGGTTTCTATCCACACCGATATAGATTGGAGAGAATCCACCTGGGTTATTCATACCCCAGAATGAAGGAACGTTTGGACCAATCTTTACACCACCCCAAACTTCGTTAATCCAAATCCAATCAATGTGTTCACCATACAATAAATTATCTTTATTCTTATTCTTAAAGAGTCTTGTATCGTAAATTGGTTTATCTGTAATTTTATAATCTTCAGATACTATTTCATTTGTCACCTCACCTTCTTCAGTAATCTTAGTTAGGTGTCCAATTTTTCTTTGAGATTTCCAATAACAAGTTGTTACCCTCAATAGATATGCAGTTCCTTGATCATAATAATCTTCACCTTCTGCAAGAATTTGTGTAATGATATCTGATCCATCTAATACATTACCTGACATGAAGGAAGTATATTGTCTATATGCTAATGATGGCATATTAACATTCCAGTCATGAGATTTAGTGGCATCATAGAAAGAACCATCATTTTGCATACCACCAATTGTATATCCAGCCGATCTAATTGGATAAACAGTTTCTAGTGCTTCATGTTGTTCTTCTGTAAGTAAGTGACCATATTTATCAATAACGTCAGCTACTGTAAACATATCTGTTTTACCTACCCAGTTACCTTGAGAAATATATCTAATGTCCGGAGACTTATGATAAAATGTTACAACAGGATTCCATAACTCTACATCATAATCATCCTCCATCATACGGAAGTGCCAGAATTCTCTATCTGTGATTAACATATCACGGAATGCTCTTTCTTCTAGCTCATCCATTCTAAATCTTTCTACATCTACTTTATGTTGATGTTCTGCCCATTGTTCAATCATTGAACGGTAATCTTTCTTAAAGAACTGTTCAATTTCTGGTAAAGACTTAATACTTTCTGGAGCTAATTGTTGTTGTGCTTCTGGAGACTCAGGATCTAATCCTTGCTCTAACATAGCAGCCAACATTTTAGTTTGTGCATCTGCCATTAATGTTTGTTCTACTTGTGCTCTTTTTTGCTCAAGCATTTCATTATATGAAAAATCATCAATAGCTCTATAACTTAATCTTGTAGATCTTTTTGCAAATTCAGCAACAAGTACATTAATTACATTTGGGATAATCGGATAAAACTTTAATTCTAATGCAGAAGAATCTTCTCTTGTCAGTACTTCTACAATTTCTCTATAGTCATTATTCTCTTCTACTATATAGTCTGTTCTATCAATAATACCTTTAGCTAATTTATAATTCTTCATTAGTCTTCTGGCATTTCTACGGATTTGTTTTAATCCTTGCCATTCCAACCAGTCAAGATTCCATGCAGCCCATTCTTCAGTTTTATCTTTTTTAGGTAAAAACTGTAAAGGTTGAGTAATACTACCCAATCTATTTTGTTCTACTTTAGCTCCTTTTTTAAGTTGTAATGCGTTATATACTTGCATAACTTTTTATTTAATATTTTTAAAAGCAGATTTCTTAAATCCACTCATAGTATTTGCCATTCTACCCCCCATATGTCTAAACGGACTCTTATTTAATTTAAACAAATTTTCTGACTTTTGCAAGTTTTTAGCAGCATCATCCATAATGACTCTCTTTGTATATCCTCTATTAGACTGTTGAATTCTCATAAATGCAACTAATGCTGAAAAAGAAACCAGTCTATCCACGTTAACACCTGGTGCATACTCTCTCATTTCTGTAAGTAACATAGGATCAGGTATTCTTTCTATACCGTACTTTGTCCGTACAATTGTACCATCTGCTTTTGTTTCTACATCTAGTTCTTCTTTAGTATACTCAATTGCATAGTTAAGAAGATGTTGTTTAAATAATGTGCCCGTATTTTTCCAACCATACTCCTGGAAAACGTTAGTATTAGAACCAAGATCTTTCAAGAACATGATCTGACTCTTAGGTACTAAGAATCTTTGTTTCTTTCTTGATATCATATACTGGATAAATAGAGAGATGTTATTCTCTATTACTGTCCAAGCATTGTACCATTCTATAATTAGTTCTAATCTCTGGTGAGTTTTATTAAGATCATCAAATCTACCACACCATGTAGCTACAATTTTATCAGGTTCTATGTATGTTTCTGTTTCTGTTCCGGTAACTTTAGTAACCTGCACAGGTGCTTTCATTACATAGATAGAACATAATGATTCTGATGTTGTAGTCTTACCTTCTGAGACAGGGTCAATGGACGCATAATACTGTCCAAAGGTTGGATCTTTAATAGGTCTTTCCCATACTACAAGTACACCAGTCTTATCTTCTGTTTTTTTAGTAATTGGAAATTCTTTTATTGGTTGTTTATTTGATGCTTTTACAGTAGGTTTACCATTCTCATCTGTACTAATATCTAAGAATTCATAAGCATATTCTTTCTCTTCTATTCTTCTTGCTTGTGCAGCAATAAGATGTGGAGGGAATACAGATACTGATCTATGTGCAAATGCTTCTTCAATATTCCTAGGGTGCTGAGATATCCTTAACTGATAATCTTCTGGAGATAATTCATCTTTCCATTTTGCAAACTGTTCATCTAAAGCTTTTAATGCTTGTTCTACAAGTGAATTACCATACTCATCAATATGAGGTGGCATTGACCATTGTTCAGGAATAAACAATCCTGACAAACCTTCTGTTCCTTTTGCATCAATAAGATCAGTCTCTACAGCATAAATATCTTTAGACGTAGGATTAAGAATCATATCTCTCAATGGATTACACTGAGATAAGTCACCCACAGATCCTGCTGCAATAAACATACCTGTAGTAACCATACCTGATCTCATTGCAGGTCTCATATACTCATATGTTTGATCCATCTTAGGTGCAATACCTGCCTCCTCATGGAAGAAGTATTTAACCGGACCTCCTACACCATTTGTTGGATCTTTCTCAAACGACATACCTTGTATGGTACCTTTGAGACCAACTTCTGTTTTTCTATCTCCTTTTCTTACCTCAATCTTCTGTTGCCACATCATTACCTTGTCTGGTGACATAGGTCTATACCATGCTGTATGTTCATTTAAGAATGCTGCATATTCCTGTAAGAATTTCCAGGAACCTTTCTCATTAATATAATCTTTGAGTGATGCACCAATTTTAAGGGTAACCCCTGCTTCAAACCACTGTTGGTTTATAAGTTTACCCATATGATAATAGGAAGATGCAATCTGACGTTTCTTTAAGATAGCAACATGTTTATAGTTTAGTTCTGCTAACAGTTCATATAGAGCCATATGATACTGAGCATCCCTAATTTTAGCAAAACCAAACTTCTGTTGTTCTTTATCAAAGATTGGTAAAAAGTTTAACCACATGTAATATTCTCTTGCAAGAAACCATGTGTTAGCAGAATCTTTTACAATTATACCTTTTCTACATTTTTGTTTTTGATCATCCCAGTAAGCTATAAAGTCTTTGGATTTGAAGGGGGCTGTGCAATATACTCCATCACTTCTAAACTTGTCGGACTCTGATACAAATACTTTATTAGTAATGTCATTGAAGCCGTACTTACCAGGTTCTTTGAAAACTCCAAATATAAAGTTGCTGAAGTCCTGTCTTGATTCAAAACTTGTTGTTGTCCATGTTCCATTGTCATAGGTTGGTATGTCTTGATAAATTTCACTCATAGTTATTGGTCATATGCCATTCCAATTCCACCTCTTACTTTGCTTGATTGCTCATCTTGAAGATCTTTATATACTCCTTTAAATGATGCTCTAATCTGGTCAAAGTTTTTTGCTGCAGCTACAAGAGAGTTAATATTACCATCTCTACCTGCAGTAATCTGTGTAGTCTCCATATATCTAGCTAATCTATCTAACATAGATGCTATACCTTTGTATGCTCTAGATGTAGGAGTTTCATACATTCTCTGACAGAATAATAGAGCTGTATGTATATCATCATCCTCTGTAGAAAACTCTGCTTCAATTTCTTTTAGTATAATATCCTCTTTATCAATATCTGGAGTATTAAAAAAAGGATTCATATCCGGATTAGGACATGTCATGTAAAAGAGATACATATATATTTTAAGATAGTCATCCGGATAGTTATCCATGATATCTTTTAGTGCCTTAAGTGTGTAACAATGTTCTGTAGGAATTACTTTACCATTTTGAACATCAAATAGTCTTGCTATCATATTATTTCTTTTTTACGGGATGATCTTTTATATAATGTAAAATAGATATTACTTCATCCACTAAATATGGGACAGCCATTGGAATTACTTCTTTTACAATTGGATTACCATCAACATCTTTTGCTATAACAGGGTAACCATATTCATCTTCTTCCTCTTGTACAAATGTTATATGATGTATAAATATTCTTCCTGGTCTTAATTTAGGGTTGTGCTTAAGAATAATATACATATAAATACTGAGCTGTAATGCATAATGATTAAAGTTACAATCATCTAAATGATTTACAGGTTCAAGCATTTTTTCAGAAGCACCTTCCCAATTAACAAAAGATTCTTTCTTAATCTCCTTGTTAGTTTTGTAGTCAATGATATTCACTTTACCATTGACTACTTCTACTAAATCTGATTGTCCACATATACCTGCAGACTTAAGATATACCATATGTTCTGGGTATACACCTGGATCTAACTTTTGAGAAGGGGCATATCTAATACCATCATGTTCTCCTGACGGAGAAATAACCGGTACAGTTACACCCTCTCTTTCAATTGATGCTAATGAACATAGATCTGCTTCTCTTTGATTATGATAAAATGTACCAAGAGTTACTGCTCTATCAGCTTCATTTTTCCAGATCTGCTCAATAGTTTTTGGTTCAATACCATACCATTTAGATCTTTTACTTTTTGAAACCTTAGCAGCCACAGCTTTTGCATCAAAAGGTTTTTTTAAACTAGATATAAGTGTGGTTACACTTATCCAGTTAATATCTCCTGAACCATCTATACTTTTATAAGTATGATCTGCTGCATTAAATAGTATGCTCATAGTTCCTCTAGTTTATCTTCTTCTTCCACTGTAGCCATTGCTTCCCATTTACCAAGTGGGCATTCAGATGCAAGGGATCTAGTTTTAAAATTTAAGGAACAACCACATTCATTACAACATGGAGCAGTACCTTTTACAGCACATTTTCTTCCCTTACTTGGACATTCATCACATATTGAATATCTAAGTCTAGCAATTTCTTCAACGGTTTCATCTCTAATAACTGCATTAGTTATTCCCTCCAGAATCTCCTTCCGATTTTGCCAAATTATTTTGAGTGTATTTTTCATCTTTAAACTTTTTTCTTTTGATAAGTTCTTTTTCTGCTTTGTCATGAATCTTATTTAAAAGATCAAGTTTTTCCTCTAAACTTTTTTTATTATGATAAGCACCAAAAGTAGAGGTATCATGATTCTTTAAAATTTTTTCATAGTGAGGTATTGCATATTTAACCTTCTTAATTTTAAGTACAAAGTGTCCTAAACCATCCACGTTTATTCTTAAATCACTAAGTGCACTTAACTTTTTTCTTAATGTTTTATAGTAGTTCTCAACTAATGATTCTACTAATTCTTCAGGAATATCTAATTCTTCACTTATTTCACGGTATAGACTATTACTTTTTTTCGGTATCATGTCCTAAAAATTTGTAATCTAAAAAAATAGTCCCTTCTGTTTGTACTTTCATGTTTGGATTCAACATGATAATTTTTTTATCAGAAGGGTCTTTTATTACTAAACCACTTTTTTCAGCTTTATTGATACTGTTTCTAACTGTTTGTGGAGATTTAAAAATCCAGTCTTCTTCTGAAGATGCATCAAGACAAAAATTACTTAGCTCAATTGGTTGATTAAAACTAAGTAAAGTAAGACAGTTTAAATCAGACTCACTCATTGTCAAATGATTTATATAACAATGAGTGAGGATCTGAAATTTTACAATATCCCATTTGGGCATTCTAACCCTTTTCTGTACTTGATTTACAAGTGCCATTAATTTTTTCTTAATTTTTTACCTGCTGCCGGTGCTTTTGCAACAGATCTTGGTGGAGCTTGGGTAGGAAGATCATCATCTTCTTCATCCATTTGTTGTTGTGTTGCAGCTACCATTGTTGCATATTGTATCTGCATAGTAGCTCTTTTATATCTTGCTTCTTCAATCTCTGTAAGAAGTTTTTCATATTTAGATTGAGATTCAAGATATGGTAAAGACTTATCATAAAAGTCTTTCATTTCTTGTCTTCTTTCTTCTAACTGTTCTGGTGTTAGATTGTCTTCTAATTGTTGATTTTCCATTTCTATATATTTTTAGTTTAATACAAATATACAAGAAAAGTTTAAACATGATATATTTAAAACAAAAAATCCAGGCACAGAAAGTACCTGGATTATAGTAGTTTAAGTAATATTACTTTTTCTTAGTAGATCTCTTTACAGCACCACCTTTTTTTTGTTGATTTAACATTTTATTTAAACCAAAAGCACCAGCAGCAGCAGCACCAAGACCTAACAATATATCACGTCCAGTTGTACTTGACCCACTACTTTTAACTCTAACTTTTTTTGTTTTACCACAATTACTTTTTCTTCTCTTACGTTTTTTACCATCAGCAGCTACGTATTCTTCCATACAAGAGTCATCAAAAGCACCACCTTCTTGATAGCTTTTCATTGATCTGATAATTCGATTTTTATTATGTTGCATGATTACCTGTTTTTAAGTGTTAGGTTTAATATTGTAATTAAATAAAAGTCTCTTGACAAATCTATTTCAAGAGCAAATATATCTAGTGAGGAAATTCTTAATCTGATAATTACTTTATCCCACTGTTTAGCTATTGCTGTCCAACTATTTCTAAATTTCATTATGCTTCATTTTTACTGATTGTACCTTTTGCATCTAATAATACTTTACGGACATTTGCCGGTTGAGCAACTTTCCATTTAGTTCTTCTTGCCTGATACAATCTTGATTTTAATATTCTAGTTACTGATACTGCATTTCCTTGGTTACCTCCAAGTACATGATAACAATCTTTGTCTTCTCCTACATAAAGACCTACATGACCTCCTCCGTCTCTTTTAAAGGTAAGTACATCACCTAACATAGGTTCTGTTACCTTAGTACCATAATTAGCCCAGGAAAGAGCCCAGAGAGGTTTGTCTACTACTTCTACACCAGCTTGATGTGCACAGTATGCAATAAATAAACCACACCATGGAATCTCATCTGCTGTATAAACTTTTTGTAGATCAAGTTCTTTAGCCCAATCCATGATTACTGGATTGTGTTGTTTACCTACCACTTCTTTAGTTCCAATAAGTTTTACTGCTTGAACTAAGATCTTTGGAGATTTTTCTTCTTGTAAGAAACTATAACTCATAAATTAATCTTTTATGTTTTTATAAGTATCAGAGACTTTTTCAATGCCTCCTCTGATAGTTTTAACAACACTCAATACTGATTTAAATATATTATTACCTGTAAGGTCAAACCAGTTTTCATTTATAGATGATAACTCTATAATAGCAAATATATAGAGGAGAATGTTTGTAAAGAAAGCTTTAGTAGGGATTATGATTTCATATCCGGTTGCTTTTAGAATACTTTGTAGAAATGGTGTAAACCCAAAGTAGTCTAGTGGAAATACTGCAAGAGCAAGGATATAATAACCGGCACCTTTAAAAATATAACCTCTTCTTAAGATCTTTGATTTAAATACATCCTTATATTTCTTGTTTTCTTCACAAGCAATTTTCTTAAGAGATACAAGTTTAACTATTGTATCTACAAAGATAACGGTCATTAATAGAATAGCACTTAGTTCTATTGGAGAGAAGAATGATATAAATGACAAAGTGAAGAGAGTTAATTTAGCTTTCATGGTAGTCTTCTTGAAATCAATTTGAATAAAATATAGATTAACAAGATGAATAACACAATCCCTCCAACATAAGCAAGAAAGATGACCCAACTAGGGATATACTTAATTCTTTCTGGCTTCAATGTCTTGGTGACTACTTTAGTGTGGTATACATCATTGCCTTTAATTACTTTAGTGACTGTTTGCACTTGTGCTTTTGAAGTATACACATTGTTCTGGAGTTTGGTCTGTAAGCTTAATATCTTACCATCCTTATCTCTTAGAACTCCATTAAGTTTAGATAACACATTACCTAGGGAATCACAATATAGTGTATCCTGAATATAGAGTGTTTCTCCTGGTAAGATTATTGTTGTGTCTTTATATTGAATAATTGTTTCAGTGCTGTCCTTCTGTGTACACAGCGGACAGTATTTAGCTAGTCTTTTCTCTAATGAACAAGAGGTAACTGAAACAAGCAATAATAGATATAAAATATACTTCATATCTATAATATACAAAAAAAATTACAACTTTCCTAGCATATACTTCTCAGCATTTTTAATTCTATCATCTGCTGCAAGCATTATCTTAACTATCTTGTCATCAACATGTTTAGGGTGCACATACCAGTCTTCATAGCAACTAGTTTCATTAGGTGCAATATTACTTGCAACAAGTAAGTATCCTTTACTTAATAAGAAGTGTCTTGACTTTGCTCTATAGGATCCTGAGACATCTGTATAGTGATCGTGCTCATATGTAATTACCCCAAAAGTACATTGATCCCAAGGTAACATTGTAAGGATCTCATAGGTAGTTGCGGGTGGCTCACAGTCAACTTGTAAGTAGTCAATGTGACCTTTAAGTATAGAGTAGTCAAACTTTGTAGCATCACATAAAATAATCTCATTCTTTCTGTGTTGTTTAAACTTTTCAACCTCATGTGGTAAGATTTCTAATGAGGTACCTGTCCATCCAAATTCTTCTAAAAGAGCTGTATTACTTCCATGGAATGGATCTGCTGCACCAATTTCAAAGTATTTACCGTTTCTCTTACCATTAAGCATAGTAAGGGTAAACATGTCCTGATATGTTTGAGAATAGTTTTTCTCAATATTTTCTGCTCCGGGAAACTTATATCTTAACTGATCATAGAATCCTTTATGATATCTAACAAATGGATCTGGCCCAGAACCTAGAGATGTAATGTTAGATTGTACCATTTTTTGGTATCTCTCACTTAATGTAGGTCCTTGGTTTACTAGTTTAATAAATTCATCTCTTGATTCTTGTGATCTACCAATCCACCAAGCTGTTACTGCTTTTTGAAATTGTAATTGATAAGCACCTTCATATCCTATATTTGCACTTATTTCTTTTGCATTATCTGCAAACTTTAAACCCATTACAGCATATGAGTATGACTGTGGATAGTTTCTTTGTTGTTCACAATATTCACTTAAGAATAAATAGGCTTCTGGTCTATCTGGTTTAAAGGCAAGAGCATTTAACCAAAGACCAAACTCAGTTACTTTTCTTCTTCCAAGTTTAGATAATGACTTAGCAACTAAAAGTAAAGACTCATATGTATAGTCATCATTCTTAGAAAACTCTGCAGCTCTCAGTGCAAATGACATTGCTGATGCATAGTGACCATTTTCAAAGTAGTACTCAGCTAGTTCTAGGTTACATGATCCACAGAATGGATTATTAATAAACTTCTCTAGTTTAGCTGGTGTAATACCTTTAGTAATTGGTTTTACATTCTCTTGTGGTATCTTACATAGATGATTAAATATAGATACCGGTAGTTTTAAAATAAAGGCTGTAGAGTCCTGGAAACCAAATGGGATGATAAAGTCATTACCATCAAATGTTAAACCACAGGAGAACTCAATATTTGCAGTCATAAACTTAAATGCATCAGAGTGGTAAACTATCTTCCAGTTCTTATCCCATACAATAAACCTATGATAATACTGTGCATCTTTTTTAGCTTGCTCATTAAACCATAGTTCTACTTCATGAGTAAGGGCTACATAGTAGTCACCATATGTAATAACCTGTGAGCCTCCTCTTAAATCTCTTGGAAATGTGATATCTTGTTCAACTAATGCTACGGTTGCTGATGTTCCTTTCTTAGGATTTACTTTTACTACTTCTGTAGGATTAGTCCACTTAATATAATGAAATGGCATATCAAGAATAGGCATCCAGTTCTTTTCACAATATGAATGTGTTGGTGGTTCTATTCTATATCTCTCAGATTCTTTGCTTCCGGCATCTATTAAAGATAGTTCCATTCTACCTTCACCATCTGTTTTAGTATCTCTACGTACACCTGTAAGATATAAGTTATCTTTCCAATATACTACTCTAGAATCTTCTAGTCCAATAAATTCCCAGACAGGAGTCACATCTAACTTAGATGTATCTACTTTTTTATGTTGCTCAATTGCAAGAGTATTGGGATCTAACTGACATAGATAGTTAGTTGTTCTAAGAGTTACATCATCTTCTGGGTTAAGATATGCTAGTGGACCCCATGGAGTTTGGAATCTTTGATCCCCCTCACTATGGTATAAAGCATATTGAACATGTCTTAAGTTCAATAAGTACATACCATCTTTATAGAAAATAGAAGGGTTAGTGAGTCCTAACCCTTCAGTAATATTAGCAGGAATTGTAAGATAGTTAACAGATCCTCCATTGGCTAATGCCAGTTGACACAAATTATTCATATTGTTGGTTTTACCAACAAATATAATTAATTAATTTTCATTAGCAAGGATTTGCATATGGAGCACATTCTGTACAATCTGCATAATTAGACCCATCCCATGTAATTGTAGCTGGACCAACTGTTGGTGCTAATGGAGTCCAACAATCACCTAGTGTGTCAAGTACTGTATAACCATTACTATGGATATAATCTGGTAAATAAATTACAGCATTAGGTCCCCCACAACAATTTTGAGCAATATAGTAGTTATGGCATATAGATTGATTTCCAATTACACATTGCTCACAAGTATCATAAGATGTACCTATTGTACCTATATTCATTGTTGCTGTGCCTGTTGTACTCCAACTGATTACTTTCCAGCAATCCCATGTATTGTTTCCATCTAATGTAGTAATAAGTTGATATGATTGACCAGCTGCTAAATATCCAAATCCATAATATGCAACTTGAGTTTCTCCTGTACAACAGTTTTGTAGTGTATAGTAAACATTAGTAGGACATGCATGATCTTGTACACATGCTGGACAATCACTACCAGTTGTAGAATAAATAGATGCTACATTAATAAAGTTATAAGCAGCTGGTAGACCTGAACCTGTAGCATCTCCAGTTACTTCCCAACATGCACCAAATTGATCAACAAAATTATAACCAACGGCAACTCCACCACCTAATGATTCTAATGATGTAACACCACCTAAATCAGCACAACATGATGAAATTTTAACCATTGTACAATTACCATATGCATCATTACATTCAGTACATGAAAGATATGCTATTCCATCCCATGCAATTGTATCTGGTCCTGTTGTTTCCCCTACAACATACCAACAATTACTATTTGTATCTGGAAAAGTAAGTCCGAGCGAATAGTAATCTGTAGGTTGATATGGTAATAACATTACCTCATTTGCAGCAACACCACAACAATCTGCTACTTCATAATATGTAGGACAACCATCTTTAAGATCTCCAATACAATCTTGACAAGTCTTATAAGCACCAGCAAATTTTCCTACTGTAATTGTTGCCGTGCCAGTATTACTATAACTTACTACTTTCCAACACTGTGCTACATTAGGTGAAGTATCTAAAGAAAATTGAAGGACTGTGTCCGGAGATATGACAGCATCAAAAACAACTATTTCAGTATCACCAGTACAACAGTTAATTACTTCATAATATAATGTAGGAGGACATGTGTGAATAGTTGTACAAGTTGTGCATTCTTCTGCTCCTACCCCATAACTTGCAGAATATGAAATAAATGGTGCCGTTACACCCCCTCCAGCAAGTGCTGGTTTGATTACATTATAACAAACACCAAATGTATCAACAATTACTTCTCCATCAGTTGTTGTATAACCCAATAAAGCATCTGTAGTAATCATTGGCGACCCTGATATTTGTTGTTTACAACATGGCCTTAATTCAATTCTTATTGGACACGGATTAGATGATGTACAGGTTATACACACTTCTTGACCTAAATTACTTGCAACATATACTGTACCTGTTGTTGGACTAACTGTTTCACCAATAGCTGTCCAACAGAACCCATATGTATCAACAAACGTATCTCCTAGAACAATTCCTGGTAATGAACCTGTAAATGTTTCAGGTCCTGCTTCACAACATGATTGAACAACTAAATTTGCAGGACATTCATTTGCTGCTTTACAAGCATCACATGTGGCATATGATGTAACTACAGTTCTTGTACTTGTAACTGAGGCTCCTGTTTTAGCTTGTGCTTCCCAACAGTTTCCTTCATTATCTACAAAGAAATCACCAACAGTTAATGCTGGATTGTATACTACTTCAACTACAGCAGGATCGCAACAAAGTTGTAATTCCATATTTGGTGTTAGATCTACTACAGCACAGTTTCTTTCTGTGTTAAGAGTAAATGTTACTCTTGGTTGTACACTTCCCTCAGTACTACCTGTATTATCCCATCCAAATGCAGCAAAAAATATAGTATCACATCCTCTAATTACTTGAGTTACTGTATGTTCAATATTGAAGCAAACATAATATTCATTAGTTTCTGAACAAGTATATATAAAATCTTGTGTTGTGATAACTGGTGAAACAGATAAGTTACCACGGCTAGTTGTACATAAGTCTTCACAAGTTGCTTGAACAAGAGCAACTGATAATTTTGGAATAACTGTTATTCCTTGATCTATTAAATAACTTGAACCACAGAATTTTATTATATCACCTGGAAATAAATCATGTGGTAAATGTATACCACAATTTAAATTAGCACCTTTTACTGCTGTTATTGTACCAGGAATTGCTGTTATTGCTTTTCCATTCCAATAACCATTTGTCCAACCAAAAGGATCTCTACCAATATACATATTATAATTCCCCCATGATTCTGGATCAATTGCCATACCAGCAGCACCAATATGACTATTATCTATAGTACATGCATCACATGTTAATGTGATATTAGCTTGTCCTCCACCTGCATCTGTAGCAGTTACACAAGTTCCTATAAAGTTAATAGCAGATGCACCAGTTACAACTGTAATACCTTCATCTAAGATATTTACAGATCCACCACCACCTCCACCGGCAGGTCCTTGTACACCTTGTACACCTTGTGTTCCAGAACCAATTGTTCCTTGTGTTCCTTGTATACCTGTACCAGTAATACCTTGAACTCCTTGAAGTCCAGTAGTACCCGTTGTTCCCTGGAGTCCTGTAGTACCTTGGAATCCTAAGATACCTTGTATACCCTGTAATCCAGTTAAACCTTGAACACCTTGAATACCCTGAGTACCAATACCAATAGCACCTTGAACTCCTTGTAAACCAGTAAGACCTTGTAGTCCTAATAGACCTTGAATACCTTGAGCACCAGTTCCTCCTGTAGATCCAGTTGATCCCTGAGATCCTGTAGAACCTTGTGCCCCAGTTCCTCCAGTACTACCTGTTGAACCTTGAGTACCTGTTATACCTTGAATACCCTGAAGACCAGTAATACCCTGACTACCCGTAGCACCAATTGAACCTTGTACACCTACAGTTCCCTGTGATCCGGTACTTCCTGTTGCTCCTTGAGATCCAGTAGTACCTATACTACCCTGTGCACCTACAGCACCCTGAGACCCAGTTGTTCCTGTAGTCCCCTGAGACCCTGTAGCTCCGGTAATTCCTTGAGAACCAGTTGAACCCTGAACACCAGTACTACCAGTAGTTCCCTGCGCGCCCGTAGACCCTGTAGTTCCTTGGGAACCTACACTACCTTGTGCTCCGGTTGTACCTGTAGAACCTTGAGATCCCACTGCACCTTGAGAGCCAGTGTTACCCAAAATACCTTGGATACCTTGTATTCCCTGAGAACCAGTAGCACCTGTAGTACCTGTCGTTCCTTGTGTTCCAGTTGCACCTTGAGTACCAATAGATCCAGTAGTACCTTGAGCCCCAGTAGTTCCTTGACTACCTGTAGCCCCAGTGGTACCTGTACTACCCTGACTTCCAGTTGTTCCCTGTGAACCTGTACTACCAATAGCACCTTGTGAACCAGTTGCTCCGGTTGCACCCTGTGCTCCTGTGTTTCCTAAAATACCTTGTATACCCTGGATACCTTGGCTACCAGTAGCTCCAGTATTACCAGTTATACCTTGTATGCCTTGAGTACCTTGTGCTCCTGTACTACCAGTTGCTCCAGTACTTCCTTGTAATCCTGTTGTACCCTGAGATCCCGTTGATCCAGTTGTTCCTTGACTTCCAGTGGCACCAACACTACCTTGAGAACCAATAGCTCCTTGAGACCCAGTAGATCCAATTGCACCTTGAGCTCCTGTAGCACCAGTTAATCCTTGTAAACCTGTAGTACCTTGGCTTCCAGTAGAACCTTGAGAACCAGTTACACCAGTAGAACCAGTAGAACCTTGGGATCCAATTGATCCTTGTGAACCTACTGCTCCCTGACTTCCTGTAGCTCCAGTTGTTCCAGTAGCACCTTGTGTTCCTGTTAATCCTTGTAATCCAGTGGTTCCTGTTGTACCTTGGGCTCCAGTTGCACCGGTACTACCTTGACTTCCCGTAGCACCTGTTGTACCCTGTAGACCAGTTGTACCTTGTGAGCCAGTACTACCTGTAGATCCTTGTGACCCGGTAGCACCAGTAGATCCTTGTGCACCAGTATTACCAAGAATACCTTGAATTCCTTGAATTCCCTGAATACCTTGTGATCCTGTGGCACCTGTATTTCCTAATATACCTTGGGTACCTTGACTTCCCTGTGCACCAGTAAGTCCTGTACTACCCTGAGTACCTACTGCACCTTGTGCACCTGTAGATCCCGTAGCACCTTGACTACCAGTTGTACCAGTTGTACCCTGACTTCCCACAGCTCCTTGAGAACCTGTAGCTCCAGTAGTACCCTGTGCACCGGTTGCTCCAGTTGTACCTTGTAATCCTATAAGACCTTGAAGTCCTGTAATACCTTGACTTCCGGTTGATCCCTGTGTTCCCACAGATCCCTGTGTACCAGTTATACCCTGAGAACCTGTGGCACCCTGGCTACCAGTATTACCTAATATACCCTGAATTCCTTGTGTCCCTTGTGAACCTACAGCACCAGTAGTTCCCTGGCTTCCTGTAGTTCCTTGAAGACCAGTTGTTCCTTGAGCTCCTGTTGCTCCTGTTGTACCAGTGGATCCTTGACTTCCAACTGCTCCCTGGGATCCAGTTGAACCTGTACTTCCTTGGGATCCGGTTGCACCAACTGCTCCTTGAGCACCAATTACACCTTGTGTACCTTGAATACCTAAAAGTCCCTGAGTTCCTTGAGAACCAGTTACACCTTGTTGCCCTGTAATACCTTGTATTCCTTGGCTACCTACTAAACCTTGTAATCCAGTAATTCCTTGTATACCTTGACTTCCTGTGGTACCTTGTGCACCAGTATCTCCTGTTGTTCCTTGAGAACCGGTAGCACCTATAGAACCTTGACTTCCAATAGCACCTTGAGATCCTGTAGAGCCTGTTGTACCTTGACTTCCTGTAGCTCCTACAGATCCTTGGCTACCAGTTGATCCTTGAATACCTTGAACCCCTAATAATCCTTGTAATCCTTGAATACCAAGTAAACCTTGTACACCCTGAATACCAAGTTGACCTTGTATTCCTTGAATGCCTTGTATACCTACTAATCCCTGAACACCTTGAGATCCAATGGTACCCTGAGTTCCTTGTGGGCCAGTAGTACCTTGAATACCTTGAGGTCCCGTAATATTCCCTACATCTACCCAAGTAGATCCGTTCCATACCCATAGATGACCAGTATCTGCAGTAATATATCCATCACCAATAGCTCCTGTATAAGAACTTGGCCATCCTGGTAATGATGTATTTGTTGATACTGTACCTAATAATGTTACTGAGTTACCTGCAATACCTTGTGCTCCTAAGAATCCTTGAATACCTTGGATGCCCTGAAGTCCTTGAATTCCTTGTATTCCTTGTAATCCAATTAAACCTTGTGTACCAGTAGAACCTTGCACACCTAATGTTCCTTGAGTTCCTTGAATACCCAATAAACCTTGAGTACCCTGAGCACCTGTGTTTCCAGTAATACCTTGTGTTCCTTGTGATCCATTTAAACCAGCAGTTCCTTGTAATCCTACTGATCCTTGACTACCTGTACTACCTGTGGATCCCTGAGAACCGGTATCTCCAATTGCACCCTGAATACCTAATTGTCCTTGAATACCCTGAGAACCTACACTTCCCTGTGTACCTGTTGCTCCTTGTGAACCTGTTGCACCAGTTGTTCCTAAAGTCCCTTGTATACCTTGTGTCCCTTGACTACCAGTAAGACCTTGACTTCCAGTAGTTCCTTGTTGACCAATTGCACCTTGACTTCCTGTTATTCCTTGTGTACCTTGAGAACCAGTTAAACCTGTAGAACCTTGAGTTCCTACAGCCCCCTGTGCTCCAGTAGATCCTGTTGTTCCCTGACTGCCTGTTGCACCTGTGGTACCTTGATTACCTAATGTACCTTGTACACCTTGGATTCCCTGTATACCAACAGATCCTTGAGATCCAGTCAATCCTTGTGTTCCAGTAATACCCTGAATGCCTTGGATGCCTTGACTACCTTGGGCACCAATAGCACCTTCACGTCCTTGAATACCTTGTAAACCAACTGAACCCTGACTACCAGTGGCTCCTTGAACACCAACATTTCCTTGAATACCTTGACTACCAGTTGCACCTTGAGTTCCAGTAATACCCTGTGAACCAGTTGAACCCGTAGTACCTTGAGAACCAGTATCTCCTTTTAGACCTTGTATTCCTGTGGTTCCTTGAGCTCCAGTACTTCCGGTGGTACCTTGAGCTCCTGTATTACCAAGAGTTCCTTGAGTACCTTGTATACCAATAGATCCCTGCGCACCAGTACTTCCTTGTGTACCGGTTAGACCTTGAGATCCAGTTTGTCCTTGAATACCTACACTACCTTGAGTTCCAGTTGCTCCTTGGCTTCCTGTTAATCCAGTACTTCCCTGAGTCCCAGTGGTACCTTGACTACCAGTACTTCCTGTAGCACCCTGACTACCTGTATTTCCGGTAGTTCCTTGGGCTCCTGTACTTCCTTGAGAGCCAATACTACCTTGAGTACCAATTGAACCTTGTGTACCTGTAATTCCTTGTTGTCCTTGTATACCCTGTGTACCCTGAACTCCTTGTAAACCAAGTTGACCCTGAATACCTTGTATACCAAGAAGACCTTGTGTTCCCTGAGATCCTACTATACCCTGAGTACCAGTAGACCCTTGAGATCCTGTATTTCCTGTAGAACCTTGCGGTCCTGTAGTTCCTTGCACACCTTGAGAACCTAATGTTCCTTGTGAACCAGTAGTTCCAGTAGATCCCTGAGTACCAACGGCTCCTTGTGAACCGGTGCTACCAGTGCTACCTTGTGATCCCGTATTACCAATTGTTCCTTGAATTCCTTGGGTACCTATCACACCTTGTGATCCCACACTTCCTTGACTACCTGTAACTCCTTGATTACCAACAGATCCCTGAGAACCTGTTACACCTTGTGTTCCTTGAACACCTTGACTTCCAGTTAGACCTGTTGATCCTTGTGTTCCAATAGCTCCCTGTGATCCTGTTGATCCAGTAGAACCCTGGCTACCGGTATTTCCTATTGCTCCCTGTGGACCAATAACACCTTGTAAACCTAAATTACCTTGAATTCCTTGTGCTCCTTGAGTTCCGGTAAGTCCTTGAGGACCTACTTGTCCTTGAACTCCCTGTATACCTTGAAGTCCAAGATTACCTTGAATACCTTGTGGACCAATAGGACCTTGTACTCCTTGTAATCCTAAGTCACCTTGTGCACCTCTTAAACCTTGTATACCAGTAGCTCCTTGAGGACCTAACTGAGTATACATTACTTGCATTACAGTAACTATAATAGATGGGATTGCTGGATGAGGTGCTGATGCAGCTTCATATTCTGCTATAATATTTAAGTTATCTGTAGCCCATGCAAGTTCATAATAATCTCCTGCTGTTACATCTAACATAAAATCCCATGCAGGAACTACATAAGGAGCATTAGATGGAACAATAACTTTTGTATTAGAATCTACAACATTGTTTGCAATTCCATTTTTAGTAAGCCAGATATCAATGGTTTGTCCTGATCCTCCACCTCCTGTATTATGTAATTGTACAGAAAACTGTAAATCATAGTAACCAGAATTAGCAAATGTAATTCTAGTAGGTAATCCTGAGCCGTTATTTGTAATAGTTACACCATTACTTAATACAGTAGTATTTAACTGAAATGCTTTTGCTGTAGCTGTGCTTGTATGACTTTGGTCTGTGGTATCATAAAAGGATCCTAAATATCCTAATGCACCTCCTGCACCTGTATTACCAGTAGTACCTTGTATGCCTTGGATTCCCTGAATCCCTTGAATACCAAGTGCACCCTGTGTTCCTGTTGCACCCTGACTACCAGTAGAACCGGTAGTTCCTTGTGAACCTGTGTCTCCAATAAAACCTTGAAGACCCATTACACCTTGGGAACCAGTAGATCCAATGGCTCCTTGTGGACCCATTACACCAATCTCTCCCTGCACACCTACAAGACCTTGAACTCCTTGAATTCCTAAACGTCCTTGGATACCCTGTATACCTTGAACCCCTTGAGTACCAACTATTTCTCCACTACATACCCAATCAATAATGTTATGGAATCCCTGCGCTACTGTAGTATCTTGTGCAATTACAGTAGTGTCTTGACATACAATTGGGTCACCAGTATATACTACACAGTCTGCATCAAATGATTCTGCACACTTTTCCGGCTCTTCACATGGGTCAGGAGTAGGACATGCTGGTGGAGTAGTTAATCCATCAGTACATCCATCATTATCATTAAAGATGTTTTCAAGTTGGTTTGATCTTTTAGGTTTCATTATATCTCTTCTTCTAAATTAACCTCAAATTCTATTGGTTCTCCTAGTACTGGTAACAAAGATTCATCAAATAATATAAAATATATATTATCATTTACTGAGTATTCATATTCTACCCAGTGTTGTGTTACATCATCCGGATGTTTTGGAATACCATAGTATGTATCACATTGTTGTACAGCTGCTTGTGCATCTATTGCACTATTATATGTATAGCCCTTAAAAACCATAATAATTCCTAATATTAGTTTCTATTGCAAGTCTATCTGTTGTCATATCACTAGGATACAAAATAATTTCTGGTGTAAGACCATTGTATGCTTCACCTAAAGTTCTTCTACCTACATATAATCCACCCATGTTTCCTGCACTATATGATGGGGTTCCTGGTGTATTTGTTGCACCATTAGTAAATCCATTAACCCATAATTGTGCATCACTTGCTTTTCTAATTAAACTAAGCATATTCAATGAAAATGCTGAACTACTAAAACCTGATTCTGTAGTATTTGTAGTATTATTATTTGAAAATACTACAGATTGATTACTTGATCCACTAACTCTAAACCATTGACCTATTCTTATAGATCCCTGATCTTGGTGGAATAAAATTTTTGTTCCTACAGTATCATAAAGTAAGCCAACTCCAAATGCCGTATATAAACCATTTGTACCAATAGCATTTATTCCTGGTGCTGATATTAATCTTTGACCATTTGTAGCTATAAATGATAATGCATATTTACCATTTACTACAGTAAACTTTGGTTGTTCAAGAGCAGATGGGTTTGTTAAATTATTTCCATTTCCAGACTGATCATACCAAATTGTTACAGCAGCTGTAGTATTAGAAGCAAATGCTATAAGTGCTGCAGAATCAAATTCATTATTTACAAATCCAATGTTTTGAGTTGCATTATCACTCAATCTTCTAACTTGCACAGCAAATCCGGTATAGTTTTGATCTAATTTTCTTAGGGAATAAGCTGCTGATGCTCCTGGATATAAATCCAAAAGTAAAGGTGGATTGTTAACAGACTTCCTATCTATATAGGTTCCCCTATTCCACCCTGGAAATATCTTTTTAAATATTTTAGCAGGCATGTTAAGATATGAAGATAATCAAAAACTCTGTACCAGTTGCATTATAAGCAATAGCATCTAGTGTGTTATTAATTGCTCCTGCATCAAAGTTTACTGTTTCACCTGGTTTTAATGTTACAGTTTTTACAGTACCGTCAGCTGTTCCTACATTAGATATTGATACTGAATATTTTCCAGCACTAATTGTACCTGATGATGTAGGTCTTGCAATATTGGTAACTCTAGAAGCTCCAGTAGTAACACCAGTTAAAGAGTTAATAAGATCTGTAATTCCCTGTAATACCTTTAACTGAAAGGGGAAGTTGTTCCCTTTATTTCCATACGTTTTTAAATTTCCTATTGACATGAGTTCTATTTATTAAGCTCCTAATCTTGTTTTAATTACAGTAAATGTAAATGGACCATTTAAGTTATCTACATTAGTCCACTCATATCCATTAGAACCGCTTTGAGTAAATGTACTATTACCAGGAGCTGCTGATGTAGTACTTATTAATGTACAATCTCCACCACCACATATCCAAGTTTCTATTCCACCATCATAATGATCATTTACTATCACCATACCTGAAAAATTAGGTATGTCATGACTTGCTCCAGGTCCTACAGTTACAGTATTATCACTACTATCAGCAGCAATATAATTACCTTCAGTATCTACTGAACAACAACCACCACCTGCACCATCTAATATATCTGCTTTTAAATCAGCATATGTAATAGCTGTAGGTTTATAATTACCATAATATCTGGGATCGTTAGTACCTAAAGCAACCAAATCAGTTGCCTCAGGAACTTTCTTAATCATCTTATTTGTAATAAGATTGAAAAAGTTAGTAAGGTTATTTAACATTATGAAATAATAATGAAGTGAACTTTAACAATATTATTTAATGCAGCTGAGCCAGCTCCATTACTAAGAACTACTTTGAAAGATCCAATTGCAATATCAGATACACCTACTACAGGGATTCCAGTTGCTGCTTCATCATACTCAACAGAAACTAAAATTCTTGATCCTGCAACAACTTGATCATTATTTACAGTAAAAGAAGTTCTTGCATTAGCTGCTAATGTAGATGATACAGTAGTAATTACACCATTATGTGCATTTACTGTAACTGGTGTTGTAATGCTTGTCAGCTGAGTAACATTTGCTGTATCATATAATGATTGCAAAGGTGCTGCATTAACTGCAAGTGGAAGATAGCCATCATCACGAGAAGGATCTTGTGCACCTACTGCAATTAAGTTATTAACGTCTGTTGGAAGGGTGGTTCTATAATTCCCAGCCTTAATCCAAGAAATAAAATTTAAAATGTCCATGGTTATAAATATTAAATGTATACATTATAATATACTAAAAATAATTCAAATAAACAAAAATCCCCGGCAAAAACCGGGGACTTGTGACAGGGTAGAGGATTGAAAATTGAACGGTAGAAAAACTACCCTATCATATATCCTAGTAGAAATGAAACTATTATTAGTGCACCAATTGTATAATTTGCTATAGCACGACCTTTCTCATCTTCCATATACATATTGTACATTCTGTTATAGACAGGTCTTGTCATAGCATTTATGACAATCCAAAACATTGCAATACATCCTACTGCAAATGCTGCTAATAATATTTTTAACCAGATCATAGTAAATCAATTCTTCTTTGTAAATATACTAAAGCCTTTTGTAAATCTTCTTTTTCTTTAGATTTATTTTTCTTTCCAGCTCTAGCAACATACTTAATTACATTACCAAGATAGAAATCTTTATCAATACCCCAGGCTTCTAGGACATTAAATACTTCATAAGTAGTACCAGCACCACCGTAATGATTTGGCCTAGTAGAATCATTGACAATAATAATTCTAGACGCAACATCCTTTGCCGGTGTACCCATCTCTTCTTTAGAGCACATGATCTTTTCATACTGCTCTTCTGATTCTTGACTAAAGTTTACCATACTATAACTACGTCACCTTCATTAAGAACAAGTTTAGTTTCTCCGTCAATATCAATGCGCTCAACTGTTTCTAAGTTAAGTGCACTTGTACGTACATAAACTTTATCCCCTTCTTTAACTTCTTCTACTTTATCACCTATAGCATAAACATTTAGTTTACCCCACATCTTCATTGCTTCTTGCATGATTGCATCTTCATCTTTTGCACTTAACTGAAGTGATGATTCTTTTCTTTTGGGAACATCCAATAGGATTGTTCTTCCTCTTAATAGTTTAAACGGTTTACTCATTTTATTTGGTTTTCATTGTTAACACTTTTACTACTGATGCATGAGCACTAAACAACTCTCCTACTGCATGATCAAATAGTAAACTTTTTACCGGACCTCTTTGGTCTTCAGAATATCTCTTTTTTAATATCTCAGCAATTGATGCTGCTAATTCAGTTACCTTAACTACATCTTCATCTTCAGATTCTGTATTAATTAGTAACTCTCCAAACGTAGGTAGTTTAGTTTCTACTACTCCATATTGTTGTTGTTCTTCCATATATTGATCAAATTTAATCCTTGCTTCTAGGTTGGTTTCTGACTCAGCTGTCAACTTCTGCCATATGTCCAACTGATGTTGTGTCATGCATTCTCAAAGGTTGCTATGAAAGCTTCCGGTGTATACACAACAAATTTACCAGTCACTGTCTTAACAATAAAGTCATTAATACAAACTACCTCATTGCTCTCTAAAGGATCAATCATTAAATCCTTCACATGACCATGTAGTGTAAAATAACATGTGGTACAAAAGTCTGAAATCTCAGATCTGTTGTTACCGTTCCATTGAACAGCTTCAATCATAAGAGGTTTAGTTTTAAACAATTGTACCATAACACAAATATAAAAAACTTTTTCAAATAAAAAAGCCCAGGCTTTCAACTCCGGGCTTTTGAAATCTCAATCAAAAAAAAGTATACAATGAGATTTACGACAAGACAAATATATAAAAATATTTTATCTCCCTTGTGCTCTGTAAGATTTTTTATAATTCTTACTTTTCTTTAGTTTGCTGGTTTTTGTTTTAGCATGGATGCCTGGTCTGGAAACCTTTACCTTAACCAATCTTGTTGCACTGTCTTTTACTTTTGCCATGATTATTAGTTTATACTAATAATATACAAATTTACTTTAAGACTCTACCGTATGTGATATTATTTTTAGCTCTGATGTCCTTGTGTGTGTACTGCCAAAATTCACCAGTATCATTTATAATTACGGTATAGATAGTGTCGGTCTCATGACCATAGTCTGTGACTAACCAAATTATCCCAGGACCTTTTGGTGTATCAACCTCTACTCTATTCTGTGGTTCAAAGATCATAGTTCTCAATTTTAATTAGCTCATCTCTTTCAGCAAGCTTCTTATATAAGTCAATATCTGTTGACCATTCTTGTCCTGTCCAAAACTCAAAGCCTCTATAGTTTGATTTATATAAACAGCACTGCTCATATCCCCCTAAAAGATAAACATATTCACAACCTAGAAGTTTAGCAGTTTCACATTCTATCATCTGAGCTACTGTACCTAAAGATAACTTAGGATCTTCATAGTCCCAGATAAACTGATATGCCACAAACTGTGTATCAAACTGCTTATATATACTTATCCCAATAAGATGGTCTGTATAGTACTCTATAACAGAACAGTCTCTAAAGTTATCAAGGTTAATGTCCCGTTTAAACCCATGATATGCACAGTACTTTTCATGTAGTTCTATATACTGCTCTAATGCCGCATCAATATTGCCAGCTTCAACAACAATCTTCTTTGCTAACTTCTTAGTAGTCTTACTTGGTTGGTACTTGGACAAATCTATCCTAGTACTCCGTTCATTATACCATCTATCTTTCCAGGGAATCCAACCTTGCTTCAATGCATCTACAGAAGATTCATTAGGTTCAAGTATACCATAGGCACAATTAACTATTACCTCAAGATCACTGACCTTACCAAATCCTGCAATATGATCAAAGAAAACTTTCATATAGTAAATATACAAAAAACCCAGGCAGTAATCCTTGATCAGAGGAACTTACCTGGGGTTGTCACCAGTTATATCTACCCTGGGTACCTTAGTAGAACTTCCCAATAACCAAACTATTTTTTAAAGAAACTTTTCTTTGGTTGTTCTTTTCTATCAAGTCCTAACTTCTCAATAATCTTATTAGCTTGTTCTTCTGCAAAACTGATTACCTCTTCTTCCTTATCAATGATCTTCCAGTTATTAAGTAAGATACTCATATGCATTGTTTCATGCATAATAGCTGTAGCTTTTTCTGTAAGACTATATCTCTTAAATGTTCCGAGGTTAATAAATATAAAAGGCTTGTAAGGTTCTTTTGCAGTAAGTTTCTTATCTGCCGGGTCATAGTTAGTCCACCCATAAATATAAACTCCGTTACCCACAGTCTTATCTACTTCCTCAGCTTGAGCATCTTTACGACTCAACCCGTGCATCTCATCTACCTTATAGTAGTCAAATATTTCAGTAGCATTGTCTCCAAAGAGAACAATATACTTACCCATATCTATTTTCTTCATACTAACAATATACTAATTAATAAACTTACAAACTTATAAAAAGTAAATTATTTTAAACCTATAAGCTGATGGATAATCCCACCACAGACTGTACTATTATGGTATAATGTGTTATATAACGGACATTAACATACAGATATGTTCCTTTAAAGGGACTATATGTAAATGCATACAATATAGTCACCTCAGCCTAAACTATATGTAGGTGCATATAATCCCCGGGCCAATCTACCAAGTCTATGTACCCCCCAGTATGTCCAGTTTTTTGCACTAATAACTGGACACGGGGAGGGGTTTTTTAATATGTAAGAGGTTGTTGTTGACCCCCTGCAGCAGCCACCCCCGGTCTGTCTGAGCTGGGGGTACCCCCCATCTTCTGTGGTGGGGGTGTCTGGCACATGCCAGAAAAAAACTTTTTTCCTCGACCAGAAAAAACTTTTCTCCTGTCATGACAGTGGCTAACCCATCAACTGCATACCAAATAAAATATTTGTTATGAAAAATCAACTTCCAACTCTGTCAGCTCTCGTGAGCATCCATCCTTGCAAGTCTCATGACTTTCTATACGTTATAAAGAAAGTCAATACTGATCAGTGGCTTCCAAGAATCCCCAAATCAGTAGTAAAAGATTCCATCCAATCCAGTGGGTTGTATGAAATCATTTACAGGCTTTACAAGAATAAAGATGGATATGACTCCATCTTCATCAGTAAAGCCACAAAGGTTATGACCTCATAAGGTCATAATCTTTTTTCTTTCCCTCTTAATTGCTAACCCTTAACTCAAGTTGAATTAATTCATAATGTAATCTTCAGTCCAAATGATACAGACTGAAGTCATAAAGAGGAGCTGTTGCAACAGTGTCTGAATATGAGTCGGGATAAATCAGACGTGATTTATCAGGTCATTGAAAGTGTAGGATTTCAAATAGATATAACTTATCATCATTAAGCCTGCAATTAATGATGACATAACAAATGAGGGAATATATCAGCAATGATATATTCTTTCATTTTTCCCTCTTTTGGCTAACCCTTAACTTATCTTGATAATTATTCATTAACTAAATCATTAAACATTATGGCATTATCAGCAGTTTATGTAGGAAACTACATCAGAAAAGAAGGTGAGCAAAAAGGTAAAACCTTCCATGTTTACACCATTAAAGGTTCAAAGGAAGAACTTAAACAGTATGTGAATACACCGCAGTTTAAGAAATATCCACGTAAATCTGCAACGGGAGAACCACAAATGCATACTATGTATATGGATGCATTTCGTGATGAGTTACCATTATATCTTAAACAAGATGGTAACTTCACATTGGATCAGTCTGAAACAAGAAAGGATTTGAGCAGATTGGAAATGTTAGAACAAGTGTCACCTGCTATTGCATCTGCATTTGCAACTAAACTTGCAGATAAAGTATTTGGTGCAGGTAAAGTATCTAGCAGTACTGCAAATGCTTTCATGTCAGAACCTGTCAGTGAGGGGAATGATGCAGATTTCAGTGATGACATCTAAACATCATTAATGAGTGAGTAGGACTTAGGTCCTACTCTTCATTTTTTAGTATTTAGTAATCCCTCTTTTTGCTAACCCTTCACTTATATCAGGAAATAATGCTACAGCATTATTTTGTTTTCTTTAGTATATAGTATATATAGTATATAATACAGTATATATACTCAATACTCAATAACTATTACTAGTAAATAGTATGATACTATTATATATACTGTAGTATATATAGTATACTCAATAACATTCTACTATACACAGAAACATTTTGGTATATGTTCAGCAGTGTAACTGTCTGAGAATGTGACAGAAAAACTTCTACTCAAACTTTACTACTAAATACATCCACAGAATATACAGCAGATCTATGCTTATATATAATTAATATAGCTAATAACTTAAAACATGAACTTATGACTGACATTAAACAGAGACTATTAGACAATCTAGTAATAGGTATTATTATTGGAGCATTATCATTCTATATACTACAATATATACTTGTACATGTAGTTGGTATGTCATTAACAGAGTCAAAGACTCCGGCATCTTACAAAGACGTAGGTGGTAACATTGATATTGAATACTATCTTGAGGTATCAGAAGATTCAATATGGGTTGAAGGTGTTCAATCCAAGAAAGTATATTCAGGTAAATACTCAGACCTTGACAGTATTATACTATTAGATAACAAGTAAACAATAACTTAAATATATACTTATGAATTCTAATCTGATTACTTTAGACAATCCTACACTCGGGAGAATTGATAGAGACCTTATCAACTTTGCAAAGGCCTATTATGGTTCATCATTTGATGAGTCAAAACAAAAAGAAATCTGCTCAATGGATGTAGCAGATAAGATCTGGTTACTTACTCAATACAAAGAGGAACTAACTTCAGTATCTAAACCTAATCTTAGTGACTTGTATTAATGTATAACCTAATCTTTAGGTTATATATGTTGCTAGGAATAGTAAAACCACAAGACAATGTGGATGGTAGAACTATATATACCATCCACACTAAGTCTACTCATATTGAATATGCTTATAAAGGTGAGGTCATCCAATGGATCCGATCTCATCAATTTGAGTATAATGAAGATATAGTAGATTAAATTACTCTCATCCAATTGCAGGATGTATATTCTAATGCGACATTGTGTTTGTTAGAATAACATTGGTTATATAATACCAGAGGGCCTTATGATGGTCGTGTGCTGGCATATATATCAAGGGTTGCAACCTTGTGAGAGTACAAATAGATGTAACCAGACATCGGTATAGTAATCTACTAACTATACGAAATCCAAATAGTAGATAGAGTATGTTAGCTGCAGAGGAAGAAACACATGCTTGAACCAAATAATTGACTGCAAAGGTTTTAGATTTTGTACCTACAAATAAACAAAATCATGTAATGCACCATTCCTGATTCCCAAGGTCAGGCAGTTGTAGGAACTAACCATGTAATACCCATGAGGTATCAAACTTACAGGTACAACTGAGTGCAGAGGGGTTCTGATTTGTAACTTATTAATTTTTTATTTATACACTTAATTTTTATTCTGATTATGAGAAATTTAGCAACCAAAGGATTGTCAATGAGTCAAGCACAATCTATTAGTAACCTATGCAATCAAAATGCACAGGAAATTGCACGTGAGATAGAATCTTACAACAACTGTAGTAAGTCAATTACTATTGGTACTCAAACATATACTTTACAAGAAGGTATACCTGTTCCAGGTGATATCATTGAGAAACTTAAGAACAAGGGTGATTTACATGCTTGTCAAGCATTCTTGATGGAAGCTATCAGAGGTAAAGATGCTGAGATATCAAGACTCCGATCTATGAGAGTTGATACTTCACATCTTGTGGCACCTGAAAGACCAGTTGTACCTGATTATGACATCAAAGATAATGTTGATGAAGATTGGGGATGGGAACAGTTAACAGATGCTGAGTATTCTGAGTATCTACAAGCTGAAGCAATGGCATCTCATCTTGGTCAGTTCATTCATAAGAATGGTAAACTTACTGATTTGAGAAAAGAATTACCTAAAGTTCCTCAAATTGAATGGTTTGAGGTAAAAGAAGGTGAGAAAACACCAGTTAAAGTAACTAAGCACCATATTTCTGGAGTATTACTCACATTACATGAGGAAATTGCAGAACAACATAGAACTTATGAGCAACGTGTAAACTATTTCAAAGCTAAGGTTAAGAACTTAGTTAGTGATGAGAATGCACGTATTCAGAAGGAAAATGCAGATAAAGCAGCTGAATTCTTAAACCTTGAGAAAAAACTCATGGAAGAATACAGAGTTGCATTAGATGCATACAATGGTGAGATACTTAGACTTACTATGGAGTTTAATAGTCAACGTGAGGAGGTTATTAAATTTCATGCAGGATTAAGAATTGATGTTGATCCTAGATTTCAGCATGTAATAGATATGTTTATTACAAAAGAGAATTAATAACATTAGGTGAGTAAGAGATAGGCACAAGCTGATTCTCTTACTCTTTATACTTGGTAACAGGAATTTTTCAACAACTATAGCATGGGTTAAGAACCCTTATAAAAAGTAATTTATAAACTACATTTGAAAAACTACCGCTTCTCTCCAACTTTTACTGAGATAGAACTCATTAGTCAGACAGGTTAAGTACCTAGAGGTGTACAATTGGCTGACAAAAGATGAGACTTTATCTTTGTTTTTGCCTTTGTGGGAGAGAAGGTCTTTGAATTTGTATTTGTATTTAGCTTTAGCTATATATTCCTGTTACCATGTAACTATATCACATTTATGGTATGAAACAGTTGAATTTTAATAAGGAAGGTAATCAATGGTATATTGATTTACCTGATTGGAAAGGTGCTAAAGAAGAACTTGAAATGGTTGCTGGTGCAGACAGACTACTAGATCATTTGTCTAACAATGAAGACAAAGTATCTGTATTTGTATCTGAAGAACCAATAGATGATTCTATTGCACTAAACAAGAAGTATAATATTAATGGTGGTGCTGATTATAAGCCTGCTAATACTGATGTTGTATTTAGTGTTTGGTTGTGTGGTGTCACTAAGTTTGTATTTGGTGGTTACATGCCGGATAAGTTGTACTTAAAAACTGCACAATGAAAGAGATCTTACTTTGCCTATTAGTTATGGCATTATTGTACTCACAGTATTTATTAATTAACAAAAAATAGTTATCTTAATTAAAAAGATATGTCACTAGAAATAACAAAAGAAAACTTTAGTCAAGAAGTACTCAACTCAAAAACACCTGTATTAGTAGATTTTCATGCAGCTTGGTGTGGTCCTTGTAAAATGTTAGGTCCAGTAATTGATTCTTTATCTGAAGAATATAAAGATAAAGCAACAATTGGCAAGTTGGATGTTGATACCAATAGAGATATTGCAGTTGACTATAGTGTAAGAGCTATTCCATTAGTTCTTATATTCAAAGATGGAAAAGTTGTAGAAAGAATTACAGGCAGTAATCCTAAAGATGTATACATTACAGCTTTAAATGCTGCACTACAAGATTAATTAACAGAGTTTTGAACTTATAAGGGGGCTTATTGTCCCCTTTTTTATTTATTGGTTATGAAAAGAATTCAAGAGTTAGAAGAATTAAGAGATATGTACATCCAAGATCTTGAAGATTTAGCAATGTTTGAAGCAAATCCTGAGATGTATGAGTTACGTAAGCATGAATTAGAATTTAGAATTATGTCTATTGAAGATACAATTGAGTATTTACAAGAAGGACAAAATTCTAGGAGAAAGTTTGGAGTTATACTAACTGGTGTAGTTCTAATTATTGTATGTAGTATTATTTATTTAATTTCGTAAAGATGTCTGAAAAGAGAAAAGTTGGGAGACCAAAGAAAACATCTACAGTAGTAGCAAAAGATAAGAAAATCAATATGAATTGGAAAGCAGCTTATCTTAATCTTGTTGAAGAAAACAAGAAAAGAGATATGATGTTTGAATCATTCAAAGAAAATGCAGGTTCTGTTATTGGTGAGATGGCTGATAATCAATTGAATGTTATCAATGTGGTATTAAATTCAATTGATTCTATTGAATCTCATTGTAACAATGTACTTGAACAAACTAATACTCTTGAAATTACAGATGTAGCCTATATGGTTAATCTTGCCAAGAGAAGATTATTAGCAACGTATTCCCATATGGAGAATACTGAAGAGTAAAATCTTCTGGTTCCATAGCTCAATTGGATAGAGCAACACACTTCTAATGTGTAGGTTTCTGGTTCGAGTCCAGATGGGATCACTAAAGCCTCTAAGTTTAAAGGCTTTTTTATTACTTATTTATTTATTTAAAGATCTGATTATGAAAGTGTTAGGAAAACTATTTAACAGAAAAAAGAAATTAGTTAACTCTCCAGAGTTAAAGATTTGTATAATTGATGATACAACAACAGATTTGTGGACCACATTTGGTATCACAGAAGAAAGAAGAGATGAGATCATTGATATATGTAAAGAAAGTTTAATGCAATTTGATATTAAATCTAAGTCTTATGAATACATTGTTGACAAGTGTAAACATGTCAATGAAGTTGTCACAGCTACAATTATCTTTGAAAGAATGTGTGATCAACAAAATGATCATCCACTTGCAGGTTTAATGAAACTGTTTGGAAAATGAAAGTCTTTACATCAGTACTAGGGTTTAACTTTAATGTTACCGTAGTAGACAATGAAGGTAATCCACTTAAAACAGGTGCAAGAGTAGTTACTGCGGTAACTAAAGGAACTCCCAATGTGGGAACAAAGATTGGCGGTCAGAGTTGGTTTACCAACTATAATGAGCAATTGTTGAACAAGATTAGAGATTATAGGAGGAGAAATGACTAAGATTCAATTAGAATTAAATGAAACTGACTTATATAATGCTCTAAAGGGTATCATAGATCATAATAATGCTGATGAAATAACTAAATTCTTAGTCCATTGTATTGGTGCCTCACATGATACAGCAAATATATTCTTTAAGACTTATCTTGGGGCACCAGCACCTAGAGTATTGCTTCCAGGTGAAATGATAAAAGTACTTCCCAAGAGTATTACATGGAAGACTCAAGAAGAAGAAATGAGGAAACATGATTTGATTGATAAATCAGGTTATTGTACAGCAGTTATTAAAGAATTCAGAGGTTTTCATGATTCTAGTACTTATTATGTTTCATTTGCTAATGTAAATGATGAAGATGAAGTATATCAGGATACCGGATGGGTTAGTTATAAAGATGTTATAGAAGTTATAGAAGAGTTTTAAGATAGTATATCTGTTGATATGCTTTTCCTAACCAAAGAATATCAGGGGGTTACGGCCCCCTTTATTCTTGTTTAGCTATATATTCCCATTTATTATCAGTTGATGTTATTATATTTACTATAATTACTATATATTTATCTGCATATTTATGTAGATATGTTATATCAACTCCCTAATGGGAAAGTCGTTCATCTTTCAGTAGAAGAATTTCTTGATCTTACAGATGAGGATATACAATATCTCATGTCCATTGATTATGGAGAATATATCAAAAATCCTTTCAGCGGTTCTGCTGTAGATGACAATGTCAAAGAAAAGTATTATGACTTTGATTTCCTCAAAGTGGATGATGAAGATATAAATGATATTATATCTGATGACATTCCTTTTGATGATATTATTGATTTATCGGATGACATGAATATGTAGTTTTTAACTACACATTTACCTTAGCTTGAGTAACTAAGGTGTATTATCTACTCAACAATCTATTTATTATTTATTAAAAGTTTAATTATGAATTCAAAAGTAATTGTATTAGCTGATGAAACAACTAAAGCTGTTGTTAATGTTTCACAAAATCGACCAGATTATGGTTATATCCGTGTGCAACAAGTTAGAACTATGATTGATGACAATGGTTTCTTACGTAGAAAACCTGTCACAGCTTTAATTCCTGGTACAATAGAGGAATTAGAAGCATCTGGTTTCTTTGCAGGTCAAGCTTTAGAAGGTAAAATTGTGATTGAAGAATCTCTTGAACCATTCAACCAAAAAGAACCAGAACGTGATCTTAAAGTTGCTGGTGAAACTGGTATTGTATGTACATTTGGTGGATTACCTATCTACCGCAGAACTAAAATGAGTTTTGATGCAACTTCTGCAGATACATTAATCAAACATGACAATGTAGAACAGTTACGTGCTGCATACAATGGTCAAACTAAATCAAGTGCTATCCGTCCAGGAATCAGTGAAGATTTCTCAATTGGAGGATAATATATTTTATTGGAATAATCAAAAGGGGGAGTTTATAGCTCCCCCTTTTTATTTATGAATTTTATTGTATGATTATGGAAAAGCTTAAAGAACAGGTAAGAAATTACCAATTGAGATCACATACTGTGATGTCATATGAACAAGATAGATATTCAGTCTATCAAAATTATCTTTATAAGAGAGCATTGTATGGTTTAGATGCTCTTGATGAGAAGGAATTAGCTACTTTATGTAGTAAAAAGAAACAAAGAATAATTAATGTTTATAAGCGTGCTCAAACTGTTTTGAACTCATTTAAACAGAAACTTACTATTGAATATACCAATAAATTGTTTAAGAATTTCTTTCCTAAGTCTAACATTACCAAGGAGTTACTAGAATCCAATGATGTAGACGAAAAGTTCAAGAATACTTTAACTTTTAAAGATTTAAATATCTCTAAAGATGATATTATTCGTATATTTATAGCTGAAGGTATACTTCCTAAAAACTTTTTAAGTTTAAAAGAAGCACCTGTAAGTTTACCAAATTTGAAGAATGCAGATAAAGCTTAAAGAATGTGATGGTTGTGGCAAACCATCACAAATATGGAAGAACCATGAGGGGTTCAGATACTGTAAACTTTGCTGGAGTTGCCACAAAAGTAAAGAGATTTCACAGAAACCAACCAAACGTCCTGTAATCCCTCAGGTCTCTTCCAAGAGGAGACAGAAAGATGCTGAGTATCTTAAGTTAAGAGAAAGGTTTCTTACTCAGAATCCAATATGTCAAATCTCTGTGGCCGGTTGTATGAATGGTGCAACTGATGTTCATCATACATATGCCGGTTCCAACAGAGATGCATTCTATTTGGTTCAGAGTACATGGAAAGCAACATGTAGAAATTGTCATGATTGGGTACATGCCCATCCTTCAGAAGCAAGAACATTAGGATATTTAAAATAATTATATGGATAGACAAGACATCCAATTAGAAGCGTTAGCTGCAACTGACAGTAAACAGAGGTGTTCTGTTGTATTAGGCACAGGGGTTGGTAAAACCCTTGTTGGACTAAACTATATCAATAGGAATACTACACCTCTAATGAAAGTGTTAGTTGTTGCACCTAAGAAAGCAATATTTCAATCATGGAAAGATGATGCAGAGAAATTTGATATGCATCATTTATTAGGTAGAATTGTATTTACTACTTACTTGAGCCTGAATAAACATAATCCACAAGATTATAATGCTGTCTGTTTGGATGAATGTCATTCATTACTAGATAGTCATAGAGGATTTTTACAACTATATAAAGGAAAGATACTAGGTTTAACTGGTACTCCTCCTAAGTATGGTAGTTCAGAGAAAGGTAGATTAGTACAAGAATTCTGTCCTGTAGTGTATACATTTAAAGCAGATGATGCTATTGAAAATGGTATACTAAATGATTATCAAATCATAGTACATCAGATTCAACTAGATAAATGTAAAGGCTATGTTGCACAAATGAAAGAAAGATCATTTGTTACATCAGAGTATGACAACTATGTTTATTGGTCTAGAAGAATCGATGTAGGGTCTGGAAACATGCACATGCTCAGAGTTATGAGAATGAAGGCTATGATGGAGTATCAAAGTAAAGAAAAATATACCAAGAAATTAATGGAAAGTATTAATACTAAGTGTATTGTCTTTGCTAATACTCAAGCACAAGCAGATAAGTTATGTGAATATAGTTATCATAGTGGTAATAAAGATTCCGAAGAAAATCTTTTGATGTTTAAATCAGGAGAAATAACTAAACTTTCTACTGTATTGCAGTTAAATGAGGGTATTAATATACCTAATCTTAAACAAGGTATCATTATGCATGCATATGGTAATGAGAGAAAAGCTAGTCAAAGAATTGGTAGATTACTTCGTCTTAATCCAGATGATAAAGCAATAGTACATATACTATGTTATATGGATACTATTGATGAGAAATGGGTAAGAGAAGCACTAGAGTCTTTTGACCAAACTAAAATTATTTGGAAAGATTTTGGAGTAAAATTGTAAATTAGCAAAATGGAATTACCTGAAGATCATAAACTTATATTGTATAATGATGATGTGCACAGTTTTGCTTATGTTGTAGCTTGTCTCATAAAGTTCTGTGGTCATGAACCTCAACAAGCAGAACAATGTGCACTTGTAGCTGATTTAGCTGGTCAGTGTACTATTAAACATGGTTGTTGGGCTCAGATATCTACAATGAAAGAATTACTTGAAGGAGTAGATCTAAAAGTTAAAATGGAAGAACATGAAGATGGTTTGCATTGATAGCAGTAATAAACCTGCTAAAGTCCCTATAGAACAGTGGATTAAAGAAGGTGAAACATATACTGTAATTAAAGTAGTAAAAATGGGATTGCAAGACAAAAAGTATGGTGTGCTTCTCAAAGAAGTACAAATGTCTGCTGATTGTTTTCCATATGAGTACTATGATGCAGACCGGTTCATTCCATTAGATATGAGAGTCTATGAAGCAGAAGAAAAGAAAGAAGAAGTCTTAGAAGCTGACTTAGAACTAATCTAAATGTTATGGAGTATACAGAACAAGATGTAATTGACAAACTTAAAGAATTGTATAAAGGTCCTAGAACTAGAGTAAGGCATTTAACAGATATGAGATACTATCTAATTTCTGTATTGTATTATAAATTTAAGTTGAAAGAAGAACAAATCTTTGCATATACAACTCTTACAAATAGATCAAGTGTTCATCATGCTAAAAGATTAGGTTATGAACTCTATAAATCAGAGGATCCGGTTTTTATGAGAAACATTGAAGGACTTATTAAACAGTTTCCTTATGATTTTCCTGAAGGCTCAGTTAATGTCAAATTAAAACCAGGATTACAAACAATAAAATTTAGAGTATCTCCTGCAATAATGGAGCAATTAAAAAGATATAGTAACCGTAAATCTTTTGAATCAGTAGATATTGGTGCAAAACATATATTAACTAATCTGTTAAAGTTATGGGAAGAATGAAAGAGATTTACATGCGTATCATGTATGAAAATGATGGTCAAGTACCAGAAGAAATGACTCTTGCTGACATGGCTAGAATGAAAGAAATAGAAATTTATAACTGGGAAGAATATGAAAGAGAACAAGAGAAAATCAGATTATTCAGAGTTAAACAAGAGAATCCAAGAGAGATTACTAAGGTTGCACAAGTCAGAGAGTACTGGGAAGAAGAACTCCGCAAAGGTAAGATCAGAAGACTTAAAAAAGATTAATAATGAAGAAGGTGACTAGTAATACTTTGAACAAGATGGTCATATTTTCTATTGGTATGATTATAGGTATGTTTGTAATTGGTTTAACTAAATCTACTTATGTAGTAGAAAAACCAATTTATACTTATGTAAAAACATCAGATTGGTCTAAAGAAACTAATCCCAGGAAAGTTGCTTATTTTGAGCACCTTGTAAGAACACAACCATGAAGCATTTTATTAAATACACATTGGTATGGATAAGCCAAAACTTGTCCATACCATTTTGGATGGTAGGTCATGTGCATCTAATGACATCAGTCTATGCAGATATACATGAAATTATCATGTCCTTGGGTATGAATATAATTGTGGCAGTGGGGTTTATTATTGATTATAAAGATTCAAGAAATGAAAGATAGAAACTGGGTAGTAATTCTACCAATATTATTTTATGTATTAGCCGGGTTTGGTTATATCAGATGTGCATATAAGATGTTTACATGTAACTGGGAACCTATTGGTAAAGCAGAAGTAGTTTATACTATAGGTACATTTTCAGGTGCCGGAGTAGTTATTGGTTACTTTGACATTGAGGACAAGTAAATGTCCAGTATTTTTTAAAATAAACTGGACAAATCTATAAAGAATAGGTCCTAATATTTACCACATATAATTAATAGAAATGATAAATCAGAATAATATGACAGCAGTAGAAAAATTTTGGCAAGATGTGCAAGATGTTTTACCTCCATCAAGTGTAGGCTATGAAACAGCAACCAAGTTAGGAATAGCTTATGAACAAGCCAAAGAAATGGAGAAGGAGCAGAAGATTGAGTTTGCTAAAATGCACGTGAAAACAGCATTGAAAGCAGTTGAAAATGAAATGATTCTTCACGCCTCATCAGTCAAGCATTGGTATTTACCACAAAATATTAAGTAACCTTTAAATAAAATAATATGACAGCAGTATTAGATTTTATTGTATCAGTATTTCTACTATTTATGATGGTAGTT